CGTCGGCCACGGCTCCGTCAAGGCCGAGCACCGACGGCAGCGACGGCTGGGATGATGACCCGACAGCCCCCGGCGCAGGCGAATATCTTTGGAACTACGAGAAAGTTACCTATACCGACGGCTCCGTCTTCCGCTCAGAAGTCCAACTCATCGGACATGTGGGCAAGGACGGGCAGAGCATCACGAAGAAGAGCGAGTCGTATCGCTATGCGACGAACAACACCGGCACAAGGCCTGCGGCATCATCGTCGGACTGGAAGACCACGAAGCCGACGCTGCAGAAAGGCTACTGGCTCTACACCGAGACTACAATCACCTGGAGCGACAACTCGACCACCGTGCTCTACACCGACGAGCGCAACCCGAACGACGGTGTGGCCGGTCAGGATATCATCGTTGATGGCTCGACAGAGATGAAGTACTACGTGGGCGACTCGAACACGTCGCACCCTGCCGAGTCGAGCTCAGACTGGAAGGACCTGTCGCAGGTTACGCAGACGCAGGGCAAGTGGCTCTGGTCGAAGGCCACCACCTACTACCGCAAGGCTTCGTCAGCAGCGGGCAGCAAGGATGCCGGTCATTCGGTGAACTACAACGTGAGCTACATCTCGAAGGACGGTGCCGCAGGTCGTGCCGTAACAGGAATCACGGAATACTACAAGGCCACCAACAGCAACGCCGAGATGCCTGTGCCTACGAGCGACAGCGGATGGAGTACCAACCCGAACGTGTCGAACTGGGGTGCCAATGCCAAGTACTTGTGGAACTATGAGAAGGTAACATACTCAAGCGGCACCACCGTGGAGCGCACCAAGCCGCAGATCGTGGCCATCTGGACGAAGGACGGCAAGGGTATCGACTCCATCACCAACTACTATAAGATCACCTCGTCGGCCACGGCTCCGTCAAGGCCGAGCACCGACGGCAGCGACGGCTGGGATGATGACCCGACAGCCCCCGGCGCAGGCGAATATCTTTGGAACTACGAGAAAGTTACCTATACCGACGGCTCCGTATTCCGCTCAGAAGTGCAACTCATCGGCTACGTCGGAAAGAATGGTGCCAGCGGGAAGGACGGACGCGACGGTGTAGATGGCAAGGACGGCAAGGACGGATCCCCAGGCCATGTAGGCCGTTGGTACTACTTCGCTGGCGACTGGAATGCCACTACAGAGTATAAGTTTGAGGCAACGAAGGCTCCCTACGTGAAGCGCGGCAGCAACTACTATATGCTCGACTGCGCCGCATGGGCGAGCACCCAGCAGTCGTCGGCGACCTATATTGCAAAGGGCTCTGATACAGATCCCGCCAGCCACAGCAGCGGCAACCCGTGGAGCCCGATGACAGCCGTGTTCAAGTACATCATCACCGAGGCTATCTTTTCTGGTTATGCACATCTCGGCTCGTTCATCATCAACGGTGACTGGATGATTTCGCAATGCGGCATGCTGAAATACTACACGAGTAGTGCACAGACGCTTATCGTCACTTCCGATAACTGTAATACCAAAGTCGGAAGTGGTGTTCCGTATTCCTACTTCAAGAACTCAGACCCGACGGGCAAAGATACTCCAATAACAGGTGCCGAATCGTCGTGGCGATTTATACCATCATTCGCCGTGGACGGCAAGACGGGCAAGACGTATCAGAACGATGCGTATGTGAAGGGTACTATCAATGCGACGAGCGGCGTGATATCGGGTAATGTCGATGTAGGTACTACTGGCAATAAGATGCAGATATATGCAGACGAAACTGTGGGATTTTACAAGAGATCTGGCATAAAAGGCATGAGTGGCGGAACCACGATGCTGGACCTTGGGTTTGGTGACAACAACTATCCGACACTCAGTCTGAGCGCACCGACATGGGCTGGCTCGCCTGGGACAACGCTTTATCCTGGATTTGCCAGATATTTCTACGGTAACGGTTCTACAATAGAGATAGGAGCGAACCCAAACGGGAAAATACATATTTGGGCATCACCAAGCGATTGGCCGTCGCGTGACCAGGCAAGTATCGGTGAAGTCTTTGTCGGTGACGATGAAATCCTCCGTGTGAGGCTTAGCTAACCCGGCGGTTGTCCTAAATTTTTTCGGACAGAATTTAATTTTGTAGCACAGAAAACAAGAAACAAGACTATGGCAGTAACAGAACAATTCCGCGAACAGTGGCTCGAATGCCAGGAAGAGTACGGTAAGAACATCGAGGCTGGCGATATGCCGGTGATCGGCTACGGCGAGGTGGACGAGACCATCTCGCTGCCAGCCGTGAAATTCACCGCGCCCTTCAACCCCGACGGCACCAACGTGTTCGACAGCTATGCCCACGTGCCGATGAAGACCTTTAAGAAGCGCATCGACGACCTGGCCGGCGAGGTGAGCGAGGCCACCAGCGACCTGCAGAAGGTGAAGCAGGACGCCATTGCCGCCACCGACGATGCCATCGAGGCCACAGAGAATGCCGAGGCAGCCACGACGGCGGCAACGAACGTGAATGCCGACCTGACGGGCATGACCGTGACCATCACCAACCGTCAGGGCGTCTCGAAGTCGGTGAACATCGGCTTCGAGATCCTGCAGGAGCACGTCTATCCAAGCGTCGCGGCCATGAATGCCGATGCAGCCAACGTGCGGGCAGGACAGTTCTGTATGATTGCCACCACCGACCCCACCTCGCCCGACAACGCGCAGCTCTGGAGCCGTAACTCGTCGCCCGCATCGTCGGACAAGCCGTTCACCTTCCTCTCTGACCTCGACCAGGCATCCTCAGCCGCCTTTGCCGACTGGCTCAACAACTACAAGCCCGTGATCGAGGCCGACCACACCCGTGCCGAGAATGACCACTCGACAGCCAGCAGCGACCATACGAAGGCTTCCACCGACCACCAGACGGCCACCACCGACCACCAGACCGCCACCACCGACCACCGCATATCGGCACAGCAGCAGGCAACATTCGAGACCAACGAGGCCGCACGACAGCAGACGTTCGACACCGACGAGGCCAACCGCCAGACGACCTTCGACACCAACGAGAAAGCTCGGCAGGACACCTTCGTGAACAACGAGCAGGAGCGCATATCGGCCATGACAGTCACCCGCTGCTTCGTCGATCTAAAGACCATGCACCTGATGTTCGTCCAGCCCGAGAGCGACTCCACGCAGTACAAGGTGCGCCGAGGCAGACTGAAAATTATCACCACTTACAACACATAAAAGCAACAGACTATGGCAGTACAGACAAAGATTACAGACGTAGGACCTACAGGACTCATCCCGATGGGCGACTACAATCCATCAGCCACCTACTCGCTGCTGATGACCGTCCTCTATAACCACGACTCATGGGTGTGCATCGCCATGACCCCAGAGGGCGACGCGAAGCAGATCACGGGTATTGCCCCCGACGACCCCACACGAGGGGCGGAGAACTGGCAGGCACTCACCGACGGAGGCCGCGCAGCAGTGGCAGTGGCAGGGCAGGTGCGATCGGAGTTCAACGACTGGTTCGGAGCTACCGCCTCAGAGGGCATCCGCAGGACAGTCAGCGACTGGTTCGCCACCGTACAGAACGCATGGAGCACCTGGTTCTCGCAGACCAAGACCGAGTGGACAAGCTGGCTGAACAATACGAAGACGGCATGGACAGACTGGTTCAACAGCGTGAAGAGCGCCTGGACATCGTGGTTCGGCGCCGACGCCACCAGCGGCGTGCAGAAGCAGTGGGCTACGCTGAAGGCCGACTCGACCGCCGCCACCAGCCGCGCCAACACCGCAGCCGCCACCGCAGAGGCATGGAACCAGCACCCGCCCTACATCGGCGACGGCACGACGGGCGACCTGAACTACTGGTATCTCTACGATGTCACCACGCGGCAGTACATCAAAGGCCCCTACGCCAAGGGTAACGACCTGGACTACGACGACATGACCCCCGAGGAGAAGCAGCGGCTGATAGACAACATCAAGGCCGACCTCGTTTTCGCCTCAGACGCCGACTGCGAGGCCGCCGCCGAGGAGATTATCTTCACCCCACAGGCATAGTCTGTCCCAAAACGAAAACAAGGTTTTTATATCTTTGAACCAACAAAACAGACAAACGAATATGGCAACAAAGCAAGACTATCCAAGCTACCTGCCCGACGACTTCAAGGGGCTCGACTCTATTCAGGAGGGCAATCAGCGCTACTACTACAAGACCGAGGACGGTCAGCACAAGCTCATCGGCTCTATCGTAGGCAAGCGCCACCTCGTCATCCGCTTCCCAGAGGGCTCGACCATCGACGTGGTGCCGCCCAACTCTGTCGGCACCGAACAGCTGATCGACGGGGGCGTGAAGCATGCAGACCTCGACCCCGAAATCGAAGCGGGCGACGGCGACATCGACAGCATCTTCAACCAACAGTAAGGCGATATATATATGAAACAGAAGGAAATCGAACTCTACCGACGCGACGACGGCTTCTATGCCGCCCGACAACTGAAGGATGGGTCATTGAGTGCCGATGCCCACAAGGTGACAGCCGAGGAAATCATGACGATGTTCACCGAGTTCTTCGGCGACTACTGCCGCGAGACGGGCGACCAGAAGCTGCTGATGCAGGACGCCGAGGGCAGGCTGTTCGTCACCATGCGCGTAGAGCCCAAACCAACACAGAAATGAGACTGAATCTCAGCATAGTTCACTGATTTATTAACACAAAAATTTGTTTGCATCATGGCAATTACAAATCCAACAAAGTACGTTAGCGTACAAAGACTGAGCCGCTTCGAGGTTAAGCTCGCTCAGAAGTATCAGACCCAGGCCATCGCAGCCATCACAGGTCTTAGTGCAGAAACCGTAGAGGCAGCGCTCGCCGAGTTGCTCGGTAAGATTCAGGCCCTGCCAAGCGCCGTCGTCCCCAAGGGAACGAAGGCGTTCGCAGGACTGACACCAGCCACCGACCTCGCAGCCGCCAACGTCGGCTTCATGTGGAACATCAGCGACGCTTTCACCACCACGGCTGACTTCGCCGAGGGCGCAGGCCATAGCATCCCCGCAGGAGCCAACGTCTATGTAGCCAACGTCGGCACCGCCGAGACACCTGACTACAAGTACGACATCTTCCAGGGTATGTACGACCTCTCCGGCTATGCCCTGAAGAGCGAGATGAGCATCACCGACGGTACGGGTGCAGATGCCGACAAGACCACCATCCAGCTGAAGAGCGGTCTGTCGAAGCAGGTGCTCATCGCCCACCAGGACATCAGCGGCAAGGCCGACAAGGTGGACGGCGCTGTGGCTGGCAACTTCGCAGGTCTCGACGCCAACGGCAACCTCGTTGACTCTGGCAAGAAGGCCGCCGACTTCCAGGAGGCCGGTGACTACAAGACCACGCAGGCTCCTGTCAGCGATCCGACAGCCGACGGCACTGGCATCGAGTTCATCGACAGCATTTCCCAGAATGCCAACGGTGAGATTACTCCTCACAAGAAGTCCGTGCAGACGGTCAGCGCATCTACCGCTGGCGTGGGCGGTCAGGCCGGTCTGATGGCTGCTGCCGACAAGGAGAAGCTCGACCTGCTGCTGGAGTGCTCCGACGATGACATCGACAGCATCTTCGCTTAATCTCTCTATCGGGTGCAGGGGGTTCGACTCCCCCTGCGCTTGCTAATCACCAACAAAACAAAGAAAGATTATGGCAGTAACGAATCCAAACAAGTATGTGACCGTGCGACGGCTCAATCGGTTCCGTCAGAAAATCAAGGCCGAGATGCCTTCGTCCACCGTCGCCAGCGAAGAACTCTGCGCAGCGGCAGCAGCCGAGATAGCATTCGTGCCGGAGCAAGAATAGTCAAATTTTAAAACATAAGAATATGCCACAGAACAGTATTACACCAGAACAGAAGGGACAGGCCGTCAACCTCGGCGGCATGATGGCCCACGTAGAGACGGTGATGCAGCGCTTCAACAGAGAGGTGACGCAGCCCGGACTACAAGGAAAGGTGGATGATGTCACCTTCGACTCGTCCACTGGCGAGCTCCGCCGCACTAAGAACGGCACCAGTGCCAAGGTGTGCGACGTCGTGACCAGCGGATTCCGCATCACGCAGGACGACGAGAACGGTATCGACGTCTTCACGGCGGTAGGCAGCGCCACCATCACCGATGACGATACGAACGGTATAGTCAATTTCAATTTCTAATAAACAGCAAAGACTATGGCAACAATCACAACAGACAAGAGAACCGAGCGCGTAGGAATCTCCATCAACGGCTCAACCAAAACATTAGCCGACGAGAAGGCGCGTGCAGAAATCAACAAGATCTTCACCGACCTGGCCTATGCAGGGCAGGGCATCGGCACGTGCACGACGGCCGCCACCACGGCGGCCAAGACCGTGGCCATCTCCAACTTCCTGCTGCTTAAGAACAGCATCATCGCCGTGCGCTTCACGGCAGGCATACAGGTGGCGGCAGCCACGCTCAACGTGAACTCGCAGGGCGCCAAGCCCATCTACATCAGCGGCGAGCCCGTGCAGCCTGGCGACATCCGCGCAGGGCAGACGGCAATGATGGCCTACGACGGGTCTCACTGGAACATCACCTCCATCGTGGGCAATGAGTCGGGCGGCAGCGACCAGGACCTGTATGTTGATATGGGACTGCCCAGCGGACTGCTATGGGCGAAGAAGAACATAGACGCCACGCAGGCCGACGGCTTCGCAGCATCGGAGTACCAGTATGAGAGCTCGTTCTTCTCATTTGGCAACGTGGAGCCGCACAACCCCACCAGCAACAGCTCGTTCGCGCCGTACTCGTTCGGCTCGTCGAACGACGATGAGCCTTACAAGTCTTCTGCAGGCGCCAAGATAGGCTACCCAGGCAGTGCAGGTCCCAGCCACGACGCGGCACGCACCGTGCTCGGTGGCCCCTGGCGTGATCCTGCAACGGAGGACTTCGCAGAGCTGTTCAACAGCAGCTATACAAAGTTCATTGATGCCGACGGCAACGACATCGCATCCGACGTTACCAACAAGCTAATCACGATGAACTCCATCGTCGGTATTCGCCTGAAGTCGAAGGTGAACGGTAATATTATTTTCTTTCCTTGCTCAGGCAACGGCAATGGCTCGTCGTGGTACTATCGCGGCTCGAACGGCAACTACTGGTCTCGCTCGCTCTACTCCGCCGTATACGGTCGGTACTTGTTCTTCTACTCTGGTGGTGTCTACCCGCAGAACAACTACAATCGGTTCCTCGGGTTCCCGGTTCGGCCGGTCCAGTAATACTTCCGACCGAGAGAAAACCAACCAATGTCATCCTGCGCGGCAGTGCTGCGCCGACGCGCCCCCAGCGCGTCACAGCGGCACTGCTGCACGGGATGACTTCCAACGGATATCATAATATATAAAGGAAAGAATATGTCACAGCAACAGCAACCAGAGGAGAAGAAAGGCTTCACCAATCCTGAGATCATGGCCATCGAGGCCGACCGTCAGGACGCTTCGTCGTGGAACGTCATCCGCCTGCTGCGCGACGGCGACTACTGGCACGCGAATGAGTGGAGCGGCTGGCTGATGGGCGTGGTGGTGCATAACGAGATGAAGCGCCGCTATCCCGACGTGGAGCGCGTGGCACCGAAACCCGTCAAGAAGTACGCCAAGAACATCAATGGCGAATATATCTTCGTGGGCTGTCAGGAGAAGTCGTTCGACAAGTACATCCCCAAGGAGATACAGCTGGACTTCAAGCCCGTTGACAACCTGCGCATCGACATCCCCATCGAGCTGCCTGCCGAGATGGCCCCGCTGAGCTACGAGCGCCTGCAGCAGATGTTCCTCGAATGGAAGCAGTCGGTGCCGCTGGCAAAGGATAAGAACGGCAGCAAGCAGAAGCCGACGGAAGACGACACACCTCCGTTTGCCATTACCGACGTTCCGCCAGGACTGATGGCCATTCTCACCAAACTGCTGTCGTTCCCGCTGGCCAGCCGCACACCGCTGCAGGCCCACGAGTTCGTCGGCGAGTTGCAGAAGGATATCCTCTCGCACCTTTAGTATATCCATGGCATGGTTGCCAAAACCTCAAATCTCAAACCTCAAACCATAAAGGATGGTCCGGAAGTATTTCATAGGTCGCCCGTCACTCGCCGTCAGCTCGGCGCGTGAAAAATCAAAGAGCCCGCACGGCCTTGCCCAGCGCAACTCCATGCCCGCATCGTACCAGGAGGCGACCGTATCCACGTTTTTCTTTCCTTGCTCAGGCAACGGCAATGGCTCGTCGTGGAACAATCGCGGCTCGAACGGCAACTACTGGTCTCGCTCGCTCAACTCCGCCGTCAACGGTCGGAACTTGAACTTCAACTCTGGTGGTGTCAACCCGCAGAACAACAACAATCGGTTCAACGGGTTCCCGGTTCGGCCGGTCCAGCAATCACTGCGACCATCCTTTCTCTTTTTAAACTCCATTCGATGAAACTGACATTCAAGAATCTGCTCCGCGACCTCTATGTGGCACTTGCCGACGCCCGCCGCCACAAGCGCAGGATGTCGTATGTCAGGAAGTTCCATCTGGCGCTGAAGACGAATATCATGCTGCTGTGCATGGCGCTATGGCTGCGCTCCTATGCGCCGCTGCCGTCGAAGTGCTTCATCGTGGACCGTCCGAAGAAGCGGGAGATCTACGCCGCGCAGTTTCCCGGACAGGATAGTGCATCACCTCTACTACAACTACACGCACGAGCTCTACGAGGCGACGTTCATACGCGACTCGTACTCCTGCATCAAGAATCGCGGCACGCTCGACGGTGTGCTGCGCCTCTCGGAGCATATCCGCAAGGAGTCGCAGAACTGGACGCGGGAATGCTATGTGCTGAAACTCGACATACGAGGGTATTTTATGCACATCAACAGGCAGCGTCTGTTGGAGATATGTCTCGATACGCTGTCGAAGATGGCCACGCACAAGATGCCGAAGCACCTGCGGCACGGCAACGTGGTGACGTGGGAACAGGCGCTGGACATGGACTTCGTGAGGTGGCTCACGGAAGTCATCGTCATGCTCAACCCGCGCGACAACTGCATCATCTGCGGCAGCGAGGCGGACTGGATAGGACTCGATCCGGCCAAGTCGATGCGGTGGCTGGAGGAAGGACTCGGACTGCCCATCGGCAACCTGACGAGCCAGCTGTTCTCGAACGTCTATCTCAACGTGCTCGACCAGTTCATGAAGCGGGTATTGAAATGCCGTCACTACGGCAGGTACGTGGACGACTTCTTCGTCGTGAGCTGCGACCGCGAGTGGCTGCTGTCGCTGGTGCCACGCATCAGACGGTTCCTGAAGGTGGAACTTGGTCTCGACCTGCACATGGGCAAGGTGCGCATCTGCCGTGCCAGTCAGGGCGTGGAGTTCCTAGGGGCCTACATCAAGCCATTCCGCATCTACACCTCGAACGCCACGAAGGAGCGGATACTGCAGAACCTGTCGGAGATGGACTTCACCGACCGCGAGGCGGTAGGCAGGACGGTCAACTCCTACCTGGGCATCATGTCGAAGACCGCCTCCTACAACCTGCGCCGGGAGTTGTTCTTCCGCAAGGAGTTCCTGCGCATAGGCTCGTTCGACGAGCGGATGACGAAGTTCACGCCGCACGGCCATCGTACCAGGCGGCTGCATAGACATCAACAACACCATTTATAAACAATTAAAACGTTTTGATTATGAACAAGATTTATGGACAGAAGAGCGACTACGCGCCAGTGAAGCGCGAGGGTACGCAGATTATCGTAAGCTACGGCTACGAGGCAATCGACAAGAATGAAGGGACGTGGTATGAGGTATCGCTGCCTGCGGCAAAATACCCGCTGCTGTCTTTGCAAGACGTTAAAAATGCCATCTTAGATGACATCAATGCCAGAACCGATGAGAAGATTCTTTTCGGCTACGAGTGGACTGTGCTGCATGGAGACGATGCGGGAAAGACTGTGAAGGTATGGCTGTCGGCAGAGAATAAGGAGAACTACAAGGCCAAGTACGATACGGCCAAGGACGATCCTGAACTCATCACGTGGCCCTCTAAGTTCAAGGTGTCAGAGAACGACGACCTGACTCCCGTCTATGAGTATTTTGCCAACGTCGCCGAGCTGAAGGCATTCTACTACGGTGGTCTGAACTACATCGAGCAGACTGTGAATGCAGGTTGGGCAGAGAAGGATGCCATCGACTGGACGCCTTATGAGGCATTGTTCCCGCAGCAGGAACAGTCAAACGCTACCGAGCAATAGCCTATGATAGCGATGACTATTCTTTCTATCCTCTTGGCGGTGGCCTTCGCGGGCGCCGCCATCTGGAGACTGAAGGCCCTGCCCGACAGCATCTCTGCGATGGTGTATGCGCTGCCCGAGGGCGGCTGGAGGTGGCTGTGGTCGGCATGGCTCGTCCTGGTGGGCATACTGACCTTTGCCCCCGTCGTGGAGATACTCGACGGGCGCGGGCTTGGCATCCTCGGCTTCCTGCCGATGGCGATGCTGATGTTCGTGGCTGTATGGCCTATCTTCGACCGTGAACACTACCGATGGCATAATATCCTCAGTACCGCGGTCGCCGTCATCAGCCAGGTAGATATATGGTTCATCTGCCCATACTGGCTCCTCTTGTGGCTGTTGATGGTGGCCGCTGTGTTCATGAAAGGCTTATGTCATACAGGAACTTACTTCGGCGGCAAGGGCATACTCATCGCCGAGGTTGTATGCTATGTCGTACTGATATTGGCAGCGTCATTCGGTTAGAAAAGAAAAAAAAGAAAGTCCCCGCCGGCCATTCATTATTTTTGGCGATTTAATGAATGTATTACCAGGCCGACGAGGGACTATAAATCCTTGTTGGTAATACATTATAATATAAATCGCCGATGCAAAAATACAACAAAAATAAAGAAAACAGTCCTCAAGATTGCGGATTAACTGTTTATTCTGCCCTAAAACTTAATATAAATCAAGTAAAAATGATGTCAGATTATGACATCCCGCCACATTATTACAAGTACATCCCGCTTTTCGAGAATTACATTGATTTACGGGCTCACGGCTATAAGATGGCTTACATTTTAACCAAGCTCGTAGAGGACTACAACGTCAGCGAAAGTACCGTAAAGCGTGTAATAAAGGCACTTTCGCAAAGGGTCACGTTGTGAACCTTTGTTCGTGCTGAAATTTTTGGAGTCTAAGTTTTTTGTGGGTAAATTTGCGGTGGATATCCGAAAGGATTTCCGCTACAATTCACTTTATTTATTAACAACACAAAAAACATCAAGATTATGGCATTAGAGATGAATGATTTGATGATGCTCCGTGGGATGGACTCCAAGGAAGGTCTGTCGCCCTATGAGCAGGTGAAGCTCGACCACATGACTGCACGCAACCACACCAGTGGTATCGGAGTTGCAGGACTTGTTCTCGGTACTGTTGGCACGGCAGTTGGCGTAGGCGCATGGCTGTTTGGTGGTATGTACGGCAATGCCAAGGCCAACCAGGCCAAGGAGGTTGCTCTCGCCGCCAAGGAGATTGCAACCCTGCAGAACGGTGCAACGCAGCGCCAACTCGATCAGTTGACACAGCTGTTTGCCGCTGAGCGTCAGGAGCGCATCGCTGGCGACCAGACCATCACGCAGACTGTCACCGACACCGTAAGCGGTAGCCAGTCTGGTCAGTTGACCGCTCTCCAGCAGGCAGAGCTTGCCGCTTCGCAGGCTACGCAGCAGGTGATGACGCAAGCCTATAGCGACTTCGTCACTGGTCGCGCAAGCCTGAATCCGACTCCCGTCAGCCTGTACTCGGCTCCACAGCCTTGTGCTTGTCCTGCCAGCGGTTGCGGTTGCGGTGCGTAAAGGTTTCTTGTAGGCGGCGGTTTTGCCGCTGCCTACTTCCTTTCCCAAATTTCACGGCAATATGATATGTTTGGATATGGTAAACGAAAACGACGTATGCAGATGGTACAACAGGGATTAAGGGCGACGAGCAAGAGCAGTCTGAAACTGCAATGTCTCTTCTGTGCAAAGGGCGACCTGAAGGAGGCGAAGGAACTTTATGACTTCTTTGCAAGCGACATGCCCGACCTGCCCGACCAAGACCCCGTGCCGCCCACTTGGCAGCAGAACACGGCACAGACCATCAACGGTATCATGGACTGGGTGAAGGAGAACCAGGGGACGCTGGCGCAGGCTTACGACTTCATAGCGGGCATCGTCAGAAAGCGGGGCATACCGCCAACGGCTGCGCCCGAACCGCCTGCCGCACCGCTGCCGCCCATCAATCAGTAACAACTAATTCACGGCATTATGAATGAACAGAATCAACAGCAGGGGCAGGAGACGCCGCTCGGCGTGTACCCCATCAGTTTTGAGATTTATGCGCACAGTCCGCAGGAGGCTGAGGACGCTCGTATGGCTATCATTGCTTTCATCGGCCTGCATGCCCGGCAGGGTCGGGCGGTCACGGGCGAGAAAATCGCCAAGGCCGTCGCCAACTGGGACAAGAACCCGATTGTAAGGTCAAAAGTTATCCGATACTTTGAAGAGTAGAAAGAATTGGAAAGTATTGGCAATATTTGCAAAGAATAGTAAGAATTATCAAGAAATAGCAAGGATTATGGAACAGAATCAGAATCAGCAGAGCGGGCAGTTCAAGTGTCCAGGCAACTGTCTGCAGTGCCTGCCCGCACAACGCCAGTATTGTGCTTCGCAGCACGCCTACTCGAACATGAAGGTGCTCGACAAAATCATGGAGACGCTGCTCGGCATGAAGAGTCAGATAGACGCGATGCAGGGCACCGTCGGCGAACTATCGGCGAGGATCGAGGCTATCCAGAACGGCGAGGCTGCCGTGTTCGACCCCAATGGCGAGGGCGAGCTCTTCCCGAAGGAGTTTGCCGTATCGGAGCCAGCAACCGATGCACCTGCAGAGGCTGCGAAATAAGCCCTGGGAAGTTGGTCTGTCAACTTACCTGGTGACGGTTTATCGACAAGATACAGCGCAATAAGGGTAGCGGCGCATCCAAAGGCTCCCAAGATAATCAACACAAAAACTAAAGTATTATGGCAAACTGTAACTGCAAGAACGGACAGGACGTACTCGACTTCCTGACTTCCGTACCAGGCGGCACCGCTGCCAACGCAACGTATCAACTGGGACTGACCCACTACACCTGTGGAAACCGAAAGATGCTTGTGGCTGACCCGACGCATCCCGTCATCTCGCAGCTGACGGCCACGCCTGTAGGCTCGCCCATCGACCTGGGCAACGGGACCTTCTGCCAGGAGTGCCAGATTGCGGGCACCGTCACCTACAAGCCCTGCAACTCGTGCTCGCCTCAGACCGAGTATGTCAGCCAGCGCGTCTGCCTGCCGTGCTCGTCGGCCGTGTCGCCCACGCTCGCCATCGGCACGGTGGCCGCCTCGCCCAAGCCCATCACGTATTATCAGAACAACGGCTGCGGATGCTGCCAGGGTACTTACCCATGCACCAACCGCATCGCCATCACCACGTCGATTAACGTGACAACGGCATGAACTGGCCCGACGTACTGATGATTGTCTTCTCTGCGACGGCCGCCAACCATCTCGGTCTGGTGGCTGCCGCAGAGAGCGTCGTCCGTCACCGTCTGCCAGTCCTGAACTGTCCCAAGTGCGCGGCGTTCTGGAGCGTGATAGTGTACGGAGTGGCGGTAGCAAATTTTTCACTGTTCACTCTTCACTTTTCACTCCAAATCCTCGCCGTCGCCTTTCTCTCCTCATGGTCAGCCGTCTGGCTCGACCTTCTTATGGGAATTATCGACCAACTATACATAAAGCTCTATGACAAGATTTATCCAACAACAGATACCACCGACGCCGATGCGCTCGATACCGCAGACCCCGTGTCCGATGTGTCCGAGTAGCGTCCAGTCTGCTGTGCCACAGCAGCCAAAATCCGAAACAATATCGGAAAAGGCACCGAAACCGATGCCTAAACGTCAAAATAAGAAATAAAAATCGCCGATTTTTGCTTATTTCGACGAAAACGTAAAAATAAGCAGGTTCTGGCGTGCTTAATGTATCACCAAATAAGAAAATAAGCAGGTTCTGGCGTGCTTAATGTATCACCAAATAAGAAAATAAGATGACAACACCACAAGAAATGAAGGAGCGTTATATGAGTCTGTACGACTACATGGCGCAGAGCCGCGACCCGAAGAATATGAAAGCCTTCGGTTGCGTGATGACAGAGATGATGGACTACCTCGTGGCCAACAAGCCAGACGTAGCCGAAGAGATGATCGACAAATTGGAGGCAATCAAGTGGCACCAGTATCTCACCCCGAAGGAAGCGGAGAAGATTGTCGCCGGTATGGAACCGAAAGCACCGTGGAGTCGCGAGGTGTGGAAGAACGCTATGGAGTCGTTCGGACTGCCACTGGAGGAGATGCCAGCCTACAACCGCTGCGCCCTCTGGGTGGAGATGAACAAGATCTACTCCGACTTCGGCGAAGAGATTGCCGCCATGCTCGGCAAACCGCTGTCAGCATCCGACAAGGATATCATCTCAGCCTGCTACAAGATGGCGCTGAAGAACCTGAAGGATAAGGACGGTATATACGACATCCGCAAGTACTTCCTTTGGTAGGTCAAAGTAGGTCAGAGAAGGTCAAAGTAGGTTAAGTTTTGTATGGACTATACCGCTGCTGCTGATGCACTGATGCGTCGTAAACTCCTGGAGGAAATGTACGACCGCATGACCGACGAGGAGAAGCGCATCTTCGCCATGATGACCATGCAGAACAAGAGCAACGACGAGATCCTGCGGGCTATTCAGCAGAACCAGCAGCATCTGCAGCGCCTCGTGGAGCACACAGACCGTGACCAGTGGTACAAAGCCTTCGGCTCCGACGTGGCCGCCAACGTGCTCACCACCTCTGCCTTCTGGCTCCTCGGCAAGCTCTTCGCCAAGCGATAAAACTATCCATTCGATATCGCCGTGAATGGTCGGCGAAGACAGATGACCCGTAAAGGTTGTTTGTCTTCGCCTTTGTCGTTATAAAAACGAAAGTTAATCCGTCTCCTAAAAGAAGTTAAATATAGCGGTATTCGAAGCGCCCCTTGTGATAGCGAAAAAAATGCCCCCAAAAACAGCCTTTTTCTCATTATCTTTGCAGTGACAAAACAAGAGAATTGCTATCTTCACATACATTATAATATATAAGGAGCAAGATATGGAATGCAATGAAACGTTTCTCAATGAGGTGACGCACGTCGAGCTGGTTCCGGCTGCGGCGTGCGACCTGGCCGTACCTTTCAATGTCGGAGACCTGACCGAGACGGTGGGTACGAAACAAGTGAGTGGGCGCACCGTTGACCGCATCGGACAGGCGGTGATGGTGATTGACGTGAACGAGGTGGCCGACTATGCGGGCGTGCTCGACTCGGCACCAACACTGAAGGTGACGGAGAAGCCGCAGGCGGCTGGTTATCTGCGTCAGCACGACCTGACGATACCGACGCGCGGCGACTACGAGAAAGTGCGCCAGGCACGGGGCAGACTGGCGGGCGTGGATTTCCACGTAGTGCTGCGGACGCTGGCGGGCACGCGGTTCCTGCTGTATTCGCTGCCGAACAGCTCTACGGTGAGCGTAGAGGATCAGTTCGGACAGGACTCGAAGCAGACGGTGAAAGTCAGTCTGCAGTCGATGTCGAGTATGATCCGTCTGACTTAAAGAGCCGACGCAAGGGAGCTATACTAATGCGAGGGGATATTACAATTGACATACAATTCTTTTGAATAAATCATTTTTTTGTAATTGAAACATTTCGGGTTTGGCCAGTCCGCGAGGATAGGCATCAAACAATCTTTTAAAGTCATAAGGTAATTAACAAAGTAGAATGGCAGCAGGGCTGGCGCGTGAGCGTCGGCCTTGTTTTGTTTATAGGCGCTCGCTTACTCGCGACTCTGACCTGCGGTCGAAATTGCTCACGCTCGGAAATGCTGATGCGAGCATCGCATTTTGCTCGCTTACTCGCAATTTTGCCCTAAAATCGGCTTTTGTGGGCGAAAAAGTTGTCCCGAAGAAAACACACGTACTATACCTTTGCCGATGTGGACGCGACGAGCCACGACAGCAAAAATTAAAAATCGAAAAATCAGATTTATGAACGGAACATTTGAAATCTTCACGAATAAGGAATGGATGATATTGCCATTGTTTGTGCATGGCATCCTCCCTACCGTGATGAACAATGCCAACAACCACACGATGCTCGGCATCGACCGCGAGAAGAAGAACCCGATGTGCATCAATGCCAGCGGCGATGACATCTTCCGCGAGTATGAGGTGACGGATGACGGACAGGTGCTCCCCGTTTACGATGGTTGGAACGGCATCGACTATCTGCGCGACCTGAAGCAGCCGTTTGTGAACGTCATCCCCATCGACGGACCGATTACCCGCAATGGCGGTGCCTGCTCTTATGGTTCAAAGGATATCCGCGACTGGATGATGAAGGCCAGCGACAATCCATACTGCCAGTGTCACGTGCTGGTGATCAACACCCCTGGCGGCAGCGCTTGGGCTAAGAACGACTTCCAGCAGGCTATCGACTACGCCCACTCGAAGGGTCAGCGCGTCATCGCCTTCATCGACGGACTTTGCGCATCGGCTGGCATGTATCTCGCTTCGCTCTGCGACGAGGTGTATGTGATGAACCTGAAAGACCAGCTGGGCTGCGTAGGCGTGATGGCCTCGTTCTTCACGATGAAGAGCGGCGACAAGAACGAGTTCACGGGCGAGACCTACCGCGAATACTACGCCACCAAGAGCATTAATAAGAATAAGGAGATACGCGACATCGCCGAGGACGACGACGCCACGCTGCTCATCGAAGAGCTCGACCAGTTGGAGGCTGAGTTCCGTGCCGACATGAAGGCCGCGTTCCCCAATGCCAAGGACGAGCACCTTGACGGCAAGATGTTCGACGCCAAGGACGTGATGGGCATCCTGTGCGACGGACAGATGATGCTCGGCGACGTGATTGCCCGTGGCTTCGCCCTCGCCGACGGAACGGCACAGCCCATCGCCCGCACCGCCAATCGCAAGATAGCCAAGCGTCAGCAGACGGCAGGTCGCGGCACGACAGCAGCCAAGCAGACAATCGTCGGCAACGGTGCATCGGCTTCCGTCCGCATGACCGCCGCACAGGCCAAGGAGAATGTTTTATCACCAACAAATAACAGTATCAACATGAAAGAGAATTATCCCGCAGTGTTTGCGCTTCTCGGAGTCGAGGAGATGCAACTTTCAGAGGAGGGCACTTTCTTCAACAAGGATCTGCTCGCCACGCTGAACAGCGCCATTGAGGCGAAGAACAAGGAGATGGCTGACGCGAAGGCTCTGGCCGATCAGCTGACCTCAGAGAAGAACGAGTTGACCGCTCAGATTGAGACGCTGAACGCCGACCACCAGAAGGCCATCGACGACCTAAAGGCTGAGCACGCGACGGCCATCGAGGAGAAGGACAACCAGATTTCTGCCCTGGAGCAGGAGAAGGCCGACCTCGCAGCCGCCGCCACCACGAAGGACGAGGAAATCGCCACGCTGAAGGCCGACGCAGAGGGCAAGGCTTCACAGATTGAGCAGCTGACCACCGACCTGAACGGTGCGAAGGAGAGTCTGACCACCGCCGAGGGCACGATTGCCGAGCGCGACCAGACCATCAGTGACCTGAACGCCCAGATTGCCGAACTGCAGCACGACCCAGGACAGGGCGCACAGGCAGGTGCAGCCCCGCAGAACAACGGTGGCGGCGCGGAAGCCCCACAGGTAGTAGTGAATCGCTATGTTTATAACCGCGAGCTCTCAGCCGAAGAGAACTGGAAGCTGGAAGAGCAGTGGAACAAGGATCACGGCATTGAGAAGTAGCAGTCCCCAGCCAACACAGAAAACTCATAAATAACATTAATTATTCACCAACACATTTAAGAACTATGGCAGAATTAAAGTTCATCGGTATCGACAATGTGGTAAACATTGCCAACCAGTTGGAGCCCAACATCATCATGGGTCCCGCGTACTACAAGAAGAGTGACCTGGAGCGCTTTGGCATCAAGGTGCTGACAGGCGTACAGTTCAAGAAGACCGCTATGGTGCTCAGCCGCAAGGGTGGTACCAGCCGTCGCAAGAAGGTGGGCGTTCATCAGGAGTCCAAGCTCGGATATTTGATGGAGCGTGAGCTTGTCGCTCATCAGGTCTGGAATCGCTTCAAGCATAATGAGGACGAGTTTCAGGAGAAACCCATCGCCATCGAGGGTAGCGCGAAGTTCCATTATCCCCTCGCCGAGGAGTTCATCACCGAAATTGGTAAGGAGTTCTCTGACGACGTTTATGCTTGCATGTTCCACGGTGACGACGAGAGCGATGACGTGCAGCTGAACCTCTACAGCGGCTACCACACGCTTATCAACCGCGACATGGCCAAGGGTCTTATCTCAGAGGCCAACGGCAACCTGATCCCCTGCGCAGTGCTCGACGCTCCGCAGAGCGAGGGCGACAGCCAGGCTTGGGACGAGTTCGTGAAGTGGCACGACAAGTGGCCTTCAGTGCTGCAGGATGCAGACAAGGTGCTCGTGTATTGCTCCGTAGAGTACGGTAACAACATCAGCGATGCCTACGAGCAGAAGCACCGCTCGCTGAAGTCGGCAAAGTACCTCGACAACGGCAACTTCGTGATTGACCGCTACAAGAACATCGAGTTCGTTCCCTCTGCACGCTGGGGTAATGGCACCCGCATGGTGGCCACTCTGCCTCAGAACTTCGAGTTCGGCGTGAACAGCGAGGGCCAGGAGTCGTTCGTAGCAGTCCAGCATGGCAGCGACGACGATGTAAAAGATATCATTTTCCAGATCCAGGGTATCTACGGATGCCGTATCAAGGACGTCCTGAAGCGTGCGTTTGTCACCAACGGCGGAACCATCGAGGGAACCTTCGAGCGCGGCGACTACGAGAAGGATGCCGTCATCGCCATCCCTAACGACAAGGAGCTCGGCACAGTGACCATCAAGAACGGTGAGACACCCGTAGAGAGCGGCACTGAGGTGGCCAAGGGCGTGACCCTGACGCTGACCGCTACGCCGAAGACCGGCAAGAAGTTCGTGAAGTGGAGCAACGGCTCGACCGCCAACCCGACCAGCATCGTGACCACGGGCGATCCTATCGCCATCGTCGGTATCTTCTCGGGGGAATAACCGCCGGAGGCGACCCGGCTAACCAAACGCCTGCACCGGAGCCCGAGCCACAGCAGCCCGAGCCGCAGGTTCCCGAGAAAGTAAGTTACAACTTCACTTCGTACAGCGCTGACGGCGAGACCGAGTACGGCAACGGAACGGTCGAGACGACAGGCGAGAAGAAGACCTTCAACGGTGTCGAGTACACCGAGGCCGAGGTGAAGACGAACACTGAGCCCGAGTGGGTAGGACGCAAGTTCTACATCATCTCAACCGCGACCGCAGACGGAACGGCCAAGTACCCGCTCTACGACGCCGAGGGCCAGGAGGCCGGAGTTCTGGTAACTATCACGCCGACAGCGTAAATCTCTCAAAGGGGGTACGGGAGCCCCGAGGCGCTTCATATCGCCCGCCGACAGGGCTCCCTCCCTTTCTTATAAAGAAACGTAAGTAACCAACGCAAAAATTTATAGAATATGGCAGTACAATGTCCAACTATGATGAATATTCTCAAAGCCGACGAGTGCTTGGAGAATCTGGCTGGCATCAGCGCCGACGTCTATGTCGGTATCAAGTCTGACCTGGCCGAACCCCTGACCGCCGAGGAGAACGTCTATTCGACGCCTTCCTTCGCCAGCGGCAAGGGCCTGTATAAGATTCAGGGAAAAAACGAGGCGCAGAAGATCCACTTCTCAAGCCTTGGTCCCCGCAAGGGCTACGACCTTGACATCACCGTCGTCATCGAGTCGCTCAACAAGACGTTCTCGAAGGCTGGCCGTGCGCTGAACAACCTCGACCTGTTCTTCATCGTGAAAGATGGTGACGATTCGCTGATTATGTACGACCCCAACCGTCGCTGCGAGGCTGACTCAGGCGGCATCGAGGGCGACACGGGCGACACAGCCGACAGCGACCGCCAGGCTAATTGTGTCTTCCACCTGAAGCCTGTAAAGTATCCTCTGCTATACGTCACTGAGCCCGCTTCTGGCGGCTGGGACGGCCTGATGGTACAGTAACTCTCTCACCAACGAATCATCGGAATGGTTTCATAAGTAAATACTTGATTGAAGGTTAGTTGCACCCGCGTCACGAGTTGGCGCGGGGTTTCTTTTTTGTGTCGTTCGCCCGTCGAGGGCGCAATCAAGCCTCGGTGTCGGGCTGAGCGTCGGCGGTGTCAGTCGTTTCGTCGATGGGCTGTGCGTCGGCGTCAGCGTCGATGGGCTGCGCATCCGAAGCCTTCTTCCTTGCCTTGCGCTTCTGTACCCGCAGTAGGGCTCGGATGTTCTCGACCAGTGAGCCAACGTCGCCGTCGGCAGCCAGCATGCGGCTGTTGGGGCCGACCGATGCCGAGTAGGCCGTCATCACCGCCTCGGTGCGCGGCTGGAGCAGCATCTCGCCCTGAGCGACCATCGACTCGCTTTCGCCGACAACGATGAATGCCTCCAGCGAGAGTCCCTCGCGCCAGCCGTAGTCGCAGAGCGCCATCTGCTCTTCGCCCAGTTCCTCGGCCACCAGCTCGCGCTGGTCGGTGGCTGTCAGCAGGTGGAGCTGGCGGATCCACCCCCGCTGCATCCAGTGGCGCAGGAATCGCATCAGCACCACATCGACCGCCTTCACCGCAATCCAATACTCGCCGAAGCCGCTGTTTGCCATACAGCACGCGGCCTGCATCAGCTTCTCAATCGTCACGTCGCCGTTCGTCTGGAACAGTGCGTGGCCCTTAGAATTTCTCAACAGCTGCGGGAGTTGACTTGCCACGCAGCAAGGCTCTATAAATGCCATAGTCTTAATTATTAAATGATTACTACGCCGACAAAGTTACGTCCGAATACCGCAAGTTTTGGGACTGAAAAGTTGTCCCAATATATAATTATAAAGGTAATATCTTTGCAACCAGACGAACTTATGAAACAAAGGATATGACACAGACAATCATTCTAACCATCATTGTTTGCATCACGGTCATCACCGTGTTTGCCATCTGCGTCTTTGCACCGAGCAAGGACAAACAGTCGCAGCGTCTGGAGGACATCCGCAAGATGATTGACGTATTCGAGGGAGAACACATCGTCTTCGACCACAAGGAAGGCAAGTATATCATCAACGCATCGTCGGAGCAAATCCGCACGCTGCTCAAACAAATCGTGAGGATATCATGAGCAACAAGAAAGAAACCATGCGCGAGATACCGGCGGAGCTGTATGAGCGGCTCGACAGGCTGGGGATGCTGCCAAACGACGTGCGCGACCACAACCAGGGCGCAAGCGACTACTCGCAGCGCCTGATACAGCCGTGGACCATCTGGCTGGAATACCAGCTCAACCCGTGGGACGCCGACATCGTGAAGCGCGTGCTGCGCCACAAGGCCACCGACCCGCGACGGCTCGATTACGAGAAGATCATCCACATCTGCCAGGAGCGCATCCGGCAGATAGACCACGGCGCGGACCTGATTCAGCCGTGAGGCGGTTTTTTCTTAGGCACGGATTGACACGGATTTTTTGGCGATATGGATTTACGAATAGGCTTAGTTGACGTTGACGGACACGCAAAGAAGAAAAAGTGGGGCGCGACGGTTTACCCGAACCTCGCACTGACCAAGATTGCCAGATACCACAAGGAGCATGGTGACGATGTGGAGTGGGCATGGCCGCTGAAGCACTACGACAAGGTGTATATATCGAAGGTGTTCAACTTCTCGCCAGATGACCTCATGGCCTACGATGCCGACGAGATCGTCAGGGGCGGCACGGGTTACGACATCAGTAGCCGACTGCCTGACGAGATAGACCGACTGCAGCCCGACTACTCGATTTATCCCGCACTTCCGAAAGATACGGCCTACGGATTCCTGACACGCGGCTGTCCGAACAAGTGCCCTTGGTGCGTCGTTCCACGCAAGGAAGGCAAGATACGTCCTTATATGGATATCGACGAGATAGCCATTGAGGGCAGAAAGAACATAGTGCTGATGGATAACAACATCCTCGCTGCGGGCGACTATGCCGTAGAGCAGCTGGAGAAGATTGTCGAGCGTGGCTATCGTGTCGATTTCAACCAAGCCCTTGATGCCCGGCTTGTCAACGACGAGTATGCACGCCTGTTGGCAAAGATAAAATTCATCGGCCATCGTGTCCGCTTCGGCTGCGACACCCCTGCGCAGATCAAGGAGGTGGAACGTGCCGTCGAACTGATGACGGGCTACGGCTTCAAAGGCGAGATATTCCTTTATACGATGATAGGCGGCAAGTCGGACTTCATGGAGTCGTACAGCCGCGTCCACTACTGGTGGGTTCGCAATCACGAGATACGCAGTCGGCACGTCGGCTATGGCATCTATCCGTATGCACAGCCCTATCGTGATCCCGACAACCCTAAGTTTACCCCCCCCCCCAATGGCAAAAGGATATGGCGCAATGGGTCAACAAGCACCAGCTGTTTGAAGCCATCGACTTCCCCGACTTCTCGCCTCGCAAGGGCTTCAAGTGTGGAGCATATCTGGAGCAGTACGGCATAAAGTTCTGATTCTTCACTTCCCAACCTCCATGTCCAACCCCCCAAAAAACAAGAGCGATATGATAGAACTTGACAAGATATATAATGAGGACTGCCTCGAAGGCATGAAGCGCATCGATGACGGTGCAATGGACTGCATCATTACCGATTTGCCGTATGGCGTGCTCAACAAGCAGAGTGAGGGCGGTTCGTGGGACAGCATTATCCCGCTGGAGCCGATGTGGGAGCAGTTCAAGCGAGTGACCAAGCCCAATGCGCCCATCGCACTATTCTGCCAAGGCATGTTCACGGCAAAGCTGATGATGTCGCAGCCGAAGATGTGGCGATATAATCTGATATGGGATAAAGGCCGAACGAGCGCGTTCCTTAATGCAAACAGGATGCCGTTACGCCGCCACGAGGACATTGCCGTGTTCTATCAAGAGCTTCCAACGTACAATCCGCAAATGGAGAAAGTTGCACCACATCGCCGTAATCACACGAGGGGCGATATGAAAGGGCAGTTGAAGAATCGTTGCTATGGTGGCTTTGTTGCAACACCGACAATCATCAGTGACGAGAAATATCCGACCAGTATCATCTACATTCAGCGAGAGCACGATGTAAAGCAGTTCTACCACCCCACCCAGAAGCCCGTCGATCTGCTGCGCTACCTGATACTGACCTACACCAATGTGGGGGGGTAGTTCTCGATGCAACGATTGGCTCGGGCACAACGGCTGTGGCGGCGCTGATGGAGAAACGCCACTTTATCGGCTTCGAGACCAACAAAGAGTATTTCGACATCGCACAAGGTCGTATCGACAATATCAGGCGACAGCCGACGCTATTCTAAAATCATCAACACTCCAAACGAAGGCGATATGATTGAACTCGACAAGATATACAATGAGGACTGCTTGCAGGGCATGAAGCGCATCGGCACGGCATCGGTGGACTGCATCATCTGTGACCCGCCTTACCTGTTGGAGAATCAGGGCGGCGGCTTTTGGTCGAAGAACGAAGACCCGACGGTGAACCACTACAATGCCCGTGGCACTCGCAAGGGTATGGACCGACTTGGCAGTATCAAGGACGGCTTTGATGATGAAGTGCTCGACGAGATGTGCCGCGTGATGAAGCGAGTGAACATCTACCTCTTCTGCTCGCAAAAGCAGATACAGAGATATCTCGATTACTTTGTCAGCGGCAAGGGCTGCAACTGGAACCTGCTGACGTGGCACAAGGCGAACCCGATACCCGCCTGCGGCAACAAGTATCTGAACGACACGGAGTACATCATGTTCTTCCGTGAAAAGGGCGTGAAGATTTACGGCTCGTATGAGACCAAGCGGACGTTCTACACCACGCTGCGCAATCAGGAGGACAACCTGCGCTACAAGCATCCGACGGTGAAGCCACTCCAGATAGTGCGCAACCTCGTGGTGAACAGCACCGAACTGGGGGGGGGGTAGTTCTTGATCCCTTCATCGGCAGCGGCACAACGGCTGTCGCCTGCGCCAAGGAACATCGCCACTATATCGGTTTCGAGATCGACAATGGGCACTATCAGACGGCCATCGGTCGCATCCGTGACGAAATGGCTCAGCCCTCGCTCTTTGGCTGAAAAGGAAATTCTGAAACGACAATATATATATTAAAAAGGAAAGGAATATGGAACAGAGACGACTTTACCCCGACATGACGGCTGAGGAGCAGCTGCAGTGGGTGACAGACTTCGAGGCGCTGATGCAGGACGGCGGCGGGCGCATCATCGACATGGCCCGCAGGCGACAGCCGCAGTGGCAGCCGCAGGACGCGCTGACCGTGAGACGGCTGGTGGGGATGCTCGCCGCCTGGCCGTTCGCACAGGACTTCGCCGAGAAGGCACAGCGCTACGGCGACTACATGGCGAGGGCGACGCGACTGCCCGTGTATGTCGATAAGGTGATGGAGCGGTTGGCCGACGGGCTGACGATGACGGACAAGGACGGGCGGACGGTGGTCTACGTGTCGCCATCGGCACCGCTGCGCCGACGCGGCAGGCCCAGCCGTGAGGAACTGGCAGCACGCCAGCGGGGCGAACAGCCGCAGGGAGCGGAGCCCGACGATGCCGAGGCACGCAAGCGCCGCACGGTGGCAAGGATGCTGGGACTCGACGTGATAGTGAGCGGCTCTGCGCCCCGCGAGAAGAACAATGCCGAGCTGAAGGCCGAGCGCGACCGCCGCCGTGCCGAGTACGAAAGGCAGAACCCAAGCCTGTTTGGAGAGACCCCCTCTCAATCTCCCCGAGGGGAGAAGACGGAGACGGAGACAGTTAGTGAAGCCGCTAACGCACAGACACCTCCCCTCGGGGAGGACGGGAGGGGGTTGTCTTCCTGTGCCCAGCTGATGTCGGATTCCTACGAGATGCGGATGGCACAGGACAGGCTCCACCTCGACCAGCTCGCGTGGCTGCTGTCGAAGCCGTTGCAGGAGCGCGTCCGACAGGTGCAGAGCCAGCGCACGGCCTCGGAGGCAGCCAGCGAACGGGCGAAGCTGCTGGCCGAGATTGGCGGCAAGCAGGAGGAGATAGCCGAGTATGCCGAGCAGGCGAAGGTCTCCACAGAGGCTTACCTGGCGACGTATGCCGCCGTCGATGAGGAACTGGCTACCGTGTTCTATCGCTTGCAAAACGACGAACCTTTCCGCGAGAACTTCGTGCGCCGCTTCAAGGGTGTCGATCTCATAAAGGTGGCACACATCTGCCGACCCTATTACGAGAAGGTGAAGTCGCCCGAGCTCGACCTGCGCATCAAGACCATCATCGAGCAGGAGAACCCCGAGTATGCCGCCCGCATGAAGGCCGAGGAGGCGAAGAAGGAGGAGGTGGCCGACATACTGCGCTACCTGAAGCGCAAGGACAAGGACGCTTCGGACACACGGTTGAAGACCGCCAAGGAGGTGAAATTCCCCCGACTGGTGGAACTTATCGGCGAGAAGGAAGCCGCTGACTACCTGCCGCTCATCGCCTATATCGAGGAGGAAAACCGCAAGTGGCGGGAGGCGAAGGGCGCAAAGGGGACTGACCCTGGTGATTCGCCCGCTCCGAAAGAGCGGAAGAAACCCGCCAAGGCACCGAAACCAAAGACCAAATGATAAATTGTTTTTGTGTAAAGAAAGCCTCCTGCGAAGGACGCACACCTTGTAACTGTAATGTTTAGTCAGGCGAAAAGGTTTATGACTGCTGCCGCCCGCGAGTCTTGGCGAAGACCTCCGCAGGGCGGCTTTTCCGTGCGCCGCATCGCCGACTGACCGCCACTTTTCCGTCGCCTGCACCGCCACCCGCCGCCGCTTTGTCCCAATCCCACGACAAAGAGCCGTACCTTTGTGCAAAACAAAAACAAGACAGACATGACAACATTCATCACAGACATCCAGCCCATCATGCTGACTGCGCTCGTGGGCATCATCATCGCCTATGCCCGCTACGTGAACGCCCTGAAAACCCGCGTGGCGGTGCTCGAACGGACTATCGAAGACCTGCTGAAGACCATCGAAAGCATGCAGAAGCGGCTCGACTCGCACTCGAAGAAGCAGGACGAGATTCACGACACGCTCAACGACGTGAAGGGCGACATGAAGGATATGAAGGTGGAAATCGTGAAGGAGATGGGGCAGATGGCCTCCAACCTCAGTTCGCTGGCTTCCGACCTGAAAGGACTCAACAACCTGCTCGCGATTTCCGACTACGGCATCCGTGCCAATAAACCCTGATAAGCCTATGAAGACGATGAAAGATTTCTGGAAGGAACTGCGCCAGCGCTGGCAGAATGCCATGCCGCAGTTCTTCAAGCGCATGATGTGGATCTGCGGACTCGTCAGCGGTACGGCCCTCGCAGCCAACGAGGCGATGGCAGTTGCGGGGATTGAGCCCCACCAGTGGTGGATTGACATCCGGCCTTACCTTATCGCCGTACCCGCAGGAGCCATGTTCGCCTGCAAGTTCACGCAGAATTATGACCGCGACGGCAATCCCGTGTCGAAGCCGCTGCCCGAGGCCACGCAGCCACAGGCCGTGAACAACTCCGACATTGAGACCGTCAGCGCCACGCAGCACCCCGACACAACGAATGCCGGCAGACCAGCGCCCGCCGACATCGACCCCTATAACGAGGATTGATCAGTGCCCGCCCGGCGTCACTAACAGGCTCGTGCGGAATCGGAACAGCTTCACACCGATGTAGAGCGAGTCGAAAGCGTCGGTGATATCAGTACGGGTAGCCATCGGGTTGTCCTCGGTCTCGGCCTTCTTCTCCTGCGACTTATCCTTCTTGATGGTCTTCGTCGTGCCCGTGTAGCTCACCTTGATTTCGGCTTGCTCCATTGCCAGGATAAGTGCCTCGTTGTTGATGCGGTTGATGCGGATGCCGGGATAGGCGAAGCCGCCCAGTGCCTCGTTGATGATTTTCCATTTCTCGGTGTGGAACATCGGGTGTCCCATGTCGATGCCGATCACGTCCCACTGATACTTCTGTAGCTGTCCGATGATGGTGTCCTTGAAGTCGAGGTTCTTCTCGATGGCATAGCCCTTGAACTTGGCCGTCGAGTCGTAGTAGTAATAGACGGTGCGGTTGTGGTTCTTGTGCGGCCCGTAGTAGCGGTTCCAGTCCTCCAGCAGCGCGTAGAGCTTGCGCTCGTACTGCACGTACATCGAACCGAGCACGCAGAGGCACTCCACCCCGTCGCGGCGATACACCTGTCCCGTGACGATGCAGTTCATCTTGTCGTTGTAGTCGAAGGCGATGTGCAGCGGCAGCACGTCAACCACGTCGCCGTCCTGCGTGCAGTCATCGACGCGGGCCAGCCGGTCGAAGTCGTAAGCCTCGTACTGCTCCGTGTATTTCGCCCCGCTCTTGATCTGCGTGGCGGTCTGCAGCGTCACGCTCTTGTCGATGCACGGCGCGTCGTCGGGGATGTAGCCATGCACGTTCTCGATGTCGAGGTTGGTGTAGAATCCGTCGTTGGCCTTGCGCTTGCGAAGATTGAGGATCGACGTGCCGAACACGCCGCTGGGCAACTCGCGATACATCTGGGCGATATACTCAAACGTCACGATGTCGGCATTATCCAAGGTGGATGCCCGCCAGCAGTAGAACGCACTCGCCCTGAGCTGCTGGATGCGCTTCAGGTAGGCGTTGTTGGGGATGTTCAGTTTCATCAGTTCAAACTGGTCCTCCTTCGTGATGAGATACTTGTGGTTGTAGAGCAGTTCGGCATCGTCCTGCGATATCAGCTTATACGACACGAGCATGTTCACGCAGCCCTTCGAGTCGGCGGCATACTGTTTCGGGATAATCCTGTAAGGCCCATCGCGCTTGCTGACCGCCTCGAAGAGCGCCTCTATCGCCTTCTTCTTCTCGGGCTTCACCTCCATCGGCTGCCGACCCTCCTTCTTGGCATAGTAGAAGAAGTCGTTCCACTTGATGACATCCCGTGCAAATGCCTCCAGCTCCGCCTGAATCTGTCGGTATGTCATGTCGGTAAACGGCCCCAGCATCGGTTTCTCTTCGAGTTTCTCTTCTTCCTGTTCGAGCCATGCGCCCTTCAGTGTCAGCGAGGCGTCGCTCATAAACGATGTGCCGCAGTAGAGCGGGTTCTCACGCGAGAAGCCTGGATCGCCGAAGGGATGCGTCTGTCCGCTGATGGCTGGCACCAGCTCCTCGTAGATTTTCTGTTTCTTGGCAAATCGGCACTCGTCGAACAGCGCGTGGTTGAAGGTGTAGGAGTTGGCACTGGCTATCTGGGCCATCGAAATCATCTGCCATATAAAACCGTTGGCAAACCAGATGGAGTCCGAGTAGTTGCGCAGTTCGGCTATCGGCTTCGGCACCCACGACGGCGGTTTGCCAGGACCGTAGTGTACGCCCGGTGTCAGTCCGTAGAATCGGGCCATTGCCGCCAGCGCACTGGGGATGAGCTTGCACATCAGCTGTGCCCGCGAGATGCCGCCCCACGCACCCATGCCCTGCGGCATCGACTTGGCCACCACAAAAGCACGGTCGCCGATGTGCTCCGTCTTTCCGACACGGCGCGATGCCACGCCCCGCTCGTCGTGCGCCTGGATGATGTGGCTCATCCTTTGCGGCTTGTTCATGTATATATCTACCGAATCAGCCATAGTCCAATTTTTACATTTTTACATCTTTCGTCGGGCGAAGATGCACGGCTCGCCCGTGGCCATCGAACAGGCCATCTGGAAGCCCGCCATCTGCAAGTCCTCGACATAGAGCGCCAGCGGGTCGCCCAGCGAACACACGTAAGCCTTGAACACCTCGCGCAGCCTTGCGTCGTCGAACTGCTCATAGCCGTCGTCGCCCTCGCGGCACGGCGCATAGCCGTTCACGAAGGCCGTCACCTTTGCCGGCACGATAAAGTCGCGCAGACTGACCTTCGCCACCTCCACCTCGGGCATCAGTTCCTGCCCCACCGGGTCATCGTCCCAGTCCATCGTCTGTTTCTTCCTTCTGCTCATAGTCGTTTATCTTGCAAATGGGTCATACGTGTCAGGCTCGTCGGTCTGTTCGGGCTCGTAGGTCTGCTCCTGCTCTTCTTCGTTGTCGTCCTCTTCCGAGTCGGCAGGCACCATCATACCGTCCTGCCCCTCCACGAACTCCTGCACGTCCTCGAACTTCGCCCCGATCTTCTTCGCAAACTGGCGCAGCTCGTCGTCGGTATAGTTCGTGCGGTCGGGCTTGATAATCGAGATGTCGCCCGTGATATTCCGCTCTGCACCAGGTTTCAGTGCGTCGGCAGGGTTGGCATCCTCCTTGAAGTCATTGTTAAGTTTCTCCAGGTTCCTTTGCGCCTCGCGGATGGCCGACACGTTGCCCGTCTGCTGACCGAACTTCGACAGCCACCGCGTGTTAGCCTGGTACAGCAGCTTGTCCAAGTGGTTCTGACTGACGTTCAGTCTGCCTACCAGCGCGTTGACGCAATAAATGTCGTTGGCAATCTCCGTATCTCGTCTGGCCGACACCGCCCCCGTCTGAGGGTCGCGACGGATGCCGAGCACCTGCATCAGCTCCACGTCCTCGGCGATACCCATCTCCGCGTTTGCCACGATCAGCGCATAGTCCCTCGCGGCGAGGTTCTGCACCACCTTGCGTGGCTGGGCCGTCGGGTTCTCAATCATCAGTCGGTAGGCGTTCATCACCAGCAGTGCCCTGAATCGCTGGTCGGGTCGCAGGTTCATGCGGCTCAGTTCCACGCCGCCCTGCGCCCATCTCGTAATCTTGTCGATGTAGTTCTGTGAGGGTTGACTCATATCTTCCTTTCGTTTTCTTTGTTCTACCGACAAATTTACAATACACGCTCTTGCGAAATGGGACTATATCGCCCTCTTTTATCCCATTTCGACGGTGGCGCGGACGTATCTTTGAACCAGGATTTAAAGAAACGGATTATGTTTGAATTTGATAACGTACTCGAATACTGGGCGACGAAGTACAAGCGCATCAAGCACGACCCCGCCGCCAAGTCGAAGGACAAGCGCTTCTTCCGCATCCAGGAGATCGACCTGCAGTCGGAGTGGAGCCGAAATATGAACCTGATTGACAAGCCCTGCCTACTGTTCAGAATGGCAGAAGATGGGCAGGTGAACGCCGACAACGTGAACCGCCTCGACCGCTTCTGGGGCATCTACCTCGCCGTGAAGCAGAAGGGAGCGCCCAACAACGTGGTCGATGAACTCGGGGCCGCCAACTGCAAGCGCGAACTGATGAAGATGACTGCCGCCCTTATCGCCTGGCTGGTGCGCCTCCAGTCGTGGGCCAACAACGGGCGCACCGATGTCAGCAACCCCTTCTTCTCGCTCACCGACCGCGAGACTCGCGAGGGACTGCGCGGACTGCGGCTGCAGAAGACCGCCTTCTGGACCACCCCCGTCCACCTCAACGGCTGGTGGCTCATGGGCATCGAGTTCTACGGCATCGACCCCCGCCCCCTCTGCGTCAACGATGCCGACTACGACGAATAACCACACAAGTGTATTTTTTGACATAGGCAAGTGTGCGACCGACCGCGAAGCCCGCCGCACACGATTTTTCTGCGCCCTATATCATATATATAAAGGTATAATATATCATATATAAAAAGGAGAGACCCTGCGACGGAGCCTCTCCTTTTTCGTATATAGTAACCAATGCTTACATGTTTCCGAGGTCAACGTTCAAGCCATCAAACGAGTTGAGTATATCGACCGTACCTTCCGCGCCCCAGAAGTCAACGAGATAGTCGCGCAGGCGAGTCTGCAAGTGACGAAGCTCTGCCATGATGGCCGGACGGTGTGACGAACCTTGCGCACGATTCCATGAACCGATGTAGCGACTGCGGAAGCGTACATTCCTGCCACGCTCTACGCCCGATGCTTTCGTACCGCTACCTACTCCAATGTCAACGTACTGAAGATAGTCATTGAATCGGTATTCCAGAGTAACCGCTTTCTCGCTTGCGTTGACAATAGAACCGTCGATCGAACGGAAGCCCTCGCCAGTTGAATACCACTCTTCGCGCTTCTTGCGGATTTCATTGATCTGACGATAACCTGGATAGACTTCATACGGCCAGATTCTCTGTGTGGCAAAGTTAGCCTGAATTTGCGCGAGCGTCTGTTTGTGAAAGTCGCTGACGACCATCCGTGCCGGGAATATCGGGTTCTGGATTCTTTTTGCTGCCATAATCGTTTCTTTTTGTTGCTACAAGGACGGTGCAAGCCCGTACTCGCGATGAATTACTTTATTCATCGCAAAGATAGTGTCTTTTGTGCACGAATTGGGACAAGCGAATTTGCCTATGTCCCAACTTAGCACGATTGCGGTATTAACTTTGACGAAAAATAGAAACCAACACAGGAGTTAGAATATGGCACAAGCAAGAAAAGCTCAGGTAATCATCACTGCCAACGCCTCAGTGGCCGAGAAAGTGATGCAGGAGTTGGAAGGCGCAGCTACCCGTGCGTCCAACCGCATGAAGGCACTCGCCGACGCAGGAGCGCAGATCAAAGAACGTATGCGCCAGCTGGCGGCAGCCAACAAGCAGAACACCGACGAATACAAGCAACTCGACGCCCAGTTGAAGCAGAACAACAAAGACTTCAAGGCCGCCGAGAAGGAGTTTCAGGCGTTCAACAGCCGAATGCGTGAGAACGTGAAAGACACGAAGCGCGTGGAGCAGGTGATGAAAGACCTTGCCAACACGGCTACCCGTGATTTGCGCCGTGCCCTGCAAGCCGCCAAGCGCGAACTCGACAAGATGTCGGCCAACGACCCTCGCCGCACCAAGATGATTAGCGACATGCGCAAATTGCAGGCGCAGATTGATGCCAACACGGGCTCCCTCAAGAAACAGCAGTCTGCCTGGGGCTCTCTTGGCACTACAATGAAGAATCTGTTTGCATACGCAGGTGTCTTCGCGGGTTTCAACAAGATCAAGTCGCTCATCGAGGACGTGTTCCAGTCGAACCTCAAACTCAGCGACTCGCTCGCCGATATCCGCAAGGTCAGCGGACTGGCCATGACCGACATCAACCGACTGTATCGTAACATCACGCAGATAGACACTCGCAACACCATCGAGGCGCTCAACCAACTGGCCTACACTGGCGCCAAGCTCGGTATCGGCCAGAACTACGGCGTGGAGGGACTGACGGGCTTCGTCAAGGCCGCAGAGCAGGTGCAGATGGCCCTCGGCGAGGATATGGGCGAGAAAGCACTGCCCGAACTGGCCAAGATGACCGAGGTGATGGGACTGATAGACAAGTACGGCGTAGAGCAGGCCATGCAGAAAGCCGCTTCGGCCATCTTCCAGCTCGGCGCAACCTCTACCGCCACAGGTACTAACATTGTGGAGTTCTCAAAGCGACTCTACGGTCTGGCCAACGTCACCCGCGTATCGACCGACGACCTGCTGGCACTCGGCTCGGCTGCCGACGCAATGGGACTGATGCCCGAAGTAGCCGCCACGGCCTTCAACAAACTGTTTACTTCGGTTCAGAAGAACCACAACATGATTGAAAAGACGTTGGGATTGCAGCAAGGTCTTATCAAGAGCTATTACGACCAGGGCCGCACGATGGAGGCTATCGTAGCCATCTTCGAGAAGATGAACCAGACTGGCAACCTCAACCTGCTCGGCGGCGTGTTCAAAGACCTCGGTAGCGACGGTGCCCGACTGGTGAACGTCATGGCAACGATGGCCGACCGCGTGGATATTCTGAAGAAACACCTCGAAACCTCGCGCACGGCATTCAAGGAGGGCGAGGCAGTCATTGGCGAGTACATGATTCAGAACCAGACCGCCGCCGCTATGGTGGAGCGTGCCTCCAACCTCTGGGCCAAGGCGTTCACCAACCCAGAGGGCGTGACGATGGTGCAGACACTGGCAAAGGAGTGGTACGACCTGTCGAAGGAGATGACCAGCAGCCAGTCAACGATGCTCTCGCTGAAGTCCGCAATCGAGGGCGTGGCTTTGGCACTGCGCACTATCATTAGCCTCGCACCGTTCCTGATCAAGGCTTTCGCCTGGGGAGGCATACTGGCCATGATCCGTGGCGTAGGCTTCGGCTTATACGGTCTGATTACGCAGTTGCGTGCCGCCACGGGAGCCGCCATGACGCTGCAGGTGGCACTGAAGAGCAACTGGGTGCTGGCAGGCGTCAGTGCCGTGGCGGCAGCCATGACCATGCTCTACGAGAAGTCGCAGGCAGCCGCACAGGCCGCAGAAGCCGCCCGTGAGCGGCAGGCAGAACTCGACAAGGCGTTCGCGTCGTCGAAGGAGGCTGTGCAGAACGTTGTCAAGCCGTTGGAAACCTACAAGCGCGTGCTCGACGATGCCAACCTCTCCGAGAAGCAGAAGATGGACTTGGTGAAGGACTTCAACAGCACCTACAGCGAGTATCTCGACTTCCTCGGCATCGAGGTCAAGTCTGTCGATGACCTCCGCGATGCCTATGCCCGCGTGGTAGAGGTGATGCGCATCAAGAAAGCCTACGAGGAGCGGGAGTCATACCGCACGCAGGTCAACGGCACCAACCGCATGGACCGCATCGGCGCACAGGCACAGGCCGAGAGCGAGGCACGCTCGCTGGGCGTAGAGGGCATCAACAAAGAATACCTGGAGGGCACGCAGAACATCCACCGCAACGGCCACGTAGTGCGTCAGGGCTCCGACAAAGTGGTGCTCGACATCCTGAGAAAGCGGTACGGCAACAACGTCGGCATGTCGGCCAGCGGACAGGTGTACCGCATCGAGACCATCGACAAGAGCCAGCCCGTATCGGCCAACAACCAGCGGGTGGTCAATATCGACGTCGATGTGAGCGGACTGCGCTCTGCCGTCAGCAAGTACGTCAGCAGCTATCGCACAGAGAAACAGACCGACCAAGAGGTTGATCAGAAGTTCGACAGCGAGTTCTCGTGGACCGACGGCACGGGCAGGAAGCGCAGCCTCTCGGAGTTCAACATCGACGAGTACAACCAGAAGGTGATGGAGGGCCGTTACAAGCGCAAAGGCTCGCTCGACCGTGAGGCCCCCGACAAAGCCGCCATTCGTGCCGCCAAGAAGGCCGAGGCGGATCACAAGCAGGCGATTCGCAAGGAGCTGCAGGATGCAAAGCAGGAGTCGGATGCCATCATCGCGAAGATTGAGGAGTGGTACCGGCTGCAGGAGACGGTGGTGACAGGATTCGCCGCCGACGGGAAGTGGACGCAGCAGCAGGCGGAGATGGTGAACCGCGAACTGGAGGCGGCGAAGAACGAGGCGCTGGCCAATGCCCGACTGGCCATCAGCGGGCGCGACACCCAGACGTGGGAGCAGACCAAGGAGAGCCTGCGCGTGATGATGTTCGACACGGGCGAGTGGTCGCAAGAGCTCTTCAAGCAGATATTGGACGTTTCGATGTCCGCCATCAGCAACAAACTCGCAAAGATCGACGCAGCTGGCGGCAAGTACGGCATCACCACCTCGTCGCTGAAGGACGGACTCGACAAGAACGCCGCCGGCAACCGCCGCAAGGTGCAGGAACTGCGCAACAAGACCGCCAAGGAGGTGGAGAAGATGCTCAAGCAGTACGACTTCTTGCAGCAGGCGATGGACGCTTTCGACAACCGCCTCGCCCAGTTGGGGCTGCTTACTGACAGTGCCGTGGCCGCTGCCAACCGTATCCGTCAGGCTGCGGAGAACCCGGACGAGGCACTGAAGGCTGGCTATCAGGCACCGCCAACCGCAGAGCAGGTACAGCAGCAGCGCCGACAGGGACTGGAGACCGCCGCCACCAGGTTTATCGCCGGAGGCGGCAAGTCAATGGCTGTGAACTACAACGACAGCAAGGAACTCAACGACTGGCTGCGCGAACTGACCAATGCCACCGTCAGCATGGGTGCCAACGGTATGGAGTTTAAGTTTGAATCGTGGGCAGATGCCTTCAAAGAGGATTTCGACAAGTGGTTGCACAACACTGAGAAATACAAGTCGGAGATTCAGGCATTCTATCTCTCGCTCGTTCAGGCCAGCGACGACTACACCGAGGCCACGAAGAAAGCCTACGAGCGCGAAAAGAAACTGCAAGACCAGCGATTCCAGTTGGCTGGCTACCGTGATCAGGAAGAGCAGACCGACAAGTCGTTGGAGCGTCAAGGTATCTTAAAGGATGCGGGTATCGGGCAGACTATTCCTGAACAACTCGGACTTGATAAGATTGCCGACGATCCTGAAATCCTGCGCATACAAAACCGCATCCATTGGCGAAAGGTGGAATACGATGATGCCAAACGTAATCTCGAAGCACAGATGGAACTCGACCGTCTGCGCATAGAGGAAATGCAGCGCAACGGAGCCACTGAGCAGGAGATAGAAGATGCCAAGATGACGCTGAAGCAACAGCGGTCAGGACTGGAGGAACTGATGAAAGAGCGCGAGACGGCGCTTATCAACGAGACCTACAATCTGACATCTCAGGTAGCCCAGCAGATGCAGAAGCGCGTAGATTCCATCAAGAACTTCGTCAAGCCCGTCACCGACTTCACGCAGGCCGCAGGTCGCAAGATTGGCGACATGATATTCAACATGAAGAGTGAAGAAGCCACTTGGGAAGAGTTGTGGAAGAATATGGCTCTGGCCGTTGGACAGGCCGTCATTGAGATGGGAGCGCAGTATATGCAGAACTTTATCATGCAACAGTCTATCAACCGTGCCAGCGAGAGCGAGGCCGTCAGCGACGCAACGGTGAAGACCACGGCAGGTATCGCAGCCGGTTCGGCCAAGACCATCGGTGAACTCGGATGGTGGGGCATTCCGCTCGTAGCCGTTATCTCTGCCTTGCTGATGGGATTGTTGCAGGCTGCCCTTTCCACCAACCGCGATAGTGGCAGTAACGCCAATGCTGCCAAGCCGAAGATTAAGCTCGCACAGGGGATGCTGACGTATGATTCCGGCAACCTGCAAGAGGTTGCCGGTGAAGGACGCTCGACCTCTGGTCGCTTGCTACCAACGGGACGCAAGAACGTGCAGACCGTCGTGGGCGATGACGGACGGGTGTATCGGGCTCGCGAGCAGCAGTCGTTGCCGGATGGTGTGTCGATGGTGACGGAGCCGATTGCCACCCGCGTGAACGGTCAGCAGGCGCTCGTCGGTGAGCGCGGACCTGAGATTGTCATCGGGCGACGCACGACAAGGGCGATCCAGATGAACCGTCCCGACCTGTTGCGCGACCTGGCGATGATCGACCGTGGCATCACGACGCGCAAAGTCAGAACCTTCGATGAAGGTAATATCAGCGACATGGCGAGTGCCTTCGCAGGGCAGCTGCCTGCCACGCAGCAGGGGCAGCAGGGTGGCGGCGACGCCCAGCGTGAGCGCGACCAGGCGATGTTGGCGACGCTCGGTACGCTGTCGCAGACCATCGGTCAGTTGCAGCAGCAGCTTGCGGCTGGCATCCATGCCGAGATGAATATGTACGGTGACAACGGGGCTTACAAGAAGTTCCAGCAGGCTGATAAGTACTATAAAAAGTATGGCGGTTAGCGAGATTTCCCTACCTACCTTTTTTGTAGGGCGCGTGCCCTACGGTTCCCCGTTCATTTTCTCGCTCGCTCCGAGAAAACGAACCAAAAGAGGGGCGCTACCCCCAAGGCCCCCTTCAAAGGGGGATGCAACACGAAAAGTCGCAGAGACCGCCGACTTTTCTCCGTTTTGGTATCGCGGGACACGCGATAATCTTTTTTTGTTTTATAAATTCTCGAAAACATTCCGCACGAAGAGGTCTTTAGAGGATGTACTATTATCGGAATCTTCTTCGATTCTTGTGTCGCATAAGCGAGACAAGCAAATCGACATGAGATGCTGTCTGAGCGAAGCGAGTTCATCGAATGATTACGATAATCGGACAGCCGGCCTCTGAGACAGGACGTTTTCGCGCTCTTTCTTTTGATTCGGTTTTCTTTCTGGCGACAGAAAGAAAATGAATGCTTGTCCCATTTTCCAATGGTCGCGACATTAATTTTGGAGCAATGATACAAATAAATAAAAAGGTATAACGATATGAGAAAGAAGAAAAAAGACCACCCCAACGTGACGGTGGTGACGAGCCGCGAGGAGTTTGAGCGCGAGGCGCAGCGGCTGCGCGAGAGCGGATTTACGGAAGTGCCGGGTGCGCTCGGCGGCGGCAGCGGCGGCGGCATCAGCCCCGACTATGCCGACTACCTCGAAGCGAAGTTGTCGTGCGAGGCGAAGACCGGCAGCGGCAAGACCTCTCTGCCCCTGCTCCACGTGAGCAGCGGCTGTGCCCAGCCCGTGACGGCGGCCAACGGCCACAAGGGAAGCTACATCACCTGGGGCGCGGGCAACCGCATCCCGAACGTCATCTCACTGCTCTGTTCGCTGCTGCCCTACACGGCGGCTGCGCTGAAGTTCAACATCGACCTCTGTTGCGGGATGGGGCCACGCCCGATGTACGCCTACACGCAGTATATTGGAGGTAACGTCTCGCAGAAGTCGATACCATACGACCAGGCCGACAAGCTCATCCTCGGACAGATACGCGACCTGCAGCTGCAACTGGTGAAGCTGGAGGCAGAACATCCGGAGTTGACTGAGGATGACGGCGCAGCAGGCATAGCGCTTGTTCAGACCACCCCACCTGTCGGCACCCCTCCTAACTCAGGAGGGGAAACAGATACCTCGAAGCCTCGCAAGTCTGCCGCCGAGGAGATGCGCGACGAACTGCGGGAGCAGATAGAGAGCCTGCGCAAGGACCTCGCCACGTGGCAGCTGACGATGAAGCAGCTCTACGGCGACCCCGACGCGACGGAGGCCGAAGACCGCATCGGATTCCTCGGGCGCAACAACCTGCTGCAGACCTTCCAGCAGCTCTACGCCGACATGCTGCAGTACAACATCTGCTTCCCCGAGTTCGAGTTGCAGAAGTCGTACCTCGTGCCCTCGCAGCAGACCGACCCCGCGACCGGCAAGACGGTGATGAAGGACGTGCCCGCCTCGCAGTGGTCGCCCAAGGTGGTCGGACTGAAATGGCGCAACGCCAAGACCATGCGCCTCGAAATGATGTCGAACCAAAACCGTATAGAACATGTTTACATCTCAAACCAGTGGCTTTCATCGCCCGAACAGACCATCCCAACGCAGGATAGTGATTTCAAGATCGACGCTCTTCCGGCACTCTCCTATCAACAGCCAGCCCAAGACCTGGAACGGCTTGCGCGAGACGCCCGAACCGCTCGAACTGGCAAAGCTGCCAGACCCACTCATGTAGTGATGCCCGTCACGTACAACGAGTACGGCCACCCTTATTACCCCGTGCCGGCGTGGTACTCCGTCTTCAGCGGCGATGTCTATACCTACGCCTCGCTGCTCATCTCCGACCGCAAGAAGCGCCGCGACAATGCCAATGTGATAGGCAGGATTCTGTATGTTTCGGACGAATACATACAACGAATGTATATCCAAAGGCATCTCGACACGCCCGAACAGCGCCGCGAGTTCTTCCAGAAGGAGATTGTGGAGCCCATCAACAACTTCCTGAAGAACCGCGACCACATGGGAGAGCCGATGCTCGCCTACACGTTCAAGGATGCCGACGGCAAGGTGTATAAGTCGTGGGAGATCGTCGAGGTGCAGGAGAACAACGCCCAGCAGGCCGAGGCCAACAAGGAGGAGCTGGCCGAGATTTCGAGCATCATCCTCTTTGCGTGGGGCGTCGATTCGCAACTGATCGGCAACACCCCCGGCACGACCACCCGCAGCGGTGGAACCGATTTGCGCGAGCGATACCTGCTGAAACAGGTGAACATGGCGCTGATGCAGCAGCTGGTGCTCAACACGCTCCAGGTCGTCAACGTCCGCAACCAGTGGGACCCGCACCTCCAGTGGCAGATCAAGAAAGAAGTGCTCACCACGCTCGACAACTCGAAGACCGGCATCACCGAGGCCGAGAGCGCGTAAAAGAAAAAAAGTAAAAAGGTAAAACGATACAATTATGTTAATTACAACAATCGAGGAATTAAGACTGTGCTTCCCCAGCCACGCCATCGACCACATCGACGCATTTGTCGGCTATATCGACAACTCCGAGCACGAGTTTCTGCTCCAGCCCCTCGGACAGCCGCTGTATGACAAACTCTGCGACTGGTACGACCAGAACAAACCCGTGATGACCACCATCGACGACAAGCAGGCAGGCTATTACAACAAACTCCTGCTCATCGCCCAGCGCTGCGTCGCCTTCGACGCCATGTCGAGAGCCATCGACCAGCAGGCCATCTCGATCAACGGCTCCGGCATCAACTTTGCCAGTGCCGACGACTACAAGCCTGCCGACCGCGACGCCATCAACGCCGCCAAGCTCTCCTATCAGAAGGAAGCCCACTCAGCCCTCAACCGCCTGCTCTACACGCTGGAGCTGTGGACTTGCCAAGGGTCTGACGACACCGAGCGCACGGAGATCACCGCCCTCTGGCGCCAGTCGCGCTACTTCTACCTCGTCGCCCAGCTGCTCATCCCCTCAGCCGTCGTGCTGCAGGAATACCTGAATATCTACGACAGCCGCGAGAAGTATATCCAGATGCTTCCCGACCTCCACTTCATCCAGGAAGAACAGATTGCCCCCGCCATCGGTGAGGACTTCTGCGACAGGCTCGTGGCGCTGCAACTCCGTGGCGGCACCCGTCGCGACCTCACCGCAGCCACCGCCGCACAGCCGAAGACCGCCGAGGACGACACGCTGCCAGCCACCGTCCGCCGACTGCTCCACAAGCTGCGCAAGATAGAGGCCACCCTGCTCGAAGGCCGCACGAAGGTGCTCCGCGTCGAGAAAGACCGCCGCATCGCCGCCCGCGACGAGGGTATGCGACTGCTCAGCGACTGGCTCGCGTGGTGCCAGCAGCATCAGCAGGCCATCCTGCACGACCTCGACACGCTTGCCGGACTGCCCGCCACCGCCGCCGCCCTGCTCTCGCCCGACGATCAGAAGAAGCTCGACCCCGCACAGCTCGCCGCCCTGCTCGAAGCCGAGCGCCCCTTCACCGACAGCCCCATGTTCCTCGCCCCCGTCTGGGAGCAGCCGCAGTCATCGGGCACAGCCCCAGATGCCTGTCCCCACGACACCCACGACTGCGAAATCGACGGCATGCTGGTGACAGCTCCGCTTCTCTGACCCCCCCAAAAAAAAGGCGATATGAAACCGACAACATTAGATTTGAAAGTGCCTCGCGGATGGCAGCAGTGCTCCACCCGTGAGCTTGAGATGATAGCCGAGGAGATGATCCGCTCGCAGATGATAGCATCGCTCTCCCGATTCCATCCCTTCGACTGGACCGAAATCAAGACCCGCCTCTTCTTCCGCTTCTCGGGAGTGGAGGTGACGGACATGGTGGAAGACGAATACGAAAACGACGTCTTTATCTGCCGACACCCGTCGCTCGGCAAGGAGACGTTCGAGTTGCAGACCTGGCAGGTGTATTCGTTCCTCGAACAGCTGAAGTGGCTCGACGCCACCGACGCGAAAGGCCGACCCCTGCCGATGCCGAAGATGATGTGGCCCTACCCCGAACGGCTGTGGCGACTCCGATGGAAACGCTGGAAGCCCGAGAAAGATTACTACCGACCTGGCGAACTGCTCGACGGTCTCTCGTGGGCGCAGTACCGACTGGCGAACGACTGGATGGAGGTATATACCAATGCGGCGAACGGGCTCATCGCTGAACAAGAGAAGCACGCCAAGGCCAATCCAGAGCGCATCCGCAGCCTCGCAGAGCAGCAGGAGAACGCCCGACTGGAGGTGCTGGCGCAACTGTTCTACGTGAGCGACCCCGCAGAGCCGTCGAAGGTGAAGTCAGCCCCGCGCCGACTGCTGCGCAAGATTACCGAGGTCGAATGGCAGGTCATCATGTTCTGGTGGTCGTCGATGATGCAGTACCTGAAAGAACAATATCCGAAGTGCTTCAAGTCGTCGGCCAAGAATCCGAGGTCGCGCTCGAAGCAACAGCCGCTGCCGATTGAGTTATATACCCGCTCGATGGCCACGCTGCAGAAGTACCTCGGCGGCCTCACGGAAGATGAAATCAACGCCCAGACCGCCCACGCCATCCTGCGCCACCTGAACGACATGGCCGTAGAAGCCGAGGAAATGGAGAAACTCCGCCGCAAGCACAAATAACTATGCGCCAGCCGACAAAAAACCAAGCCGACCCTTTGATGGGTCGAGCTTACCTTAATGAATGAGCGACGAGTAGGAGCGGTTGCATCCTTCCCTTGGGGGAAGGCCTTGGTTGGGGGAATGCTTTCTTTGGTTCGTTTCTTTCGCGCCGAAAGAAATGAATAAACAGAATTATAAATTTTAAAATACATAAATTATGAGTTTTCTAAGCTATTTTTCAAAACAGCGCCGCGAGCAAAGGCGCAAGTTAAAAGAGTTGAAGGCCTTCGCCGACAAGTTCTCGACCCTCGACCGCCTCGAACAGTCGGGACTCCTCGTCTGGGACCAGAATCAACGGCGCCTGTTCATCGCCCAGTCGCTCGCCCTACTGATGATGAAGTCGGCAGAGTCGTGGACGGCCTTCGTGCAGAACGTCTATCTCTGGCTGGCTTATCAGCAGGCGCAGGAGGCTTGGAACGCCCACTTCTTGCGCTGCGAACTCGATGCCGTGCGCCGCGCCTCGGTCGGTGAGAACCACGAGACCGTCCGGCTCTCCCGCGCCGACGTCGAGCGCATCCGTCTCGCAGCCCGTCAGCAGGTCGCTGAATCAGACATCGAACCGCCGAAGGTCGAACCCTTCGAGATGTTCATCGTCGAAGATACCGTCGATGCGAAACCGAAGATTATCGCCGTCGGCTACTTCGACCCCGAGACCAACGCCCAGGAACTCGCCCCGTGGAGCGAAATCAGCGGTTTTGTAAGATCATCATCAGACGAGAAGCCATGACCGACGACAAGAAGACGCTCCAGATACAGCTGATGATGCTCGACATCGACGAGGTACTGACCCGCCACGGGGCCACGACCGAACAGCTGCTGACCGCCGCCCAGGCCATCGCCACCGCCGCCATCGGCGACCTCGTGAACCGTGGCACCGACCCCGACGCACTTCACAAAGCCGCCGACGCCATCGCCGAGCAGATCCGCACCGCCCTGCATAAGCGCATAGAGGAAGGGAAGCTACCTGAATGGTAATGTTAACAAACCTTCATCCGCATCAAGCGGGGTGCGTGATGCGCATCAAAGGGGGTGCGTGATGCGCATCAACCACCCCGTGCGATGCGCATCATCCTAAAAAATGGTCATTCAGATGACACATAGTTAATATATTTATTCACCAATTAAAAGCATTATCATTATGATTAATGTAATCAAGAAAAAGGGTGCAAACCCTATCACCAAGCAGGAGCTCCACTTTATCCAGTGGACGCGAGTATCAACCGTCTTAGAGACCGCACTCGCCAAGAAGATGGCACGCGGCGGCACCTACTCAGTCGGTGAAGCCTCGGGCGTCATGCTCGACTTCCCGCAGTTTATCATCGACGAGCTGCTCAACGGCAACGCCGTGAAGGTCTCAGGACTGGGCACGTTCAAAATCAAGGTGAGCGGCAAGGCCGACCCCGATCCAGAGAAGGTCACGACACGTGGTGCCAAGGCCAGCGTGGTGTTTGAGGTAGATGCCGAACTCGCCTCACGCATTGAGAACGAGGCTGAGTTCAAGCTCGTCACCACCCCTACACCCGAAGGACAGAAAGACGCCGACAGCGCCGAGACTCCAACGGGCAATGAGGGCGAGGGTGCCGGTGGCAACACCCAGACTGACGACTCTTCGACAGGCTCAGAGACCGCGGGCGCGGATCCGCAGAATCCCGGTGATGGGGATGGGCTTGACCAGGATTAATACCTCAAGGCTAATGCAAGTCGAGAGCAATGCCAAATCGCATTTGAGCATTGCCGAGGCGCAGCCTAAGCTCGACGCGCAAGCGTCAAGGCTAATGCCCGACAGGGCAACCTAATCAAGAGCCCCCGATGGAAGCGATATCCACCGGGGGCTCTTCTTCATTAAATCGCCAAATCTAATGATTGGAAGGTAAGAGAGTTTATACTGTCAGTTGCTCGGCTGGAAGCCGTGCTCATAGTCCACGTCCATCCACGCCACCTTCGGGAAATACTGCCCGATGTTGTCGCGGGTGATGATGATGGTGTCGCTCGGCGAGCGGTCCATGTAGTCGATGTAGATCTCACGAGGGAATGCCGTCAACTTCATCGGATAGATGAACGACCCCGACGCCCAGCGCCCGTACTTCTTGCCCGGCTCAAAGGGGCCTACCACGTGGAAGAAGTAGTTCTTCGTGTGCTTCACGTTCGCGTTCACCGCCCCCACGATGTCGGAGCACACCGCGTCGCCCACCTGATCGACACCGCTGTAGAGCACGTTTATCGACTTGATGGCCTTGTCGCCAGTTACCTTGAACTTAGTGTCCGTCATCTTCCGTCCCGGGCAGCAGCCGAATGGTCTGTCCTGCTTGAACACGAACTTCGAGAACACCACCTGTGCCTCTGCCGCCGTCGCCACCATCAGCGCCATTGCGGCCAATACCAATATCTTTCTCATATCGCCAAAAAATTATAGGGTTAAACAATAGCCATACCTTTATATATATTACTCCTCTGCAAAGAGCCTGATAGCCCTGCCGCACTGCGGACAGCGCACCAGCCCCACCAGCGTAGTGCCCTGCGGCTGCTGCTCCTGCGCTGGCTGCTTATCGAAGGGCAACTCTTCCTGCTCTGACTGCTGACCGTCGGTCTGAGCCGATGCCGCCTGCTGCTGCCCAGCCGATGCCGATTCAGCGGCAGGCTGCTGTGCGGACTGCGACGGCTTCTGGGCGGTCTTGCCCTCGTTCTCATACCAGTCGCCGAAGAACTCGGCGGGCGAACAGCCGATGACCAGAGCGATCTCGATAAGTTTCTTCACGTTGGGCGAGCCGTTGATGGTGGCGCTGAGCGAACCTTTGGTGATGCCGAGCGCGTTGGCCACATCCTCCAGCCTGAATCCGTGCTTTTTGATAACTGCTAATATCTGCATAGTTTTAATATTTTTACTCGTTTTGTTGTAATTCTGCTGCAAAATTACAACTTTTCTCCAAATATCCAAACCTTTTTCTCTAAAAAGTTTGGCTGTTTTAAGATTTTTAATACTTTTGGTTTGGAAGTTTGAAAATATACTCTTAACTTTGCCGTGTTAAACATTAACACTTGAATTGTTAAATATCAAATCTGCTTTAACTTAACATATTAACACATGAAATGTTAAATCGGAGGTCTAAACCCTGTTAAAACGTCGTTTTAGTTGCGTATCTTTAATTAATGTAGTCAGATTGGCAATTTTTGGTATACCAATGATAATTGCTAATTTGCTGATAATCATATAGTCCTGTTTCTGGCGGAAAACCCGAAGCCTTCCAAACAGACGCGAGACCGCCGCCACACTGCCGCGCCTCGCCGGCACCCCATTGTCTGGAATGGGGTGTAATATGCGGGTGAGGGTGCGCGGTGTGGTGATCATCTCACTTTGCGGTGTGGTGCGGGTTTCTCTCTGTGTGGGTTTCGGTGTGGTGTGGTGGTGGTGTGATCCTCTCACCTCATCAGAGAGTGAGAGAGTGAGAGAGAGAAACCCCAAACAGATTGCACCCTCATTTCTTTGTGTGTGTGTTCAGGTGGTGGTGTGTGTTCCGGTGGTGGTGTGGGTTTCTCTCTGTGTGGGTTTCGGTGTGGTGAGGGTGCAATCTGATTGCAGCCATACCACCACCACCAAACCACCACCACACCACACCACAAAATGAGGTGTGAGAGATCACCACACCACCACACCACCAAATGAGAGAGAAAACGAAACCAAATACCACCAAAAGCAACAAACAGAGAGAAACCAAAACCCAATACCACCAGAAACCCAAACAGAGAGAAACCGCAAAAAATCGGCACACCTTATTATATATATAGGGGCAAAAACGCAAAAGTTTGAATATTTTGTAACTTTTTCGGAAAAAGTTTGGTTATTTTGAAAAATTTTCGCTCAAAAGTTTGGAATATTCAAAACTTATTCTTACCTTTGCAGCGTAAAATTAAAACTTTAAGCAAAATATTAAAACCGAAACCCCAATGGCATATAATAGGGGATTAAGACAATGACACATTTTAATTTTAATGGTACAGAGGTAAAAGTTAGTGCATCTTTCAAAGGTGAGGTTTCAAATGTTTGGGGTGATGGTATGCAGCATTTTAAGTTCATCATTACCATTACAGCCAATGACAAAAAAACATCTTTCACTTATTATGATTCATTTGCTAATTGGCAAAAGAACAAACAGAACTTAGATTCTGACGATCTCAAATCTGCATTGGACTGTTTTTTCTCTGATGCATCATGTTATGAGAGTGCAACAGATTTGGCGGATTTTCTTTGTGAGTTTGGGTACAATGAGGACACAGAATCTTTGCGCAAAGGTATGAAAGCGTTTGACGGATGCAAACGTCATTATCAAAGTGCGGTTAGAGTGTTCGGATCTGATTGGTACGACATCGCAAACGCTATTAATGAATAGTTACTAATTAATCCCTATTACAGAGAATCAGATAAAAAGAGTACAGAACCATATAAAAAACATTGAGTTATGACTACAAAAGATAAATATTCGTATGAGGTGAGAAAACAGGTCAAAAATGGTGTGGATTTCTCAAAGAATGTATTTGAAACCCCTATTATATTACGCATTGATTTAGCAGAGATCGCACGAAAATACCATTATAAGAAAACTAATCCTAACCACTCTTTGGGTGTGTGTTTCTATCTGCTATTGCAAAGAGTATATAACCAGTTAAGAAATGAGGGTGCAATCTGATTGCACCCCATACAGAGAGAGAAAAAAGAGTTATAAACAATTTAATCCGGTAAGTTATGAATAAGTTATTTTTAGTGATCCTTTGTGTTGGTGGTGTGGGTATGTCGCAAATCTACTCATATAGCCCTACACAGTTACTTTGTGATTTAGTGAGAAGTGGCGAGACCATAAGCAATGTAACAATAAAGAGCGCATAAAATCGGATTAGGGGCAAATATTGAACTTTGTGCGGATCGTAACCGTGTACCCCTACAATTATAGAGTAATAGACAATTTAAAACCGAAACCCCAATGGCATATAATAGGGGATTAAGAACATGAAATATAATACATTTTATTCCCACAAACTGAAATGTGAGGTTAGGCAAATAAATGTAAGAACCGCAAAGAAACTCTTTGAGAATGGGAAAGGTATTTTCTTTCAATCCTCAAATATGACATTTGACAATGTATGGCACACACCATTCTTTTTTAATGCAGAGTGCGCAAATGGTCAAAGTTTCGAAACTCTTTGTAACTCATACAGATATTATAATTGCGACAATTACAGAGGGAAATATATCAATTACTTTATGAGGGTTTCGGATTTCTCATAATACCCCATACCCCTACATTATAGGCAATTTATAGAATCCCTAAAATATTGCAGATATGAAAAAAATGGCATACATCAAAGTTAATGGTACGACATTTGGCTACATTTGGCAATGTACCAAAAACAAAGAGTATTTTGTTAATTGGTGTGGGTGTAATGGTGGTGAGTTTGCGCAATGGTGCAAACAGATTGCAGAGATACCAAACGCAATAAACTCAATCTTTGGTGTGAGGGTTTCTTTAAAACCTTTGAAATGGTGTGCAAATTCTTTCGACCAGATTGCAGCAGATCACCCCACAATTATAGAGAATATTATCTAATCCCTACATTATAGACATATTATAGAATCACTTAAATATTATAGATATGGCAAAGATTGATATTTCAAAAGAGAGTTTAGAGAGTTTTAGCCACAATAAAAATGTGTGTGGTATCTCTCAAAGTGAGGTGATCACAAAGAGAATGATTGCACCCATTGATGAGAAAAACGTTACATCCGATTGGATAGAGCAAATATTTGACGGATATAATTGTACCTATACAGAGGTAAAACGCACACACAAATATTGCGGTTTCGTTGGTGGTGAATTGGTGATGTGTTCTTACACCTTTGGCACAAATACCCTGCAATGGTGGATTGTTATACCCTCTTATGATAGTGAAACCGCATACCATTACAATGAGAGATTGCAGAGAGTAAACTCTATCTTATTAGAGAGATTGCAAAAATTTGAGAATGATGAGAGTGATCTGTTTTCCTACATTGATAACAAAGGTTATTTGATTTATCAGGATTTCTATTTCAAAGGTGAGTAATCCCACATTATAGGCATATTATAGAATCACTTAAAAATTACAGATATGGCAAAGTTTACGATAGATTTAGACTATTTCGACATTAAGAGTAAATCTTTGGTTGGTGATATGTGTTTCTTCTTTGAAACCTCATTGGAAAACTCTATTTGGTGTGAATCTGCAAAAGAGATGCAACAGAGTTTTGAGGATGGTTTCAATGGTGGTGATATTGGCAATGAGATCGAAAACCCAGAAATCCACAATGTATGTGAGGTGGTAGATGAGTTTGGTATGATTGGGTATCCTAAAATCTCTAATATAGTTCTGCTGCAAAATCAGAGAGATTTAGAGAATCATATCCGGAAAATGGTTTCACAGAAATACCCACAATCGGAAATCAAAGTTTGGTATAAGTGATACCCATTATAGAGAGTTTATAGAATCACAGATAAATTTAGAACCGAAACCCCAATGTGATAACAGGGGATTACGACAATGAGTAAAACAGAGATTTTAAAGAATGCTTACAACCGCATAAAGAATGGCGAAACATTGGTATGTAATGGGTGTGTAATGTGGAAATATTATGATCCGTTTGCAGGGCATAATGTAATAGAATGGCGCAATTTCGGACAAAGTGCAAACCGCATGAATTTCGACAATTTCAAATGGATTGTAGAGGTGATCGCAAAGAGTATAGATTACATCTTTGAAACCCCACAAGAGTATGCACAAAGAAAGAACATACCATTGTATTTGGTTTAATATCTCTTTATAGGTATATAGAGAGTTTATAGAATCAGAGAATTATTAGAACCGAAACCACAATGTGATAATAGTGGATTACAAAGATGGCAAAGAATTTAGAGTTTATCAATGTATTAGAGGATTCTTACCCATTGTATGAGTATTGCAAAGAGAATGGTTTTACCGATTGTGAGGATTACGATGAGTGGTTTGACAATGGTGGTGAGTTGAGTTTCTTTGAGGGTGATCCCGACATTATCAAAGTGAATGGTGAGATAGGTTATTTCTGCAAATGTGGTGATGTGGTTTTCTACTACTTTGATGATTGTTTCACACATGATGCAGAACAGATACTCAAAGGTTTCTTTGCAGCATTCAATGTGGGTACTACCATTGGCGGTGAGAGTTGGATGAGTGGTGAGTTACCAAAGGGTGTGAGTGATGCAGCAGAGATACAGAATTGGGATGTGTGGGAAAAGATTAGATGCGGTATTGCATACAGAGGTGGTGCCGGATATACCTACACTATACAGAGTTGGGGTAACTATTTGAGGTATGCAGCATAACCCCATATTATAGACATTATAGGAAATCAGAGATATTACAGATAAACAATTTAATTCATAAGAACCGAAACCACAATGTGATAATAGTGGATTACAGAGATGAAGAACTATAAAGTAAAGTTATTCCATTTTGATGAGTTATCAGAGGATGCAAAAGCAAAGGTGTGCGATAAGGAGAGAGAGAGTGATTATAACTTTGGCTATCTCTCACAAGAAACAGATGCAGAGGAAAGAATCGCCACATTGGATAAGTTCTGTGAGGTATTTGGCATTAAGTATAATATAGATTACGATCATAATCACAGATTCATCGAATGGCATTTCCTGGATGTGGATATGAATGGGTATGATTGGTGTGATGAGGATATAGAGGGTAAGTATCTGTTGAGATTTCTCAATCGCTACTACTTTGATATTCTCTCAAAGAAATACTACTCATGCAATCAGCATTACGATGAGAATGGCAAATTCCATTACGCACACAGATATTCACGTTTTCAGTATGAGAGAGGTAATTGTCCTTTTACCGGAATGTGTTACGATTGCGACATATTGGATAAGATTTTTGAGTGGTATGACAAACCTAATTGGAAAATCTCTTTGCATGATCTCTTTGAGGATGTTTTCTCTCACTATATGAGTTTGTGGGAAAGTGAGGATGATTACCGCATGAGTGATGAACACATTTCCGACATGATTTCTGCTAATTGGGGTGATAAACTCTACTTTGAGGATGGTAGAGAGTTTAACGGCAATGAGGATGATTTAGAACCGATTGCAGCATAATTATAGGGTAAGTGAGAAATTAAGCGATTACAAACGATTATAGATAGGAATTAGAACCGATCCCCGAATGTGTATATAAGAGTGGGTTTATAAAGATGAAGAAAAACGATATTTACAGAGAGTTTCAAAGGATTGCAGCAGAGGTAGTGGGTGACAACCGCAAAGCTCAAAAGTATTATGTGATGCAGATGTGCGAACAGTTGGGTAAGGTGAACCACAAGAACCCATTTGTGATGTGGTGCAGCAGGAAAAGATGTATGGTGTATCAGAGTGGTATGGTAGAGAAACCTACACCAAAAAACTCACAGAATGGTGCATACTACCTTTTCCGCAATAACTCACAGAGTGCAGAGAGAGTATCTTTTTAAGTGAAGAGTGAATAGTGAAGAATTACATATTATAGAACCGGTAAAATATCACAGAATTATGAACAATGATGTATATATGGTGGAATACAAAGGTAAGAAATTCCCCACAAGAGAGATTGAGATTGAACACTACATTAAGGGTATGGGTGTAGTAACTATTGCCGATTGGGAATTGTGGAAAACAATAGAGGATGATTGCCGAAATGGGGATAGCAGAGCAACCGCAATCGACAATGGCATATTCTACTACTGCAATTCGGGAATGATAGCAAGCAATCCGTCTGATACAGAACTTATCTACTCTGTATTGAGGGGTATGCACAATGAGGATGATTTTACGGATGAGTGGTGGTACAATCTAATGCGCAATGCAACCTTTGAGATTGCACAGATGCACGAAAGAGGTGAGATCAACTGCAATGTAGAGGGTTATGAGTGTGGTGGTTATTATTCGGTGTATGGTTATAGTGATGGTGTGAATCACTCTCTTTATGAGGGTAAGAGTGCAAAGATGGCTGCAATGGCTGCAATGAGTGCAATCACCACCATCCGGCTGATGAACTATCCGTATTGGAGTATCACAGAGGGTGTAAGTACATTATAGAGTTTATAGGATATTAGAGATATTACAAACAATTTAATTCAGAATAAGATTATGGCACAGAAATATTCGTTTAAGACAATGTGGATTGATGATAAGGAAATGTTTTCAGTTTCATTGTTATGCAATGGTGAGGTGGTAGAAACTCACACATTCAAAGGACACCAGGATATGATGATGTGGATTTCGGACACAATGGCAGGGTTGCAACTCTGTGGCGATGATTGGGAATTTGTATGCAAAGAGAGAACCTATATTGAGAAACCCAAAGACAATAACCTTGATGCGCTATTCAATAGTGTGGTGGAAAAGAGACAATCAGATTACGATAAGCGCAGAGCAGAGGGTAAGGCAAAGGAAAGAGAGTGGATGCAGAGAACACAAGAGTTTTTCGCAAAGATCGAGTTCTTAAATCAGTATGGTTTCGGTTTCCACATTTCAGAGGAAAAGGAAACTGGTTGCACCTCTTATCCCGATGAACATAGAATATATATCCGTCCTTCAAAAACTCATGGGCGTATCAATGTAATGCCGAATGGTGACATACATTGCTCTTGCTATGTAGGCACTTACGACAAGACATTCAAGAGTGTAGAGGAATTTGTGAAAGCAATGGCAGAGTGTATCAGAATGAAGTAACATTATATAACCGATTAAAATTCACAGACTATGGCACAGAACAATATGCAATCAGACGAGTTGGTAATCACTATCCGCATTACATTTGAGCATGACGGAAGAATGGGTGATCGGGATGAACGTAATGAGTATGTGGCTGCAAAGGTGATTGGCGATGCGCTATCGCACACCCACACCATTGAGAACGGCATACAGATACACGACATCGAGAATTGTGGTGAGAATTGGTAACATTATAGACATTATAGGAAATCAGAGTAATTAACGAATTAAACAATAGGAGAATTAAGTTATGGCAAAAGAGATTAGTGTTTGTAAGGTAGATATGGGTAGAAACATTGAAAAACCCACAAAGGTGAATAGGTTTAAGAATTTCTGTACCTACTGCAAAGTACCCACAATAGGTTGGGGCAAGCCATTCTATGCAATCATGCAGGGTAAGTTGAGGGCAGTAAAGTTCATTCGTATTGAATACTACACCTACAATACCTTTAACAACACAGATAGTTTGGAGTGTAAGTTTGCAGTAATCTATCTTGATGTGGCAGGAATTGGTGAGGTGAAAGTTTCAGCACACTATTGGTACGACATTCCATTCTCTATCTTTGAGAGTGTAGAGGATTTCAGAAACAATGTGGAGTACGATGTTAGTCACGATGCAGGTGAGGTACACCTTTTAGATATGCTGCATGATGTTGCAAATGGTAGGCAGATGTTTAAGCATATTAGTGCAGGAGAGAATGATACCCTATTGCAGTTTGTGTGGGATGCAGCAAAGTGTGAGGTGAGAACCGCTTACACAGAGATACCCTCATGTATCAGTTACACAGAGAGAGAGGGTTTCTATACCAAAGAGAAATGGGTATTAGGCAATGGCAGATTTGCCACAAGAGAGGATTGTGAGAATGCCAACAATGTAGAGGTGGTGGAGTTTGAGGACGATCCTACTCACATTGAAAAGGATTTGCGCAAGCAGATTCGTACTGAAGTAATGCGTACCTTTGCTGATTGGCTAACTGCATCCGACATTGAGAATATGGCAGAGAGTATCATTGATGATTGTGTTGAGGATGTTAAGGTATGCAGCGACTACCCACACTACAATGATGATGATGTGCGTATTGCCATTCAGAGGGTAATTCTTAACAGAGTGGTTGGTGAGTAATCTTATTATAGAGTTTATAGGATATTAGAGATACAATTCAGAACCGAAACCGCAATGCGATAATGGCGGAGTAAGACAATGAAAGAGAATATTGCAGTATTGTTGGCAGAGAGGAACGATTTGGTGGAGAAGTTCAACAAGCGTAAGGACTATGCAGTCCAGGGTACGCAGGACAGAATGGATGAGATTTGCCGGCAGATAGACAGTCTGATGACAGAGGACAACTCCATTGAGGTGACTTTTTTAGAGTATGGTGTGGTGAGGTACACACAATCACAGATTGATGAGTTGAAAGCAAAGGGAGTGGATTTATTTCGCTATACGAAGAAAGCAGACGGGATGTACGATCATACGGAGAAGATACTCAAGCAGGGCAGGGTGATACTCTCTGATAATGACGAGAAGAATCGGTTTTTTCTCTTCTGCATTGGCTACCACAAGTATTTGGATGAGTACACTCCATTCTACCATATCCATGATCACTATCCCTGCTATCCCCACAAGATACAAAACTCTCTTGACATCTATGAGGGTACATACAAGAATCAGTTTGTGGATGATTTTGTCTATACGACTGCAAACGGAGAGTTGGCAATCAAGTATGGCAATAAGAGAGTGGATAGTTGGAATACCGCATACAACTGCGTATTGACTACCTCTATTCATGCCAACCTATTCAGCATTAGTCCTGCATTGATAAGCAAGAACCGCAAAGAGGTGCAGCGTTATGAGGGCAACCGATGGTATCACACTAACCGCATGATTGGGAGTTATCAGTAAACATATTATAGACATTATAGGAAATCAGAGTAATAACAACTTTTCGATTAAGCGAGTAAAATCAAATGTATTTGAATTGTCGAGCGTGAGAAAAGTCAAACGAAGTTTAATTTAATTCAGAATAAGATTATGGTACAGATTGAAAAGATAGACGGAATGTATAAGTGGGATTTGAACCGCATGGTGGATGATTGCTCAAAGAGGATTGGCGATAATGGCTACTTTGGCAGTTGGCACAAGATTCAGATAGACGGAAAGCAGACGATGGTGTATTGCGATGATAGGGATGCACTCTGCTTTACTGCAATCAATGAGTGGTTTGACGAGGTGGTAGTGTTGGAATGGAGTGGTGACTATCGTTGGAATAGCGACAAACCCGCAATCGTAAGGAATGGCGATAAGTTCAATATAGTGGAATGTCCCAAAGGTGGAATGTATAATAGCAGCAAGAAAATGCGCTTGCTCTGTGATGTGTGGTTTGAGTTAGTGGGTGATCCCAAATGGAAGTTTGACGATGAGCTGCATACCTACTGCATCATGGCAAAGATAGATGGCAATGTGGTGAAGATTACCAAAGAGGGTAGCATTGTAGAGGGAAACCCTCAAGAACTGATGGCAGAGGTTAGCCATTATAGCATGGATGAGATATTAGAGAAGTGGATTCGTGCAGGCAAACGCTGCATCTATCGTGAGGGATGGGCATACAGAGGTGCAAAGTCAAAGGTTATCAGCAATGAGGATGCAGAGAGAATGTTACCTCAATACCATTTCGGCAAAGGATTCTATGAGTTGCGTTGGACGATGGATGATGGCAAGGTAGCATTGGAGTTCAATGAACTATCAGTATTGGATATGGAGTAACCCTTTATAGCGAGTGTAAGAAATCAGAGTAGAAACAATTAAAGTATAGGAGAAACAAGTTATGATTATCAATATTGAGTTTACAACCGCAAGAGGTTACAAGTATGAGACGATGCGCACAGAGTTTGACCGCAACTATCGGGATGAGGAACAGGCATTGATCTTCGTGGAGAGCGAGGAGGATGATTTCAATGGCTACTTTGAGGTGAACATCCGCAAGGACAAGCAGGGCAAGGCTATCAGCGAGGGTTATGTGTGCGAGTATGCAAGCACAGAGGATAGCGACCCACAGACTATCTATGAGGATGCGAAGATTGAGGTCAAGCTGCATGACTTTGACGATGTGTTGGAGTTGGCTAATGCGGAACTGTGGCAGGATGATTTGCAGATTGTGTTGGAGTACGATGGTGAGTGTTATTGGGCTATCGGCACAGAGATTAAGGCTACAAAGGAAATTAAGTGGTATGTATCGGCAGACTTTGAGAACGAGGTGCGAGGGCATATCTATGAGTGTTGGGCACACGCAAGGGCTATGGCAAAGGAATTGGCAAAGACTGACGATAAACCGAAGATGTGGTGTGTGACTTATGTGGGTTTGTCGGATTCGGAGTACAAGGCTAATGGCTATTCAGAGGTTGCTCTGTATGCCACAAAGGATGCAGCGAAAGCGAAACTGAAAGCATGGCGAGACAACGAGATTGCGGAACTGAAAGAGCAGGAACGTGACTATGAGATATTGGAAGATGAGGACGATGAGTGCCGTATCAGTTGGTGCGGACATGGTGAGCAAATCCGCATTGAGGTACACGAAGTGGAGTTGAATAAGTAAACCCCTACATATTATATACATTATAGAATATTACAGAAATCAGCAACAATTTAATTCAGAAAGATTATGAAGAAAGAGATTATTTTGGCAGTAGCCAATCAGATACAGAACATGATGTATAACGACATTACTTGTGAGTATGGAGTGGAGAGTTTTGAGAGTTGGTGCAACGATGGTGAGGTGTTTGAGAACGAGGGTATGGATGCAGCCGATGTGAAAGAGTGTATGCAGTTGGTTAAGGTGGTTGCTCCATTGGTGGATAACTTGGTGATGAACAACCTCAATATCGACAATCCCGAAGTGGCGGTTGCGAAGAAAGAGTATGTGGTGCGGTCTATCTCATGGGATGATAAGTTGAATGCTATTATAGAGGCTGCGAGAAATGAGGGATTTGCCGAAGAGGTGGAGGATATAGACTTGCTCTCATATATCAAGGTGAACGACAAAGGAGAGAAAGAAACCTTTGAGGAACGTTTCGACTATATCGACACTACCACCATTCCGATATCTGTTCACTTTATCTGTGGCACCGGCTATGAGAACTATTCCGTACCTATCGGATGGCTGACAGACGAGAGTATTGATAAACTCTATGAGTGCGTGATAAACAAGTAATCACCTTTTATATATTATAGTGAGATTATAGGATTTAGTGAGAAATTAAAAGTATAGGAGATAAGATTATGGGATGGATTAAAACACCAACGAAATCGAGCGAGGAAATCTTCAGCGAGATTGTCAAAGACAGACCGACTTGGAACGGACGGATTGGCGATAGCACAACACCATACGAATATTGGAGTGACTGGCTGCGTGATAACTATGACCTCACAATAAAGCAAGCTGACGAGGTTTGCAGAGGACTTAAAGAGTATTACCATATAGAGCATTTCTATTATGGAGAGTGAGAAAAATCAGAGAAATAACAATTTAATTCAGTAAGATTATGGATAAGACGAATAATACGATGTATTCAAAGGGTATGGTTGATAACATGATTGTGAGCGGTACTGCGGAGAACCGCAAAGTGTTGAACGGCACAAACTATCAGTTTGACGAGATGGGCGAGTGCGAGATAGAGATGCGTTTCTTTGACGGATTGGCGGTGGCTACTGACGATAGCGGAGTGGTGGTGCGCTATCCTAAGTTGAGCGAGGTGCAGGGGTCTGTAAAGATGCAGCAGGCTATCTACCGACATACGGGATTGAACTGCGCGAGTCAGTTTGATGTGGCTCTGACCTTTGGCAAGGCTGACCGCTATAAGATGGTGGCTGACTACGACATTTGGCGGTTGCAGGGCGACAACGAGGACTTGGATATTACCGCTATACATTCTGCTGACGGAAAGTTTCTGTTTGATGTGTTGGAGGATGACTATGAGGAAATGATGAATGCTGACATCGTGGAGGATGGCTATCTGTGTGGGCAGCCTACTGACGAGCAGATCAAAGAGTGGCAGGCTAAGTATGGCATTCTGTGGACGGAGAACTTTACTAAGGAGTTGGTGGGTGCTTAACATTATAAACTATATAGGAGATTAAGGACTATGGTACATTTGGAGAGGAAGAATCCCGAAGTGAGGGAACATCTGACTGACGAGGGAGTGCAGATCGTGATGGACGCTCTGTTGCACGAAATGGAGCGATACAACAAGGCAATGGACTTGGTGACGTACGGGAACGCACGTCATGCTATCGACTATGCGAAGAAAAAGGTTTATCGGGTTTATCAAGTGATGAACAACCTTATGCCCGAAGATAAGGGGTGACACCACATTATAGACAATCGGAAATATCACAGAAGTTTAATTTAATTCAGTAAGATTATGAGTACAAGAGCAACGATTAAGATCAAGCAGAGTTTCTATAACACAGACGAGGATTACGACAAGGGCATACTGACACCTTACGAAATCGAGTTGTATCACCATTCAGACGGATATCCCAAAGGCATTGGGGCGGACATCGTGGAGTTCCTACGCAACAGAAACGATGGCTACGACACCGACAAACCGATATGGGAAGCTGAACGCATAGCAACGGACATGGTGAGGGGTGAGGTGCTGACGAGCAAGTCGTTGAGCGAGCCAAAGGATGTGCATCGGGATATGGGCTACGATGTGGCTATCTGTCAGCATGGCGACTGCGTGTATGGCTATCTGATAGACTGCGATGAGCGCAAGGTGACGTGCTACGATATAGAGCCAGGGCAAGAGGATTGGACGGATGACTGCATTGTGGAGATACCCGACACTTGGGCGCAGTTTGGCGGTCTGCATCTCCCCGAAGAGACGGACGGACTGAAGAAGTTTAGCGAGGCTACCGCAGTACAGAAAGCGGAGTGGCTGCTTGAGGTGGCAGAGGAGTGCAAGGTGAAACATCCCGATCTGGAGTGGGACGACATCATCAGCCGTGCCAAAGAGCGACTGGCAGAGGCAAAGGGAGAGAAATAGGCATATTATAGGACATCGGAAATATCACAGCATTATGAGACAAGTATCAGAATCAGACGAGATCAGAATGATTGTGCCGTTCGCAGCGTGGCTTGACCGCCACCCGGCAATCGCCAACATCATCATCGGGATTATGGCACTGGCACTCGCCTATGCCGTGTTCTCCTACGAGTTCACCATCCCCGCCTATCAGTAGCCCCCACACCTTTATATATATTATACACGTTAGAGAACATCACAGAAATCACAAACAATTTAATTCGGAAAGATTATGAACACAAAGAACAATATCACGCTCAACACGCTTTGCACCGACAGCAAGTCCGTTAGCCAGGCAAAGGAGAATATCACGAAGAACTGGTGTGACATCAACTTCGACGAGCGCACAGACAACTTCATGTTTGAAGAGCGCGACCTGCGCCACTACGATGACGGCGCAATAGAGTTTGATTACTGCTACGTTATACGCGGCTATGAATATTGGGACTGCGGACACGACGGCTGCGAGTTCTGCTACGAGCTGGCACTGGTGCCTGCATGGGACAGTCTGAGCCGTGACAATCAGGAGGCCGTGCGCCGAGCCATCGGCGACTCCGACGTTACCGAGGGCTACGCCTACGACATCGCGGAATATGGCATCGAAATCGTCATCGGCACGATCCGCACGCTCAACGAGTGGCCAGACATCGACATCGTGGCACTGGCTGCTACAGCCATCAACCATCAGGAGCAGACGCTGAAAAGCGATATCCCGCATGACTACTACCGTCTGTACGACTGGCTGAAGGCCGCGTAACACCATTTATATATTATACACCCATATTATAATCACTTTCTAAAATCAGAGCATTATGAATACTTTACAGAACAAAATAGACTGGAACAACGAAGTGAAGAACAACCCCACGCGCTTTGACGCTCGTTATTATGCGGAGTCGATTGTGGCCCCGTGGTATCAGGACACAGACCCGCGACTCTTCGAGTTTGGCGACGTGGTGGTGAAGGCTTACAAGTGCTGCCCCGCCAACGGATTCACGGAGAAGACTGCGGGATGGCTTGTGGACTTCCAGCAGGACGTGGACGGACACACCCAGGCGCACACCGAGCGCATGACTACGGAGGTACTGGCTATGCGGCTGGCCGAGTTGTACCGCTTGAAGGCCGACGAGCAGACACCCCGCGAGGACATCAGCGAGGGTATGACGGTCTATCCTGACGACTGCCTGGCTGAGTGGCACGGACGCGCCGCAAAGGTTGTGCGCCGATGGCTGGCCGATTGGGGTACGTGGTGTCTGGAACTGGAGTTCAGCGACGGCACGCGCTACGAATACGCCGAGAAATACGTCCTGACACATCAGCCCTGGAGCGTGGTGGGCGCAACGTGTCACCACCGATGGGCAGACAACGACGTGGTCCTGAAGGTTACAGCCGTAGGCCAGTATTACGGCATCAAGGCCGAGAGCGAGGACGGCAAGGTGAAGTGGACGGGACTTGCCCGCGACTTTGTGCCCTGCACACCTGACGGACGCGATCTGCTGCCGGAGCCGCCCGCAGAAGTCACGGAGCAGCGAGAGCAAAACGATGCTTGCTTCAGTTCTGCCGAGTCGCGACGTGATAAGGCCGAAGGCCAAGTCACCATCGACTAATCACCCCCTTTACATTATACACCCTTTATACAATCACTTTTTAATCACAGAAAGGAAACGAGTTATGACAAAGAAGAGTAATTATAAGTTCTACATGTGCTACACCCACACCATTGATGGGAGAGTGGGAGAGGCAAAGATAATATCAGCCGACACCGACATCGTGGCACGTGTGAAGGCTGGCGGAGAGTTTGACCGCTGCGAGAACGCACGCATCGGAATACTCGTAAAGACTGAGGGACGTAGTGAAACCGTCGTAAGCTCGTTTGAGCGCAAAGTGATATAATTTTTGAAACCAATTTTTGTATAATTTCTGCGCGACAGCGCATCAAAAAAAAATAGGAGAAACGAATTATGACATCGAACAATACGAATAGCGGCCTGGAGCCGAGAATCATCAAGGGACACAAGTTTATGTGCAAGAAGTCCGTTCAGATGTATGTTATCAGGGATAACGGAACAAGGAAAGCAACAGGCATGGAAGCCTATACCAAGGGCAAGGTGTACGAGTGTGAAGTTGAAACGCCATATCCGGGCACAAGGTACTCCGGCGGTTGCATCACCGACAACCAGGGCGACAAAGGGCATGGATGGTCATACGACCCGGCACACCACCCATGGGCAGGCGAAAGATGGACGGACTTCTTCGAGGACTTGGGCGAGGCATGAGCCGCACGGAGAGTTGGATCTAATCACCTTTATATATATATTATACACATACGTTACAATCACTTTTAAAAATTATAAGATTATGAATACAGTAAACACAAACAATATCGAGACATTGATGGGCGCGACGCTGACTTGGCAGGGCGCAAGTAACTTGCAGAGTGAGTATCTGCTGGAGTCGTACACCAGAGCCTCCAGGGGCAAGGTGGAGGTGTGGCTGCGCGACAAGGCTAACGGGCATATCATCACAATGGACCTGAGCCGCCGCACGCTGGGCGACCTGCAGCAGAAGGGCGAACGACGCACGGACGCAGGCACCACGATAAGGGTGAGGCAGGACGCGGAACGCCCGTTGTGGATCACGATAAACAACGGCGTGGCAGGCGACATCTTCAAGAACTGGGGCATGGCCGTGAGCGACCTGCAACGCCACGTATATAACACTTTGCAGGACTGCTGCGGGTGCGAGATACACCGCGAGAGCGCAACACGCTATCAAGCATACTTCGAGGACGATGACAAGTGGGAGGTGTCGGAGGTTGTGCCCTTCGACCCCGCCAAGCCCGACCACCGCGAGGCTTACGAGGCGCAACGCGACCGCCTGGCTTTATAGCGTCGTTACAGGAGGTCTGGGAGATTTGGCTCTTCTATGAGGTTCGACACCTCGCCAGGCCACAAGTTATATATCTTAAAGGATTAAATTGTTTTTTCGGGCTGCTGGGCTGTGAAGTTCGGCAGCTCTTTTTTGTTTAGTCCCAATTTTGCGGCTGACCATCGGTAATTTAGCACCAGGAAACAAGCGATATTTATGCCGAAGATGATACCGACACGGAGTTGGAATGAGGTTAGGAACATGACCGAGAAGTTTGAGTGGCGCGATCCTCGCACGGGGATTGTGACGCGAGGGTATAATCCCCCTGGCGGGAAGGACGGACGTGGAGTTAAGCGCGTGCCCTTCCACATCCGCTACATCACGGGTAAGGGCTGCGTGGAGGAGGGCTTTTGCATCTGTCTGAAGGTTTATCCAGAGCTGCGGCAGCGGATGATTCAGTTTGTAGGTCCTGACGGCACGGGCGGTTCGCGCCAGATTCGCCGCGTGAGGGATTATCTCATCATCGAGATCGACGGCATCCGCATCGTGACGCACTGATTTAAGGGAATAGTGAATAGTGAACTTTCCGATTAAGCGAGAGCCATGATGCTTGCATCAATGGCCGAGCGTGAGGAAAGTCAAACGAATTTAATAGTGAATAGTTAAAAAATAAAGACTATGGGAATGATGACTTATCGCGAGGGATCACGCGGGCCGGTTGTGGCAATGATCCAGAAGGCCGTCGGATGTTACCCCGATTCTATATGGGGTAAACTCACGACGGAGGCTCTGAAGGCATGGCAGCGGGCTCACGGGCTGACGGCTGACGGCATCGCGGGGCCGAGGACGCTGGCGGCTATGGGTATCGAGGCAATGACTCCGAAGGGCGACGGCCTGCATATAGGTCCTGACTCGGTGGTGAGCAGCTATGGCGGCAAGGCTGTCAGGCTGAAGCGGTCGCGGCGCAGGATTGACTATATCGCGGTGCATTGCACGGCGACGCCGGAGGGCAGGGACATGACCGTGGAGCAGATCCGAAAGCAGCACAAGGCGCAGGGCTGGTCAGACGTGGGCTATCATTATTTAATATATAGGGACGGCACGGTGCATCTGGGGCGTGACGTGGATATCAGCGGGGCGCACGTCTCTGGCTACAACGCAAACTCTATCGGCATCGCGTATGTCGGCGGCTTGGAGAACCGTCCAGGCGTGGCGTATAATAAGCTGAAGGCGAAGGACACGCGGACGGAGGCACAGAAGGCCTCGCTCATGGCGCTGCTGGCAGACTTGCGCAAGCTATACCCGAAGGCCGTGATTCAGGGGCACCGCGACTTCTCGCCCGACAAAAACCACGACGGCGTAATCTCGCCCGACGAGTGGGTGAAGGACTGTCCGTCGTTCGCAGCTAAATCCGAATATCGCAATATCTGAAATATATCGCAATCTTTGAATTACATTTGAACTTTTTCTTCATGCCGAGCGCGGCGAGATTTGTTTAGTAGTAGTTTTTTCATATTAGTTTAAAGTTTTAGTTATTGGTAATTTTTTCTCCGGACTGCCGCCTGTGAAGGCCGCAGTCTTTTTTGTTTGTTGCTATCATTAATTGTGAATGAACGTGAAGGAATCGTGCCGTTTTGTTGCTATCACCTAAAAGATGTTAAGCGCAAGCAACTTTTCTTATTAAATGCTTGCAACAAATAGATATTTTTCGTACCTTTGCCGATGAAAATATTAATAATTAAAATTTAGTTTATGGAGATTGATGTGACATACACGGCGAAGGACGGGCGGAGATTCAGCGACCCGTATGAGTGCGAGGAGTATGAGAAGCGGCTGGGTACTAAGGCGGGCACGGTTGGACGGGCACGCATCGACCTGAAGGAACTGGGCGAGGACAGATACGTGTTCGGAATGCTGAAGGTGAGGCATGATGACTGCAACCACTACCGTACCTATGTGACACGGTGCGTGGACGACAAGCTGGAGGACTACGTGAACGTGAACAGTCTGGACGTGGACAAGCGGTGGATTAGGAACACTGTCGCCGACGTGCTGCGCGACATTGAGCAGTTCGGTGACGATGATCTCTGCGAGTATGAGTTCATCTTCTGCGATCACTGGGAGTTCGGCGGTGAGCATGCGTTCGGCTGCTGTCGCACGCACAACCAGGAACTGTGGGACGAAATGGAGAAAGCCGCCAAGGCTGATGCTGAAAATACAAAGAAATAATAGAAAGAATATGGAAGAGAAGAGAAGACGGGGGCGGCCTGTGACGCCCTACAAGGTGGGCGTGATGGTTCGCGTGACACCGGAGGCTGCGGAAATCCTGAAACGGCAGCCGAACCAGAGCGAGTTTATCGACGAGCTGATCAAAAAGTCTGGAAAGTAATTCATCTGTTAATTTAAAATTTTGGCGATATGAAAAAGAATTTGTTTTTTGTGTGTATGATGGTGGCCATGATGGCCGCAAGTGTAGGACTGGGCGGCTGCTCGAAGAGTGACAGCGACAATGTAATCCCAGGCGGATATGTGGGAACATGGACGTGTGACGAATATTGTCCATCCGACAACATGAACCTGGAGGTGGCAATGTATGAGGAGGACGGTTGGCCCCCGACTACGGTGACAATCAACGGTGACGGATCATGCAGCGGCAGCGGACTGGTAATCAACGGCAACGGCACGTGCTCCATCAAAACTGGGAACAAATGGGAGGACGGCTATTGGGCGATTATTACCTTCTACCAGAACGGCAAGATGGTGAGCACGGCGACGGTGAAAACCTATACAAACGACCACAGAACTGGCTATGTGGCACTGCAGGGATATCCGGACAAGTTATTCATCTTTACCAAATGATTGTTTGCAGAATTAAAAGAGAGCGGGGCTATTGAGGGCCTCGCTCTTTTTTGAGAGTCTTGCCGACGGTTGGTATCATCGTCGGAATGGTTCCATGAGTTAGCTTGCGCTGACTCAAAAGTTCACTTGATTTTATTAACACGTCGCATCACTGCGATTTGGGGTTAGTCGGATGACCATTGATATTTATGGTATCATAATGACTATTGATTTATGACAATTCGGACATTCGTACATGGGATTTTTCTCTCCACTTCTTCCGTCAGGAATCCCTTTTTCTTTATCACAATAATGTATAACCGCACCTAATTTAACAGGAAAGCGTTGACCACAATTAGGGCATGATATATTGTGAGTTCTTCCCCATACAACTCTCCCGTAATTAGCCATCTCTCCTCTAAATATATTTTCCGTGTCTTTTCTTGAGTTTAATGTAGGATTAAGATCTTTGATAAAACGAGATTCAGACCTTCTTAAAAACTCATTGTTTGGATGATCAAGAGCATACACATCAAAACTTTTGTTCTTATTAAATGCTTCTTGAATTTTTTTAGCTTTATATTTGCCGTTTCTTAGAGCGGAAACATATTGGCTGAACCTTCTGTGTATGTTTTTTGCAGACCCGACGTATGAATCATCTCCAATCATTATCAAATAAACAATATTGAGCGACCGCGACAAAGACCATTTTATTTCTCCGTCACGGAACTCACCAATCTTTTCGTACTTGCTGACATCTATCATTGCTCTACCTTTATCTTAATGGTATTGCCACACTTATCACACTTAATAGTCAGTTCATCCTTGGGCAGTGTTTCTTCTTGAATATAGCCAATACCTTCTGGAGCAAACAGCTGCCAGAACTCTACGTCAAGTGCTTCGGCAATACGCTCAAAAACAGCCATCGAAGCTGTATATCGGCCACTTATGGTATTATTCAGTTGCTGAATCGACATATCCAGTTTCTCGGCCAATTCTTTCTGCGTCATGCCCTTTTGTTTAATGATTGATTTTATTTGTAAGTTCATATAAATCCGTCTTATTTAAATTTGCTGGTGCAAAGTTAATGCTTTTTTCTAATTAAATATATTCTATTTAGTTAAATAGCCTTAAATAAATAGACTTTATTTATTATTTTCTTGTAAGTTACATTTATTTTATGTACTTTTGCATTATCAAACAATAAAATAAATAAACGACATGAATAAATTCAAGAAATTGCTGGATGACCAGCAGAAGATTAACGAGGCGGTGAAGGCAATCTTCAACCTGTTCACGGACTGCCCCTACGCTTCGTATGTCGAAGGGATGGCTGAAGCCCAGACGCAGATTATAGGACTGATGGAAATGGCAAAGCAGCAGGCGGCCATTCACGAGGCCAGCGAAGAAATCCAAACCAACGAGATCACCATGTTCCTGATGGATATGAGCTCTTTCTTTAAGGTTCTTCGCCCGTTTGCGGATATGCTCAACGAATCAGGCAAAGATTAAGACGATATAATATATAAAGGTATATGAGACATTTCAATTTCGAGACGAATATCCAGGAACGGATGCCGCAGACGGGCAAGGTGTTCTTCGTGAAGCGCATGACCGCCGACTATGCGGAGTGCTATCCCTTCGACGTGGACGGATTCATTGAGGACATCTATCAGAAGTATCAGCAGGTGGCCGCCGACGATCCGAGACTGGCAGCGTGGGCAAAGACCCGCGATGAACTGCGCCGTCAGTGGGTGAAGACACTGAGCGTGACTCGCAAGAGCGGTGACGCGACGATCTACCCGAATCGCGACGGACGGCAGGAGCCTGCGCTGATGGAGGTGTGGCAGAAGGCTGGAGACTACTGGGCTCGCGGACTGCGCATCGGTGACACACTGCCGCAGATTGTGCCGCCGTGCAGGATTACGCGCTTGCCTGAAGGCGGCTGGATTGCGCTGTTCCCGAATGAAATGCACTTGTTAGAGAGTCGCTCGGAAATCACGGAGCCGACGGAAACGGCTCTGGCGTTCGACGAGCCACAGACTGACGACGAATCTACTCTCCCCAAGATAGATGGCGGTGACGGCATGGAGCGCGAGGCTCTGGAGGCCGAGGAAGCTGCACGCGATGAAGAGCGTCGTAAGATTTTTGCGGCTGTCGGTGCGGTGGCCGTGACGGCAGTGATGATCTATTTCTTCGGGCTACTCGGTCCGGCGGTGTTCGGCCTGCTCTGCGGCGGTCTGCTGAAAGGATGAAGACAGTGACAAGAAATCAAGAAAACAAGAAATCAACGTTTCAGCATTTGCGCCAAGCAACGTTTCTTGATTTCTTGCAATCGAACAAGAAAACAATGTTTAATTCAAAATATCAAGCAAGATGGAAACAAAACAAAATTCAAATCAATCTGTCAATCAAATAAGATTGAAAGAAGTATTGGCAATCGTAAATCAGAAAGGTGGTGTAGGCAAGACCACCACCGTACAAAGTCTGGCTGTAGCCTTGATGCGACACTGCAAGTCGTTGCACATACTGGTTATTGACCTTGATCCGCAGGGCGACCTGTCGAAGCTGATGCACTGGGACGCCGAGTTTGGTGACAGACCGACTGTGACGGATGCCCTGGCCGACGAGCGTGGCATGCTGCCTATCTACAAGAGTGACCGAGGTGTGTATTACGTCCCGTCATCGAAGGATCTGCAGAACATCGAGCCGAAGATGATGGACCAGATGAAGTATATCCACCCCTACCTGCTGCTGCGTCAGCGGCTGTTGGGCAAGATTGAAGACTGCACGGGCGAAGGTATCACAAGCATCCCTGAGTGGTTCGACTACGTGCTGATAGACTGCTCGCCCGCTCTGTCGATGTGTACCTATAATGCGATGGGTGCTGCCAGTGGCTTGCTTATACCCGTCCAGATGGAGGGTTTGTCGGTAGATGGCATTGGCTCTATCGTGGTGGAGATGGCTCAGATGCAGCAGGGACTGAACCCGCAGTTGCAGTTGCGTGGCTTGTTGCCTGTGATGGTCGATGCCCGTCCAAACATCGTGAAGGGCTTTATCTCCTACCTGCGCACGGCCTACGGTGACAATGTGACGCAGACCACTATCCCCCGTTCGGTGAAGGTGAACGAGGCACAGACGAAGAAGCAGGACATCTATGAGTATAAGCAATGGAGCCCTGCGGCTTGCGCCTATGAGAGTCTGGTGAAGGAGTTGTTTGATTGATCGACGGGAAAAGCGATGATGAAGTTGATTGCCTGAATGAAAGAAATGCGCTTTTCAAGAAAACAACATTTCTTTCAAGCAATATTTCAACATTTCAAGAAAACAAGAAATCAAGAAACAAAACTATCAATCAAGTATTCAATCAATTTAAATTGTAATCAATATGGCAAACAAGAATGAAACCAAGAAAGAAAACCAGTGGGACTTCCAGAAGATGCAGGAGTCGCTGGTGAGAGACCACGAGAAGAAGATTACTCAGGGTTTTGAGCATATCAAGAGTGGAAAGAGTGGGGCAGAGTTGTCTGTGGCTTCGGAGCCCGCACCGCAGGCACCTGTGCCGGGAGTGGCAAACCATCAGGCGCAGGAGGCAAGCAGACCCCATGAGAAGGTACAGGAACCGACGAAGGGTGTGCAGACGTATATCCCGATGTCGCAGTACATCAGACTGAACAACATCCGTGCCGTGCGCGGTGAGACCATCGGCAACCTCGTGGCGCAGTCGATCGCCCTCTGGCTCGATGTGCAGGAGGGGAAGAGCAAGCCATAACTCTAAATCGGTTACGCTATGACCGCGACGGAAGTGTACCTAAACTCCCAATCGGTTACACTAAACACGGCTGAAAGGCCGATGGGCAGGGAGAATCGGGTGCGCTATAAGTCAAGACAAGACACCATCTTTATACGCTTTATAGAAAAAGAGAGAAAGCAGAGATTTCATTACATGGTATATTGTCTTACGGAAAACAGAAATGCCGACAAACAAAGGGTTTCAAGGGCGAGAAGTGTAACCAATCGGGAGTTGTGGTACACCTTTGCGGGAGTTTAGCGACACCCGCAAGTGTAACCAATCGGGAGTATAAGTACACATTTTATATATTATATATGGCACAACAGACAGACAGACAGCAGCAGATGGCACTGGCACAGCAGATGGTGAGTCAGCGGGCTTGGGTGAAGACCCCGTGGAAATATACCACGCTGGGCACGGGGCTCTCGCTGGTGCAGCAACAGGCATTGCTCATGGTCAGCGAACACCTGCAGGGCTATATCCACAAGTTCTTCGACCTAAAGCTCGACAAGGCGCACGGCAAGCCGAAGTCGCTCTTTACAGACTACGTGCTGGAACAGGGCATCCCGCCGTTCCGCATCTACCTGCAAGACCTCGGCGTGCAGCCGAACCACTACAAGGAGACGCGGCGGGTGATTGAGGAAATCAACCTGAAGGTGGAGCACCCGGAGTTTGACGAGGACGGACGGCCTACGGGCAAGACCACGCTGACCAACGTCTTTTCGCAGTTCGGCTTTGAGGACACGGGCGACTACTACCACTTTACCGACGATGACGGCAAGCGCCAGCCGGTGATGATGAAGCAGCCGTATATCGATGTCAAGATCAATCCCGACGTGGCGATGTGGGCGTTCGATATGTCACAGGGCTACGTGAGCCACCTGAAGATGATTGCACTCTATGCCACCAAGCGGCCTACACCGCGTGTCTATCTGCTGCTGATGCGCGAACTAAAGCGCGACCAGGCGAGAGCCGACATCCGCATACCGCTGTCGGAGCTGAAGGAATATCTGGGCATCGTGCCATATACCGACCGCAAGACGGGCGAGGTGATTACTCCCTATCCGATGTTCCGCTCGTTCAGGCAGAAGGTGCTCGATGCCGTGCAGCAGGACTTGCAGCGCATGGCACGGGAGGTGCCGCCGCAGACCGACATCACCTTCACCTACGACCTGTGCTACCCCGGACGGCGCAAAATGGGCGACCCCGACGCGATACTCTTCCACGTGGAGCGCACCAGCCTGGGCATGGCCTACGGCATCGTGGTGAGCAAGGCGCGGTTGCCGGTAGAGCCGGATATGTTCGCCACCGACCCGCAGCAGCAGCCGTATCGTGACGCTTTCGGACGGATGATGGCCGAACTGCTCGCCGTGGCTAAGACGGAACAGGCTCGCGAGGTGTTCCAGTCGCTGCGCTTCGAGCACTATGACGAAGCAAGGCATACCGTGCTGGTGAAACTGACCGACAAGCGGCACTACGACTTCCTGGAGAGTGCCGCCGTGCGTCCGCATTACCTCGCTGCCCTGCGACGGCACTTCAGCGACGATGCCGTGCCGCTGTATCGGTTGCCGAAGGACTGAGGCGCATCATTTTGCGGTGGTGACGAAAACTATCCCTCACGGGATGACTTTCGTCACGACTCGGCAGAGCTGATGCGGGCATCGCTCTGCGCTCGCTGCTCCGAAAGTTGTCCCATTTTTTATTTTCTTAATATTACCTTTGCCAAAGAAAGATTTATGAAACCGATTTTTGATATGAACAAGACAAAGCAACTATTACGCGACATCGCGGCCATCTGGCGTCGGCGATGGGAACACACGAACTGGACGGCGGCGCTGACATGGGTCGTGGGCGGCATCCTGACGGCGGCTGCCTACGTGCTGGTCGTGTCGGTCATCATGGGCATGCTCAGTTCGTGCGCCACGAAAAAGGAACTCCACGAGCATCACCAGCACACCGTCAGTGCCGACACGCTGGCCCAGGAGGCCCGTCACGACAGTCACACCAGCCATACGACCGCCAACATCGACTCGCTCGTAACGGCCTCCGTCTGGGCGGCGATGCAGGAGTTCGTGGCGCAGGAAAAGAGCATGGAGACCACCACTGAGACGATCACGACCTGGGTGGACTCGCTCGGAAGGGAGATGCGGCAGGAACAGCGCACCACGCAGCGCGAGCTCTCGCGGCAGGAACAGCAGCGCTGGCAGCAGACCGAGGCACGCTGGCAGAACGAGCTCCACCAGACGCTGCGGCAGATGGACTCAACGTGGAGCGACCGCATCAGCCGCTTCGAGAGCCACCTGCGCGACTCGCTCAACCACGAACTCAGCAAGCAGACCGAGACCAGCGGCGCACCCGCCCTCACGTGGTGGCAGCGAATGTGGCAGTGGCTCAAAGGCATCCTCGCGGGTGTCGCCATCTGTGGCGCCCTCTATCTTACCCGCCGTTTCTGGCAGCCTCTCATCAAACGGTAACGGCGATGAATAACATGCACGGACACAGGCGCATCCAGTGGACCGACGAGCAGCTGGACTACATGCGCAAGCACTTCCCGACGGAGCCTGCGTGCGACATCGCCGACGTGCTCGGGTGCAGCAGCGCCACGGTGAGCAACCTCGCACGCAGCATGGGACTGAAGAAGTCGCCCGACTTCAAGGTGAGTAACTACACGAACCGCTACGTGCAGCGCGGCGGGGTCGTCAGAAAGGTGGAATAATCTATACACTTCTTTTGAATTTTATATAAGGCGATATGAAACAGACGACGGAAACAAATTACAAGCATTTCTACACCAAGGGCAACACCGACTACTTCATCACGAAGGAGGGCACGGTGCTGAGCGCAAGCGACCCTGACAGCGACCCGCAGACGTGGCGCGAGATAGCCACCTATAACGGCAAGGGCTACCGCCGCGTCAGGCTGCAGGGTAAGACGTTCAAGGTACACCGCCTCGTGGCAGAGGCCTTCGTGCCGAACCCCTACAGCCTGCCAAACGTGCTCCACAAGGACGGCGATCGTGAGAACAATCACTACACCAACCTGGAGTGGAGCTCACGCCAGAGTAATCATCCACGAGCATGACTGACCGACCGATGATACTGGGGCGGTACAGCCCGAGCCAGAACGGCATAGTGGTAAGTCCATCGGGGATTGCCCTGTGCCTTGCATGGGGGGGTAACGGGCACGACACCGATAAACCGAAAATACTGATAGAGTATGATATTTAGAGTGACCAATACTGCGCAGCCGAAGCCGATACGGGGGGGGCAAATCAGAGCAGTCAACACGACGGGCGACCTGTGTGCCGCCACGCTTACCACGAGATACGATGCCGTCGGCCCTACGAATATAATTACGCTGGCACACTATCCGATGACCGTAATACTGATAGAGTATGAAATGTAGTGGAATAATAAGAATAGGCAACCTCTTCTACGACAGTTTCCGCAGTGGATTCGACGGAAACGTTCAGGGCTGTATGGGTGTCACTCAGACGGTCTTGGCTGCCAACGGGGGGGGTATATCTTGGTAGAATATGACAACCTATAAGGCAATCGGCTGGACGCGCAGCGGCAACGGCAGGGGCGATGTGGACCGCTACCACCTCCGCGACATCTCCAACACCATCACCTCGTTCTGTGGGGGGGGTATTGGGAAGGATTCTGCCACCGGCATGTATAACACCACACCGTATATACTCGTAGAATATGAACTATAACAACTCGCGACTGAACGCGATGATCATGGGGGGGGCAATGGGAGCCGAACTACCACGGCGAGATGCTCGACACCTACAACCAGCAGGCACACCGCCACACGGCGATCACCATACTGGCAGGCATATCGTCGCGCAACCACTACTTCGTGTGTGAAGAACGTTTACCATCAAAACTTAGAAAATATATGATTGCAAAAATTTATCCTGACGGGCACCCTGACTTGCAGGGAAAGAAAGACCCTACGCACCCAGTGCGCTATTTCGACATCCGAAAACTCACTCCACGCGAGTGCTATTCACTGATGGGCGTGCCGCCGCAGCAGATCGACACGCTGATGAAAACCGAAAAGAGACCATATATGGCATGGGTGGGCGTAGATGCCGAACTGGCTGTGTTTGGACTGGAGCCGAGTGCCACGCGCCGCGAGGTGGATGAAGCATATCGCGAGGCTATCGAGAGCCTGAATAACCAGGCAGCTGACGATGCAGACGCACAGGAAGAAACCGACGAAGATACCGCACGGCTGATGGCAGAGAAGCCCGAAGACAATGCCGAGGAAACCGCGCTGATGCGACAGAACTACGAGATGAACTATCAGCGCATCATCGCTGCCAGTCAGGAGCAGCGTTACGGTGACGTGCAGATTATTGCCAACTCATCGCATTACAAGCTGGCGGGTAACTCCATCGTCTGCGACGTACTGATGTATATCTACGAGGAATTGCTCTACCCCACGTACCGCCGACTGCCGCAGGAGCAGACCGACCTATTCGCCCAGCCACAGTTCCGCTTGACCCGAGACTGGAAGAAAGAGCCGCTGAAGTTGGTAACACTTTGCAGCGGTTACGACAGTCAGGCAATCGCTATGGATATGCTGCAACAGCGATATCCGGACTTCCGATGGGAACTGAAGGCATGGAGCGAGTTCGACCCCGAGAGCAGCCGACCATTGGAAGAGCAGCCCGCCATAGTGGCCCATAATCTGCTGTTCCCACAATACAAGGATTTGAACCGGGGCGACATGACCAAGGCTGATTGGAGCGACCTCGCCGATGCAGGTATCGACCTGCTGACATATAGCACTCCGTGTCAGTCCATCTCACAGGCTGGCAAGCGAGAGGGTATCAAGAAAGGTAGTGGCACTCGCAGTGCCGTACTTTGGAGTACCGAAGAAGCTGTTCGCCAGATGCGACCGAAGGTGCTGCTGCAGGAGAACGTGCGGGCGCTTATCAACAGCGTGAACATGCCCGACTTCAAGGAGTGGTGCAGTCTGCTGGAGAGCCACGGCTACGTGAACTTCCTCGCGCCCTCGTTCCCGACGGTCTGGGGCACCGACAAGCGCGACAAGAAGACCGTGCCGGGCATCCTGAACGCCAAGCACTACGGCGTGCCACAGAACCGCGAAAGGGTGTATATGGTCTCCGTGCGTGCCGACATGCTCGGCGGCACGCAGTACGAGTTTCCACGTCCTTTCCCGCTCGACAAGTGCATCGCCGACGTGCTGGAGGACAATGTGGACGAGCGCTTCTTCCTAAAGCCCGACTCGGTGATCAAGTTCCTCACCGTCAACGAACAGACCGACGGCAGCGACATACACTATATGGTAACGGACCACAAACTGAGTGATGAGGAAATCAGACGTGCAAGAGGTGAATAGGGGGGGCAAATCGGCGGTTGCTACTGGAAACAGAAGGACGGCTATGTGCGCCGTCCGCTCTGGGGACTGTCCCGCACGCTGAAAGGCGATGGCAATCATCCTGCAGGAATAATCATTGAGTATGAATTATGAAACAGACACCGAGAGCGTGCATCTACTACAACTTGTCGCTGATGTATAACGACGGCATGAAGTGGGACTTGGTGGCCAAGACGGTCATCGGCGACACGCATCCACAAGCGCTATTGATAGAGTATGAGTAGCATTACCCCCCCCATATTGCGGCAAGTCCCTGTTCGGCGAGTGCGGACGGAGTGGGCAAAAGCCGTCAGGCGGCAGACTGGTACCAACCCTTTTCAGGCCAAGCAACTGGAGGAGTTTGTGTCGGACTACATGCCTACCATCACCGCCAGCGCAAACATCGAGAACTATATCAAAGTAGAATATGAAATATAGAATACAGACAACAAGCACCATGCCGATATACGAAGGCCACCTGGTAAAACCCGGATGGCACCACAAGGCTTGTGAGGTGCTGAATGTGGGGGGGTATCGACATGTATTCACACCCAGAGCAACAATCTGCTTCAAAAAATCATCATAGAGTATGAGTTATGAAACCAATTAGTTATAAACTTGGAGTCCACATCGTAGGTCATCGCCTGGAGTGGAAAGGTGGGGGGGTATTGAGAGTAATATGTGGAAGAACATCTGCCCTTGCATCCGTATGAACGATTACAAATGTCCAATGAATTGTCTGATAGAGTATGACGATTAAGACGCGATATATCAACTGCAACTGCGACAATACGGTCAAGTCGATACTGGCCGGATGTTACAAGTTCGGTGCTGCCACTCTGCTTAGGGGGGGCAAGCCAGTATGACATCGGTATTGTTTGAATATGAATACGATTAAACTGCGACAGACCACATCGGCCACGGCCAAGCCTATACGGGGGGGGTACTTCCTGCCCGTCAACACAGCATCAGGAGGTGTCGCTTGCACGCTCAACACCCGCTACGACGGCATGCAGCTGCCAGAAGACATCCTCACGCTGGCCCATTACCCCAAGACCGTCGTGCTCAGAGAGTATCATTTATGAAGGACGAATCAACAGCAGTCAGGACGGCATCGTCATCAGCGCCCGAGGCATTGCCCTCACCCATACCGCTGGTCACGGCAATTGCCCGAAGATATTGATAGAATATGAGTGAAGCGAAACGATACAGCACAGCAGGTCGCCCGTTCCTTGAAATCGCCACGAGGGGGGGGCAGACCGTACTGCGAATCCGACAAGCCACCGAACAGGGCTATATCGAGTGCGACCCGCAGGGTGTCTGCGACCTTGCCTACCCGGAGAGCGAACTGCGCCGTGCCCGTGTCAAGGACCGAGGCCGCGTCTGCGGAACGCTGATGAGCGACAATCAGCAGTTCTGCGTCTTCATCGAACATGACATATAGTACAAAATATATACGAATATCTCAACAAACAAAACAAGAATCTTATGAAACAGACATTTGAATTTGACGAAGAGCAGGTGCTGACGATTGTAACGGCACTTGGAGTATTGAAAGACCGCATCGGTCAGAAAGGCAGCTGGTTGCAGCGCAAGCGAATGCCGACACTGCGCGGACGATTGGCCGACTGTATCACCATTGGTGACGAAACGGAGGCCGACGGGGTGCGCAAGGCTCTGGCTAAGGCGCAGAAGGATCACCAGAGCCGCATTACCCGAGGCGAGAAGATTGCCGAACTGATGAACGATATCAAGCAGCAGGCGGGTGTGACCACCGAAAGACTGCGTGACTACGACATCGCGGAGGGCTGACCGATGGCAGACCTCACTATCACTATCCCGAGCCAAGACCTCGGTGACTTCTATCGGATGTTGCGGGACTTCAGGCGAAATCGTGGCAACACGTTCGCCTACCTGCAAATCGAACTTGAACAGCGATACCCCAAACTGAAAGAGCGATATGGAACTGCATCTGAAGATTAACGACGTGGTGGGCATGGACGACGAGAAGCGCCACATACTGCGAGTGGACGAGGAAAGCCTGCGCACGGCACTGATGGCTCACCCAGGATGGCTGACGCAGAACGTGGTCAAGGACTGGCTCTTGAAGCACAACACCAGACTGCTGAACGAAATCATCGACGACCCCACGCTGCGCAACAACATCTATATGGCCGAGAAAGCCAAGCGCGACGGCAAGGCCGAGCAGCGTGAGCGGCATCGGCTGTTTGAGATTGAGAAAAAGCGCAGGCACGACCAGTTCATCGCATCGCAGAACTATCGGCAGAGCGTAGATTACATTCACAACGTATTAGGATGGAACAATGACGAAACCGATTAAGGGGTCTAACCCCGTGACTATATAATATGCGAAACTACAAGGAACTATCAGAGGAGGAGGTGGAGCAGCTGGAGCGGCTCTACCCCGTGACACCGAACAGGCGGTTGAGCCAGATGTTTGGCGTGTCGGTGGATGCCATCAACGACCACTTCGCACGACCTCGCGGCTGGCAGAAAGACCAGTCGGCCATCAAGCACGCCACGCACGGCACCTACCACGAGTTGACGGAGAAGGAGGAGCAGTGGATCGTGCGCCACTACCACAACACCCGCAACGGCGACATCCTGGCGAAGTACGGCATCGGCGAGAGTCAGCTGCACAAGGTGCGCAGGAAGTACGGACTGAAGAAGAGCGACCGATTCATGCAGAAGACGCGGCGCGAGGCGGTGGCGCATAGTGTGACGGCCTTCCGCGAGCACGGTGAGAGTGAACGGGCTGCGGAGCGGGCACGGCAGGCGTGGGCCGAGCGCAAGCGCAAGGGCGACTACGGCAACGTGGGCTTTAAGAAAGGAGAATCAAACAAAGACCGCATGTCGCCAAGGCGATACAAGCAGATGATGGAGAAGGCACGGCAGAAGCGCAACGAGACCATCCGTCGCGACCGTGTGCGCATCCACTTCGGACTGGAGCCGAAGACGAAGCTGGTGAAGAACTGGGACGCCAACCGCGACTGGCGCAAGTGCCACTATCGGTATAAGTTCCGCGAGTTCGGCTACGACGTGGAGAAGGGCGGCAACGATATCTACTACTTCGCCGACACCGTGCGCCACCCCATCATGGAGCGCAACGCACAGCGGCATGGCATCAGGATTCTGCCTGCGGAGGAAGAGGAACAACGAATTGTCTAACAATAATAACACTGGAAATCTTATGAAACAGAACGAGAGAGAGGGGCAGACTTTGCTACCGGAGAACTATCACTACTACAAGGTGCTGGCCGAATCAGCCACGGGCAAACGGCTGATGGCGCTGCTGCACGCCTGCAAGAAGTGCGAACAGGCCGCCGACGACTGGTGCAAGAAGTTCGGGGCGAAGTATTACTGCGACGATCCGAACTACTTTGCGGGGGGCGTGGCGTGCGTGGCTTTCGACGGCAAGCCCGACCCGAAGCTGTGGCGGGAATACACGACGGTGGAGGGTGAGCAGTATTACCTGCCGGCCTGCGAGGCGGTGGCCGACAGGGTGGAGATACCTCACAGGGACTATGCTCTGCACGACACTTGGGACACGATGTATCTGCGCAACCAGATACGGGAGGTCACGGAGAAGGGCGACGACGGCACGGATGTGAAGCGGCTCTACGTGGCACGGCTGTCGTTCCGGCCTGCTGGCAATCAGACAGACTCGCACGGAAGGCCTGTCCAGGCCGGACGGGCACTGCGGCGGGCTATCGGGGCCGAACAGAAGCGGCTGCGCCTGCCGGTGGTGACAGTTCAGCAGGTCTATCAGGCCTTCGGGGCCGTGGTGCCCGACGGACGGCTCACTCCGCGCACACCCATCGTGTTCCTCTGGGGAGCATCCATCTACATCGGCTCTGCCTACCCCTGCGAGGCGAAGGGACTGACGGAGATCACGATGCAGCAGTGCCGCACCGCCGCCTGCAAGTTCGAGCGAGAGGACGGACGGGGGAGTTAGGTCTTGGCGGCAGCGTCGGTGTCGAACACGCGGTCGAGCAGACGGAAATTATTGTCGTTGATCACCGAGAAATCTTTCTGAATATAGATATCAGCCACGTCGTAACTGCCGACGTGGTTGAGTGCTTCATCGACATCGCCTTTCGAGAAGTGCATCAGGTTGCGCGAGAGCGTGGCGAAGGTATGCCGTGCCTGGTAGAACTGCAGGCCGTCGATTCCAACCGCCTCGCCGACGGTTTTCAGTCCGAGGTTCAGTGCCTTGTTGAACGTCGATTCGTCGCGGTAGCGCTCGTGGAACGAGAAGACGCGACTGCTGCCCCGATAGCGCTTGATGAGCTTGGCGATGACGGGGTGGATGCGCACCTCGATATAGGCATCGTCCTGACGGCGGTCGCGGGTCTTTATGCGGTTATACTTTAACACACCACCCGTCAGCGTCCGTGCCTCGTACATATCCACGGAGTTCATACCCATCAGACAGAACGAAAGCACAAAGCAGTCGCGGGCCAGTTGCGGTCGGCTGTGCGCCTTGCCCTTGTAGCGATAGATGGCGAGCAACTGTTCCAGCGTGAGCGCACGGACACCCTTCTTCATCGGCTGTCGCGGCACACGGAAGCGCAGGAATGGGTCGTTCTGGATAGGCTGGTCGTAGTCGGTATTGTAGCGTCGCATGGCCTCGCGGTAGAGGTGGCGCATCTGTCCGAGGTAGAGCGACGCGGCACGGGGCTTGTCGTGCATCGTCTGCGCAAAGCTGTCGAGCAGGGGGTAGGTGATCTGCGCGAACGGCAGCGACCGCCGACCGAGGTGCTCCTCCAGTCGGTTCAGCATCGTGCGGTAGTTCTTGGCGCCCTTGATGTCGTGGCGCCGCAGCCATTCGTCGGTAAACGTGAAGAAGTCGAGCACCTGCTCTCCCTGTGTCAGTCGGGCGGCAATCTCCTGAGCGTCCATCGTCGCCGTGCCAAGCGACTCCAGTTGCAGTGCGTCGAGCCGTTCCTGCAACTCGCGTCGCTTCTGTTCAATCATCTTCGCCTTCTCCGGCTCACGGATGCGCTTGCCGTTGGTAGTCAGTTCCGAGTCGGTGGCGGTGACACCCGTCGGGATGCGCTTCTTCGTCCGGCCTTCGCACACCAGGAACGACACCGGGTGCAGCCGTTTCTTATTCTTCTTGCCAATCTCAATCGTAATTGTTGCCATACCTTTATATATATTATAGGTCCTGCGCCCGACGTCGAAAGCTCCCCGTAACTCCCCGTAACTCCCCGTTACTTTTGACGGAAATCTGACGGAAATTTATCGGCCTGAAAGTGGAGATTCCATCCAAAAACGACCTCTCCAATTTTTGCCGAAAATCCACGCAAACCTTTATTTGCAGGGATTCCACGGCTGTGATCCCGTTGGGATTCAAACCCAAGACCTTCAGAACCGGAATCTATGCCGCAGAAACCCGCATGGAGCCTTTGCCCGTCGGTGTTTCGTTGTTTTTTGTTTGCTCGTTTGACGGAAATACAGCGGAAATCCGTCACTACTCTCCCGCCGACGGGAGGTCTCCCTCACCCGTCGTTCCGAGTTTGAACGGCAGGTCGCCCATCAGTTCTTTCGAGCGGTAGGCCGCCAACTGCCGTCGCAGGTCGGCCACCTGTTCCTGCAGGTTGTCGATCAGTGCCTGCTTGTCGGCAATCCGTCCGTCTTTGTCGGCCAGCAGTGCGTCTTTGTCCTTCAACTGAGCCTTCAGTGTAGCGATGGTCTCGTTCTTTGCCGCGAGGGTGCCCTTCGCGTCGCCCTGTTCGGTCGGCTCATCCACAACAAGCATCTCCCCCTCACCGTGCATCAGCCAGTTGGCCGAGATACAGCCGTAGGAGCGCTGCACTCTCACGCAGATATTGTCGGTCAGCACTTTCGGGTCGCCTTTCAGCATCCGAGATACGTTTGGCGCCGTCGAACCGATGGCGTCCGCCATGTCTTTTTGGGTATGCAGATACCCGTGGTCACGCAGATAGTTGAACGCTGCGTTCATCCGTTCCTTCTTATCCATAATAACTAAAATAAGTTAAATAATAACCTAAGTTGCGATGGATAATAATATTAATTCTTATCTTTGCAATCCGTAAGCAAGTAGTAAACTACGAACTAATCGGGCAAAAGAATAGCCGTTGACGCATAAAGTTCTAATCCACAAGACATTTGCGCCACTTTGCAATACCAAAATCCAAGCGCAAAGATACGGCTTTCTTCCCGATTATTGTAAGATAGGTGTAAACTTTTTAATTAATTTATGATTTGCGAAAAGGTAGGAAGAGCCGAATGGCAGAGTATGAAAGTGGGTGATGTCCGTATCTATACATTACCTGACGAGAAGGCAAAGGAAGCCGCACGGGTGGCCGCTCAGGCCGTGCAGAAGAACGACCGGTACGACTTCCAGCGTTTCTTCGAGCAGGATTTGCGACAGTTGTTGGGTGGTGATTTCGATGCCGTGGTGCCGAACATGGACACGACCATCGCATTCAAACGTATCAGGTAGGCGTATGAACATCGAACTGAAAGACTTGTTGTCGCTGATGACCGATGCGGTGGATGCAGGCGTACAGAAGTACGTGCGCTCTTGTGACCCGCAGGCCGACTATATCAAGCAGGCCGAGGCAAAGCGCTACCTGCAGAAGCTGGGCTTCAAGGCGGCGATGCTGCAACGGTGGGTCGATGGCGGACTGCTCACCCCCGTGAAGACGAGTGACGCGCAGAATGCGTCGGTCATTTATTCGATGGCGGACATCAAGGCGCTGGTCAGTTCGGTACGTCTGAAGACCCTTACCAACAAGTCGGACCACGACTATATATAAAGGTAGGTATGATTGCCGATGGTCCTATCATCCACTTTTCGCCCGCCGACGCGCCCGACCTGCCTGAGCTCCACAATCCGAAGGAGCTTCAGCCGAAGAAACGCGAGACACCAGGGCCGAAGGACTGGCAACCGATAGGCGACATCTGGTGAAAACAGAGAAACAATAATTCATCAATCGATATGGGAATAACAGTGTTAATTGTATTCGTACTTGCAATAGCAGGGGCAATCGTGTGGTTCTTCATCAAAAACAAGAAAGAGCCGAGTGTTCAACCGGAGAAGCCATCAGAGGCTGCCTCACAGCCTTCAGCGCCACCTGTGGATGACACATCAGCGCAACAAGAACAGCCGAAGGAAGAACCGAAGGAAGAGGTAAAGGAAGAGCAGAAGCCAGTGGAGGAAGAGAAACCAGTGGTCTCCAAGCCAAAGCCTGATGACAAACCCAAGCCCATTCCCTTTGATGACAAACCAAAGTATGACGAGGAGTTTGAAGGCTACCTTGACAAGTATAGCCAATTTGCTAAGATAGAGAGGGATTCTTATACATATAGATACTTCTATGAGCTGTTCATAGAGGCAAAATCACAGTTGCGGATAGACACTTCTCATGGGTTGCCTATCCTTCTGAAACAAGAAAACTTTCCCACTCTCTACGAATGGGGAGACGAAGGCGATCCAAAGAAAGCACAAGACTCTCTTATTGGCTGGCTATTCGCTCTGCAACTTGCAGAACTGAAGCCCTATTACAGGGCAGACATCTTCAAGGTAGGCTATGAGATGGGTGGCTATGATAAGTATTCTAATATCTACGGCTATAAGTTTGAACTTGACCCGAATGTTATGCGTATATTGGCTGGTGCGATCTACCCCGCAATGAAGGGTTTTTGCAAGCCAGTGACGGAGACTCTGAGAAGAGAGGTGGAAGGCTCAAAGTATAGCAAGACATTAGGTCAGCTATACACAGATGAGAAACGTGATAACGTGGCACCGAGTGGATTCTTTACTGACTTCCGTGTGTTCATGCCTACAGCACCGGCTCCATACCTCTCCACATACAGCAAGAGAAGCGACAGGACTTATCCCAATGAGCCGAGGGATGAGTATGACAATCTCAAGATTGACCGCCAGATTCACGAAATGATAGTAGAGGCATACAACCTCAATCAGCCAGAGCACTACCAGGAGGTAGTGCAAGCCATAGCCGACAAGGAGGCTAAGAAAGAGCACCTGTTTGGTAAAAACGTTAATACAAAGCATTATCACTTCCACCCTGTATTCGGTGAGGACACGATTGGTGTTGAACTACCCTATGATGGTGTACTTGGTGACTTTGCATACCTATGCCTGCAGACCGGCAGCGCATCAAGGGGAATACTACAGAGTGCCACGATTACACCTCCGCAGTATGGCAGATTAAGACCTGGGTGTAGTTGGAGTCAAGAGGCAAAGAAAAACTCTAAAACTGACGACAGGAGGAATATCCTCACTAACTTTGAGATTGAGGATGGTGATGGATCACCAACAGGCTACTATGACAAGAATGGTAACTGGGTATATATGAACGGGATTCATAATCCCGCAGAGTTTGAAGAGTACCAGAAGACACATCTATATGCCAACTCATATCCAAGTGGTCATTCAAGTGGTATGTTCTGCTGTTCAATGGTATTGATGGAACTGATGCCCAACAAGGCAGACCTTATTCTGAAAGCTGCCAACCAATATGCAGTGAATCGCACGATTGCCCGTTACCACTGGACATCGGACACTATCAACGGAAGGGTGCTTGGAAGTGCCACCAATGCAATATGCCATGCGGCGAGCGACTATTACAAGATGCTGAAAACCATCGAGAAAGAGTTGTCGTGTTAAAACGAGGTGATGATGACGGAGCGCATGGTAATGATAGCGATAGAACTGTTTGCCATGCTGGCAGCAGTGTCGCTCTTTTGGAACAAACCCGACAAACAATAATGAAACCCCGTTGCAGACCAGCCGCCGACGCTGCGGGGAATAATGTATAAAACTATAAAACTTATGAAACCGATTATGAACAAAGAGACAAAGACAACGGAGCCAGACCGAAGGGGACCGTCGATGACCGACGAGTCGCCGACACCGAGTATCTGGTACAGCTGAGTCGCGTCCGACCAACGATTCTGACTCCAGCCCCGCCGTCATCCCATTCTTGATGCTACGGCAGCCTACCACAGACGGCGGGGCATTTTCAAACATTCAAAAGAAAAGGCGATATGCGAACTATTTTGCTATCACACAACAAGACAGCCTACGAGAAGGTGATGCGGGCATTCGAGACGAGCCGCATGACCTGCGTGTGCCACCCGACGGGTACGGGCAAGTCGTACATCGTAGCAGCCGTGGCGGAGTCGTTCGACAAGGTGCTGATACTGGCACCCAACAACTTCATACTCCAGCAGCAGAAGAGCATCCTCGACTGGCACGGTGGCATCGACTACCGCAACTATTCTTGGCTGATTAAGAACGTATGGAATGTCACTGAGAAGTACGACCTGATAGTGCTCGACGAGTTCCACCGCGCCGGTGCCCAAGAGTGGGGTGCTGCCGTCTCCCTGTTGTTGGAGAGTCAGCCGCAGGCGAAGATATTCGGTACGTCGGCAACCCCCATCCGCTATTCCGAGGATGAGCGCGACATGAGTGACGAGCTGTTCGACGGCCATGTGGCCAGCTATATCACCATTGCCGAGGCATGGACGGTTTACAACATCCTACCAATACCTCGCTATGTCAGTGGACTGTTCCGATGGGACAAGACTATCAGCGAGGCACAGGAGCGCATTGAGCGCAGCCGTAGTCTGAGTGACAAGGAGAAGCGCGAGCGCATCTTCCGACTGAGCAATAAGCGACTCGACTGGGATTTGTCGTATGGGATGCCGACTATTCTGAAGAAGCACATGGATAAGGATGCCCGTCGCGTCATCGTGTTCTGTGCCCATATCGAGGACTTGGAGCAGATGCGTCAGCAGGTTTGCCGTTGGTTCCGCGAGGCGGGCTTTACTATTGCCAGCATCAGCATCCTGCACAGCAAACTAAAGGATAGTGAACAGCACGAGCAGATGAACAGATTCGAGGACGATAGCACTGATGGCGTTAAACTGATGTTTGCTATTGACATGCTGAACGAGGGCATCCATGTGCCCAATGTCAGTGCGGTCATCATGCTCCGTACAACCGAGAGCCGTATCATCTATATGCAACAGATGGGGCGTTGTCTGACCGCTGCCAACACAGAGAATCCGCTGGTATTGGATATGGTGGACAACATCACCACAACGACGGCCATCAAAGACTTGCAGATTGAGTTTGACCGCTTGGAGCATATACAGGCCGAGCGCGAGGGACGCGAGCCCCGCAAGTTTGAGGTAATAGATTATACGCTGGGGGTTCGTGACCTTATCAGTAAGCTGGTTCCTCAACGGGTCGTGATGACCGCCGATGAACGTCTGGCACTGGTCAAGCAGTTTATCGCAGACAACGACCGCCAACCCGTTCAAGGTAAGGATAAGGAGATGTTTGTTCATTGGCGGTGGCTCTGTATGTATGCCGCCGATAACGAAGAGGTTAAAGCACTCCGCCGCAAGTATGGTTATATACCTGTGACGATAGACGAGGCAGTAGCCGAATTAGAGGCTTATCATCAGCGCACAGGACTGTTTCTGTCGTTTCCCAACCAAAGAGAAAACAAGGAGGTTGAACGGCTGAGCGGAATATGGCAGCGGCTGCGCAGGAATCATCCGAATCACCCCGTAGTGTCTGCGTGGCTGAAACGGCTGGAAGAGCAGAAGGCCGCGAAGTTCACAGAGACGATGCAGAAGGTCAGGCAGATGGCTGAACGTGGCGAGAAGTTCATGAAGACCAACGAATATCTGTTTCTGCACCGCAACTATGCTGACCACCCAGAGTTTGTGGCTTTCTACAAGCAGTATTGTAAGCAGAATGTCATCATGACCGTTGACGAACATCTGGATGTGCTTGATGCGTTCTGTCATCATACTGACCGGCTACCAACCCATGAGACCGACGGACAGGCATACAACTCGTATAACTATCTGCGGCGGCATTGTGCTGATCATCCACGACTGAAAGCCATCGTTGAGTGCTACCATAAAGACAACAAACTGGCACGTCGCAGGGCAGAAGACCTGAAAGCCATCGAGCAGTTTTATTGCGAGAACGGCTACCTGCCGCTGACACGCACATCACTCGGTCTGAGATGGTCGAGACTAAAGCGGTCATACCCCGATGACCCTGACGTGCAGCGCATCGAACAGAACTGCCGCTATAAGCAGACCCGTACAGCCTATGTGAAGGAGGATGTTCGGATATACTGTGAGATGAACGGCGAACTGCCGACGAAAACAAAGAACCGCCAGCTTTACAATCAATGGCGCGGTCTGCGTATGCGACATCCACACGACCCAGACGTACTGGACCTGATTGCCAAATACGGTAATCCAAGACAACAGCCAAGGAAGAATAAACAAAAGCAAAAATAATGATTATGGAACAGAAGAAAAAGGATGAAATGACCGATGCCACCCGTGCCGCATTTCGCGATGTGCTCGATATCTATTATGCGCAAGGTTTTGAAGCAATGCTCGACAAGGTGAAGGAACTAAGCGGAGTGGAGAGGTGATTATGAGCAAGACATTAAAGATACTTTCCCGACCAAAGGGGAATGCCGAGGAATACGGACGATGGAGCGTGAACCCGTACATCGGATGCAGTCACGGCTGCCTGTACTGCTATCTGAAGAAAGGCCCGTCCGGGGCCTATCTCGGGCAGGACAAGCCCGTGCTGAAAAAGGGTGTGGTGAGCCAGGGACATGCCTACCATCTGGCGATGGCGGAGATTATCGAGAATCGCGAGGAAATCGTGAAAGACGGCGGGCTGTTTATGACGTTCACAAGTGATCCGTATCTGCCGGAAACACGCAAGTTGACATCATGTATCGTTAAAGAGTGCATACAAACATACAAGGTGCCAGTAACCCTTCTGACCAAGCGTGCAGACTTCTTGCCGCTTGTGAAAAATCCAAGATTTGAAGATGTCGAACGCTGCAAGGAGTGGGCAACATCAGTCGGGTGTTTTGTAAAAGAGTTGGAAACGCTGAACAAATTACTCGCTACGGGATTTACCTTGACTGGTCACGACGAACTGGAGCCTAATGCTTCGCCAAACGCAGACCGCATTAAGGCAATGCGCTTCCTGAACGAACTGAAATTGAACGTCTGGGCATCCATCGAGCCGGTGATCGACTTCCCTTCTTCGCTCGACATGATATACCAGGCACTGAACGCTGGATGCCAGCACTTCAAGATCGGACTGCTGACGAACAACACTCGTGTGGTGCGCAAGGACTTCCAGATAGGCGAGCATCAGTTCAAGGCTTACGATTTGCGCGGCCTCCTGCACTTCGTCGATGACGTGATGCGGATGACCGACGGCAAGGCGACGGTGTATTGGAAGCAATCGGTCGTTGACTTCTGTACGACGGGAGCTGCGCATTACAGATTCTCCGAGAGAGAAGTCAGGAAGGCGATTATGGATTACCCGCACTCCGTCGGCAAGGACTGGAGTATGTTCAAGAAGGAGGACTGACCTATGGCAAAGAAAAAGAACCAGAAGACATCGACAGAGATGCTGCAGGAGATGGCCGACGACTTCGGCAGGATGGCGGAAGACATGAAAGCGCTGATGGAGGGCTATATCGGACCGACACAGCAGGAGTACATCGACAAGATCAATGCCGACTGGAACGGCTATAACTTCATCGTCGTCTTCGGTCACGTGTACCGTCTGACCAACGAGAAGAAATACAAGGAGAACGGCTCGCTGCGCTGCCCCTGCGAGGTGTGCGAACTGAACGGCAGTTGCTGTCAGGACTCCGACAAGACGCTCTGCGGCATCCTTCGTGCTGATACCGACGAGTATTTCTACGATGCAGGCGAGCTGGTCATCGACAAGCGCGGCAAGATGAAGGTTAAAAAATGGTATGGTGATAAATAAAGACTAAGATATATGGCAAAGAAAGTATTTCTCGGAAATGGACTAAGCCGCACGGCGATGGTGTTCAAGATTGCGACGCTGGCAGGACATAAGCTGACAGTGCCTGAAATGAACCGCATCAAAGATATCAACCCCCGCGCCCTGGAGCGAGTCTATGACTCCGTATTGGGGGGGGGTAAGTAAGGGCGACGCGCTGTTTGCACTCAGACTTGTATTGAAATAATATAAAGGTATATAGACGATTATGGAAGAAGACATAAGACCGGAAGATTATGGCTACGATAGTGAGGCCATTGCTGAACAGGCACGGGAGATTCTGAAGCACAACAGGCCCTATCAGAAAATCTACGAGCAACTGGAGCGACTCGATCCACGAACTGACTTCGTGAAGCGCAACTACCTGTTGACACAGGCTCGGCTGATGGAAGAAAATGAAATCAAGCGGCTGATGGATCTCACTAACAAGCGCCGTCAGGACGTGCGTCGCATCGGTGACTATCTGGAGCAACACAACCCCGAGGACAGCGAGAAATATGAGACGTTGATGGCTGGCTTTGCCTTCCTGCTCGACATGATAGATTTCACGCTCCACGACATCAACGAAATCCTCTTCCGCAACAAGACCGACATCAAGATGGAGAACTTTCCCGAAATCGTGAAGTGCCGCAAGTTGGCAGAGGAAATGGCAGGTAATGACATCCAGAAGATGCCCGAATGGCAGCGCAATATGTGGATGTATGAGAGCGACCGTCTGTTCAATTACCTCAAGACGCGTTCTGCAGATTATCTCCGACGGGCCGAGCGGGAAGAGAAGAAACGTATCAAAAAGTAGCCGACTGACCATGCCGAAACCGAAGGGAGTGATGAGAACGGCGCTGCCCGTCAGGCCACGAAGGAACGTGGCACTTGCGATGGACTGGCAGGGCGATGGCGACGGAGAACTGGCCGTCATCACGGCGGGTGCCGACGTGGAGTGGCTAAAGGAGATATTCACAAGTCTGTGCAGTTCCATGAACGGCGTGGCCAGAGGCTTCCGTATCGAGAGCCAGCGACCGCCGATGTGCCGCAACGGTTTCGTGAACGAGCGGCTGGCCGTGGTGCTGGAGGGCTACGATAGCAACCTGCTGATGCCAGACGGAGTACTTACGGTCGTGCAACTTATGTTGGAGCGCTACGTGAACGGAGGCTATGTGGACTGCTACCGGCTCGATGACCTGCTGAACCTGTCCGGGCGCGATGAATGGAAGATTATTGTGCCGCAGGCTATATCCGTGCCGAAGACCAGGCGTAAGCCGCAAAAGAGAAAGACCGGCGGGCTGTCGGCACGACCTGACAATGAAACAAAAGAGAAAATGGCAAACATATATTTGAGAGTACCTTGGTATGTGGCTGCGTACTATCGTGGCCGAGAGGAGAACAACCAGCTGACCGAATGGCAGCCGGTGGAGTTCGCCGAATATACGCATGAGTATATGATCCTTCAGAACAACCTGCGCTATATGCCGGAGCAGGTGCAGTCGCGTAACTGCTACTCGCAGCGGGCATGGAACAACATCCTGAAAGGCAAGAGCCCAGACGGCAGTCAGACCATCCTGCGCCGCGACCCTGGCGAGTGGCCGTCAATACAGGAGGTATCGACGCTCATCGGTGCCGCCTGCCACGGCAAGCAGTCTGGCTCGGAGTACCTCTGTATCAGGATGCCCCGCGAGGTGTACTACAACAAGCATGTGTACCGCACCACTGCCGACTACTGCCTGTCCTACGACATCGGCATCCACCTGTCGGCGGTGCTCATGCAGAAGTTCTGCTATGAGTACCTTGAGTGGACCGAATACCGCAAGGAGTTCTGTCGCCGTCAGGGGTTCAGGGCGAAGACCATAGACATCGTGGAGATGTTCTTTACCCAGTTCAATTTCCCTGCGGCCATCCTGCCGACGGAGCGCGAGTCGCTCAGACGCTACCACACCCGCTGGCTCTCGAACGCCCGGCGACGAGCCGCCTACCACTACCAGTTCGAGGACACTTCTTTCCTTGAACACATCAGTGACGATGACCAGCGCCGTCTCGAACGCGAAAAGAAGAAAAAGGATTCATAAACATAAACATGACAGAATAAAAATAAGGAAATTATGAAACAAGAAGAGTATTTGTCTGGCATCAAGAAGCAGCAGAGTTTGATTAGGAAGTTGTTTGCCAACCGCAAGCGCCGCTCAGAGGTGATTGACGAAATAACCCGTGAGCGCTACGGACACCTGAGAGGAAAGTTCTTTAAGGCAGGGGGTGAGTACTTTAAGAGGCAAGACGGCGTGACCTATTATATTGCTGCCGTGCATGGTGACAGCAAGGACACCGTTACAGACGAAGTGTCCGTCAGACTTGAATGTCGGTTTATCATGCCGTCGGCTGTTATTCCTGGCTTTCACATCGAGTGCGACGAAACCAACGACAACATCGGTTTCTATACAGAAACATTCCGATTTGCCGTCACCGACAACCTCGACGACATCCTGGCACCACTCTATATCACAGAGGAAAAAGCTGCCAATGAGCTCAGGGTGATGTACGACAAGTTTGTCAGGAAATTCCTGAAGAAAGGCTGAAGGACAAATCATAACATATAATCAAAGGCGATATGAACGAAAGAAAAATGACCATCGGCGAGGTCAAACAGCTTGTCGAGAATGTATTGAGTGAGAACAGCAACGTGACCGTGGAAAGTATTGAACCGAACAGCGACGGCGACTATTGCACCGTGGTTCTGAATGGCGACGTGTGGCTGAATGTATTGAATGCCATCGCTAAGGCTGTCGGCGATGAACTTATTATCAGTGGCGAGGACTATAATCAGATCAACCTGTTCTTCCGCATGCCTGAAGCTGGTAAGGCTGGTGTTGGCTACGACAATCATGAAAAGAAAGCTGCACCAGCCATCCCTGCCGACATGAGGCACAAGAAAGAGTTCTACGACTCCGAAGAAATTATAATCCCCGGTACGGATGTGAAACGCAGTCGTACCGAGGAAAACGAACAGGTGGTGGCGTGGATGAAAGAGACAGGGCATTATCCCATCGTGTATCTCCGCCTTGACGACGTTGTGCATGTGGAGGTGAGCGACATCTATGACCAGAAGGTGCGCGACATCCTGGAGCGCGGCGCGGCGGTAGGCGGCGACGGTCGCAAATATAAGATCGAGAATCCCGACAACATCTTCCCCATCGGCGACAGCATCTGCGTCCGTGCCACCTGCGTCGATACGGGTCGCAGCGATGTCTATGGACTGGATTTCTTGGTGTAAGGATGGACTGACAGTATGATCACAAAGGTGGTAATCAACAACAACGTGGACACGCCCATCGAGTATCTGAGCGGACTCGGGGCGTTCAAGAACGGCAAGACGTATGAGTTCAAGCCCGGCGTGAACATCATCGTCGGCAAGAACGGCTGCGGCAAGACCACGCTGATGAACCTGATAAGGAAGTATCTGCTGGTGGACCTGTCGGAGTGCTCAGCGGGTGCGCTCAACCACAACATCAATGCCATCTGCTTCGGCCTTGGCGACGACAAGCACATGTATGCAGGTGCCGACGTGTATGCCGACTACCGGCGCAACACGTTCCGCCTGTGCCATGCGGGGGAGAGGCAGCACAACGACGAGATATTCGAGAACGATCACTCCATCAGCGAGTTCTTCGGGCAGCGGGAGTCGTCAACGGGCGAGGGCGTTATCGTGGCACTGAACGCGCTCTTCACCAGGATGTTCAGCAAGGGCGCGAACCTGACGTTCGACTACACGCGGTTCAAGGACAACTACAAGCCCTATACGGATTACGTTGCCGACCACATCGTCGATGGCGACGAGTGGACCATCCTGATGGACGAGCCCGACAGGAACCTCGACATCGAGAACATCGGGCATATCAAGTCCGTGCTCGACTTCCACAAGCCGCACACGCAGATTATCGCCGTGGTGCATAACCCGCTGCTCATCTGCGCCCTCTCGAAGAACCCGGAGGTCAACTTCATCGAAATGACGCGAGGGTATGTGAAGAATATCAGGAAAATGGTAAAGGAGCTGGTGTGAGTGGCAATGATTGACAAGAAAGAACTGCAAGACAGTGGGGAGACGATGCGCTGGAACGAGGACGTGGAGCGCAGGCGCAGGGAGTACCACGAGCAGCGGTGCGCCGAGAATGCACTGTACCGCCGTGCATACGAGCGGCAGCAGGAAATGCGGCGGCGCATGCAGAGACAGGTCAGCGAAGCCCTGACACAGTTGGCCGACGCGATGCACACGGACTGTATGCAGCGTGTGAACAGCATAACGGAGGATGCCTGTTGTCAGCCGGTAAAGACGCATGAGGAAGTGATGCGCGAGCAGGCCCTGATGGACAGCATGAGTAGGAACCCGACCGAGTGGTTTGCGCATAGCACGGGCTTCGGACTTGGCTTTGCCGTGGCAGCGATGATGTTTGCCGACGGCGAGAAGATGAAACGCCAGATGCAGGAGATAGAAGAAGAACGTCCGTACCTCGAAGAAATCAACCGCATCGACGCGCAGTTTGACAGAGAAATCATTCGCATGAGCGGGTTTGAATGGTAAAAACAATAGAATGTATGAGCAACATTATTAAACATTCGGATGTGGTATTGGCCACGAAGCAGCCGCACGAGGGATTCCGCATCGGCGACTACATCACCGACAGCAGGTTTGAAGCGTTCTATCTGATAGAGTCGGTTGAGACAAGACAGTGGGACGGACGAGACCATGAGGTGTACGTCTGCAAGGGGGTGAACCCTATTACGCTGGAAATGGACGGCAACGACCGAAACTTGAGCATCGACGAACTGACGAGGTACTATCAGGTGGTGGATGCCGACGTGGTTAAGCTGCGCGATATTGCCCACCGCGTACTGAACGAGGGTGCAAGCATTGAGGACATGCAGGAGTCGAGCGACACGTCACTGATGGCACTCGGCAACAAGCAGTCGCTCATTGCTTTGAGACAGAAGATAGATGAGACACAGCGGTCGGTGACGCTGGTGAAGAACTACTGCCACATGATGCAGACACAGGTGATGAACGAGCTTAAAAAGAAGATTAGTCAGGTGAACGGTATCGTTGAGAAGATGGGACGCGAAATAAAGAGGTTGGACTACGTGATTCAGACCATCGAGACCTACGCAGGCATCAAGGAGGAGATTATCACCTTGCAGTGCGGCGAACCCGCTCCAGAGACGGAACCGATAGTCATCCGGCAGGCCGTGCTGTTCATGGACGAGGAGTTTGCCTTAATAGACGATGATTTCGATTGGGAAAAGATAGAGTCGTTTGATAAGTGGCTGACCGAGGACGGGAACTTCAAGATACTGCTGCCCGATGCCAAGAGCGTGGTGGCCATCAAGCCGCGCCGCACGGACAAGAAATATAGCGACGACTGGTGGGAGAATAAGATTATGAACCGTCCGAACCATGTCACGCTCTTCCTGATTCGCAACGGCGAGAACCTATATCGTCTCGACAGCGAGCACATCTATCTCGAAGACCGCATGTTCCCTAATCTTGACGAGTATCAGCAGACGCTGGAGAAGGAGCAGAAGAATGGATGGTATGAGATTAACAAGGAGAAGGACAATCTGGCATCCGACAGAATGCGCCGCCGCTTCACCAAGGTAGCTTTCCTACTGCAAGGCTTGTTGGATCGTAGTGACGTGTTCACACCACACAATGTCAAATGTTCGTTCCTGAAGATGGAGGGGTTGAACGAACAGGTGAAGATGGACTATGAGCTCGACACGTCGCATCTGCTGATGGACGGTCGCCCCAGTGTCACCGAATGGATCAAGCAGACCAATGCTGGAATCAAGGAGGGCAGTCGCATCCTGCTCGTTAGTTGCAGCGATATGAACAGCGAAATGTTCCTGCGCTATTACAGCGACCGCTACAGCGTGCCCGGCTACCCCTCGTTAGGTGTATATACCGTCAAGAAAAATCCAAAATATACTACAGACAAAGACCACCAGTGGCGTGAAGCATATCGTCGTCCGTTCTATATATCCTATATGCCTAAGCAGGATGCCTATTCGTGGACGGACGGGCCGCACGACCGCAAAATCAAGTCGGGTATATGTTTCAATGAGAACGGCTACGATATCTTGAACTATGATAATCTGAATATCGACGAACTTGACTATTACCTGAACAGCCGACTATATCGGTCGCAGTATTATCTCTACGTGCGATTGCTGAAGACGGCGCGGTCACTGGTCGAGAGGGAGTATCGCCAAGAAACTGACTTCATCAACATGCTATGCGGTGAACTCATTGCCGAAAGCCTTTGGCCCAAGGACGGCTACACCCACGACGGCATCGCTCGCATCGCCCTGCAGACCGTCAAAGACCGCCTGAAATGGAAACGCCCTATCTCGTCGAAGGAGCGCGAGACCTACTATCTTGTCCGCCGCACCTTATTTTCGGAAGCATTCAGGAAGAAGTATTTTAAGGCATAGGATTGACACAAAATCTTTAGTATAAAGATAAAAGATTATGAAATGTAAACAATGCGGAGAAGAGAACGGTGATGCAAAGAGGACTTGCAGCCGTTGCGGAGCCTTCCTGGAGGGCTACACGCTGAACAATGTGACGGGCGAATACGGCTACCGTGGTGCTGACGGCGGGTGGTATAAGTCCGAAGAAGAGTACCGCGCTCACTGTCCGGGTGCGACGCACAGCGATGCCATCGACACAGCAAAGTTAGCGATGCGTCTGGCGATGACCGAGCGTGTCAAGACGGTAACGCAGACGGCAATGCGCGAGAAAATCAGTCCGATAGTCAGTCAGATGACCGCCCTAATAGCCGAAGCCTTCCAAGTTGGTTTCGACGCAGGAATGGAGTGCGGCAGATATACGGACTATAGCACAAAGGAAGGCTGACACGATGCAGAAACTATTCAAGCGATTACTCGATCTGCTGAATATCCACCCCGACGAGAACCAGCTGTGGACGCTATCTACATTGTTCATCGTCGGGCTGCTGGATGCCTATGTCGGCCCGGCCATCTCGAAGGCGTGGGTGACCGAACTGCCTGCCGAATGGCTCGCGTTCCAGTCACTCGTCTATTCCGTGGTCGGACTGTTCATCGGTATGATATGGAAAGGTTGGGTGCGCCGCAAGGCTATCCAATGGTTCACAGTGCTCTGCATCATCGAGTCGGCAGCAGGCTTCTGCGTCGGCATGTGGCTCTGCTTCGTGGAGTACAACGTGTGGGTGCTGGCCATCGCCTGCCTGCTCTACGGCACGCTGGTGTCTGAGTTCATCGGCAAGTGTCTGATGACGTTCCGTCCGAAGCTATGGAACGAGCACGAACGCGAGGTATATGACAACAACAACGACGTGGTGTGCGGCATCTACTGCATCGCCGGCTACGTCTGCGCCCTGCTGTTCATGCCCTCTCTAAAGGTGGCCATGTTCATCTGGGGCCTGTGCTGCGCCATCGACAACATCGGCTGGCTGGTAGTGTATCACAGAAACAAGGATAAATTTACGGAGGACTGACGTATGCGACAAATAAGATTTAGAGCAAAGCCCAGCATATGGGCGGTAATCAAACGACATTAAGCGTATGGCACAGCATCAGTATTATTGCGAAGAGTGCGGCATGCACCTCTTCGACAGCGAGAAGGATGGCGGCGCGGCTGGCGCAGAGGCGCAGCGGAAGGGCTTTGTGTTCAAGATGCCGATTCTCTTTGGTATCGAGGGCTGTCACTTCTTCTGTTCAAAGGACTGCTGGAACAAGTGGCTCAACAGCCGCACCACTGAGCAGGAGCGTGCCGACGGCAACCGCTCCGCCCGTGAGATAAGGCAGCGTATAGAGGCCGACAAACCGAAACTCATAGAGGGGCTGCAGCGAATACAGCGAGCCTTTGAGATAGCGAGAATTCGCCGAAAGAAGTAAATAACTTAAAAGAAATACGATTATGGAAGAACAAAACAAAAAGAACCAGCGTCCTGATGCGGTACCTGCATCTTTATCGGTGGACGCAGTAGAGCCAAAATATAAGAAGGGCGACCACGTGTGGGCCAAGCAGCCGAAAGAGTTGGCAGGGCGCACAGGCTATGTGATGGCGGTTGACACCTATCGCATGGTATATGAAGTGAGGTTCGGAACAGAGTTGTGGAAGATGTTGGAGGATGACCTCGAACTTGTTGACCCAGCGACGGAAGAAGTCCGTCAGGCCGTCTTTAAGCGCGAGGATGATGCCGACCAACCACTTACAGAACAGGCGGCTTACGACGAGTATCAGGAGCGCAGTAAGGTGTCTGCCGACCAACCACTCACAGAGCAGGCGGCCTACGACGAATATCAGGAGCGCAGCAAGACGTCTGGCGACCGTGCCGAGCAGCTGGCATGGGCGATGATTGTCCTGCTGGCGGGTCAGCTCATCGGCGGCTCGAAGTATGCGGAGTTCTACGTGCTGGGCGGTGCAGCATTGCTCTACTTGTTGCTGTCAACCATGCAGTATGTGTGGCAGTCGGTGACTATCTGGCTTGTCAAGCGCCGCATCAAGCGCACGGGCATCAAGCTCAACGACTATCCCGACTGGGTAGGTTTCGGCGCATGGGTGTTCTATTGGCTGAAGATGATCATCATCGCCCTCGGAGCCATCTACGGCGCAAGCCACTTCATTTCGTTTGCAATGTAAAGGGGGACTGAGCGATGAATTTATCAGAAGATATCAGGAAAGATATCTGGCAAATGGCTTCCGGCCCTGAAAGTGTATGCTATATAGAGAAGCACGACGGCGAGGGATTCAAGGTGGAAGAGATTGACGGCGACTACTGTCATCTCTGTGCCACCGAGAAAGCGAGGGAGCTCGACAAAGAGGATGGCGGCAAGTATTATCATCAGGTATGTGAAGAGACATCGCCGGAGAGCGACCATTTCAGCCATTGCGCGGAGTGCGGCTGCCTGCTCAATGCCGCGCTAATCGTCAGCAGCTGGAATGAAGATGACATCAACTGCATTGTTGAAGATTTGAAGCAGGTGAAATCTTTTGAGGACATCAAAGGCGACCTTGCGTGGAAAATCGACCAGGTACTCGACAGCGAGGATGAAGCCTGCGAGTTATTCCCCAAACAGATGAAGTACATTGCGAGGAGACTGACTAACCTTTATAAGAAACAGAATCACACGGGGTCTGTCCCCCTTGTGAGTACGGCGCAAGAATAAATAAAATAAAGGAATTATGGCAGAAAAGAAACAAATAGAGTTAAAGGTTCTGAAGAAAGACCAGTACGGGTACAGATGGATATTGGAGCCCAAGGAGCGCATCAAGTTCCGCGAGAAGTGCAAGCACAACAAGCTGGGCACGCTCTGCGATAAAGGCTACGAGTGCTACGTTGACGGTGGCGTACTGTTGGGCTGCACACCAGACGTGTCATGTCCGCGACTGAGGATGTGGGATAAGAAACACGGACTGGAGAGACCTTTTACGATGGTCGAGAACAAATACCCAGACATGAAGCCGACCTCATTCACATGGCAGCCTGCCACCGAGAGTCCCGGAAAGCGACGGGTGCTGATGGCGCTTACGAGAAAAGACTTGGAAAAAGGTCAGTACGTGTTTGAATCCGTGCGGTTTCTCTCTCCCAATGTGCGGCCAGCCGAGTGTGAATTTCACGACAGCGAGGGGCGTAAGCAGTTGCCTGTTGCGTGGGCATACTACGACGAGATTATCAAAGGTATCGAACCTTGGATGATCAGCCGCGCCGAGAGTGCAGCGTGGGCTTGGTGGCCCGACAAGGAAGAAAACAAGCAGGAGGACTGACGTATGAACGAACCGATTTGTGCCGACTGCAAGAAATGGGAGATGGGCGAGACGTGGGGAACGGGACGCGGCAAGACCATCGTGGAGTGCCGTGGGTGGTGCTGCAAGACACCGTGGCGCAAACCCCGATGGAACTACCAGTCTGTTTGTGGCAGCTTCGATCCCCGCGAGCAAACGAGCCTGATACTGCACGGGCAGGGCTACCCGACCGAAGAGCAGTTGCAGGAGATTGACGAAGAGATTATGAACTTCTTAAACAAAGATGGTATGGAACAACAGGAACCACCCAAGCGGGACAAGGCGGCTGAGTATGCCCAGGTCGCAGGCCGACGCTTCCGACCGACGTTCGACTCGCCGATTGACTATTTCGAGATTCGCGGCTACGATGCCGAGCGCGACATGGTGCTGACCACGGCGCACCCCAAAGGCGGCAGTGCTTTCGACGACGAGATTGAGGAGCGCTACCTCGTGGGAGCCTTCGAGACGGGCGATTACGTGGCGCTGCCGATGGCGGCTCAGCCGGGCGAGACCGTCTATGTGCTGCACACCTACCACATGCCTGAGACCACCCGCGCCGTGCGCCAACAGAAGTTCTGTGGCCCCTCGTGCGCCCGCTGCCACCACCGTTTCGGCACGACGAGCAACGCCGCGTGGTGCGAGACCCACTGGCAGCAATCCCGCTGCTATCGGTTTAAGTTAGAAAAACGATAATTATTAAAAGATATAGGATTATGGCAAGACGAAAGAAGAAATCACGGGGGCTGTACGACGAGTTCATCAGCGAGTACAACCGCCTGAAACTGACGAAACTGGAGCCGTATGTGCTGGCCGACATCATCGTGCAGGCTAACCGCCGACGCAAGCGGGAGGTTGCGAAGTGGAAGCACGAGACCACGGCATACCGCAGGCAGTTCATTCGCGAGAGGGATGCGCATGTCAGGACGCAGAACAACTTCCGCAAGTACCTCGATGAATGCGAGCGCCGCGAACAGGACGGTAGTCATCTGCCCGAAGAGTGGAGCGACTTAAAGGAGAAGGAGGATTGAGCGTATGAAAGTTGAAAACAATCAAATTATTATTGAAGAGAACGACCTTGCTTCTATTTTGCCTTTTAATGAAAAGATGTCTAAGACCGATTGTTACAACAAAGGCATGTTTGATTTTGCAAAAACAGTAAAGGTTAAGATTGATAATGCGAGACAAGCAAAAGAGCAGAATAGCTACATATACTGGGGTTCCATTCTTGATTCCCTGCTTGATGACCTTGAGCATTTGACGCATAGTGTAATTTCTTTTAAGAGATAAGGAGGACTGAGCGATGAAGATACCAGCAGTTGATTTACAGGTGGTCGGGTGTTTCGACAGCCGCGACGAAATGGAACTGAAGGCTCCGCGAGACTGCGGCAGCATAGTCCAGACACCGCACGTCACATGGTGCTTTGACGGCAAGGACTGGATCATCCTCCGCATGGAGCAGTACATCACGTTCAAGGTTGTGAAGCGGCTCTATATTGCGGGGCGCGGCTACATCACGTTGATCCACAATCCTGACCGCCTGCCGATAGACCGCGACAGGTCGGCTGTCTGCAAGGGCCAGTTCCGTCTGCCCATCCACGGAATTGAACTCATGATGACGCTGATGATCACCCCGAAGCCAGGCAAAGACTGGGGGCTGATTACGTCGGAAGAGACCATCGGCGACTACGTGACCATCCGCATGTACCCAGACGAAGATAATGATATAAATGTATAAAATGCCCGAAAACGCTAGAGTAACTTTAGCATAATGGTTTACCCACTAAACCATCATGGTTTACCCACTAAAGCGAAATGGGCAGGTTTTAAATAAGGAGGATTGAGCAATGATAGTTGACAGACAATTCCATAACATCAAGTGCGACGCTTGCTGGCGGCTGATTGATGACGAGACGTGGTATGACGACAAGAATGCGCTCACGACGCAGATACTCGACGAATGCAACTGGATAGAGTGCGAGGGACGGCACTACTGCGACGAGTGCTGGGAACACGACGATGACGACAATATCGTGACCAAGGACGGGCGCAAGTGGACGGACTACGACCATAAGGAAATCAGGCAGCACCGTATGAACTACCTCAGTCTGAGCGATGATATGACGCTGACGCAGTTCCGCATGGAGCTGGTGAAAGGCGGGTGTCTTTTCCGTTCAATGGTTGGCTCGCTTTACAAGAGTATGCTGTTCGACGACCTGACGGAAGGTGAGGAATGGTTTATGAAATTGCTTGCCAACCGAAAGGGAACGCCGGAGTCTGACTGCTATTACACGTTTGTGTCGCACGGCATTTTCCGTCTGGCACAGAACGATGCTTACGAAAGAATGTATAACCACAACAAATAATGGCGATATGAAAATTATAGCAAAACCAGGCACTGCACTTGAACAGACTATCAAGGCGATGCACGACAAGATTAAGAAGAGTTTCGACGAAGCAAACGACATGGTGGAGCAAATGACAGGCTCACGTCCTGTCAGCCCCGCCGGCATCTACCACTGGGGTACGATTATGAAGTTCGTGCCAGAGTTTACCTTCAAGCCCGAGGACGAGGACAAGATTGACAAGAAGGTGCTGCGCCCGATGCCGAAGGTCAGGAACGGTTGGAAGTCAAACCTCCGTACCAAGGAGGGCAAAGATTTCAGGGCAGCTTTCAACGCGAAGGCCGAAGAGTGGAAGGTGACGGAAGATGCGCTGCACGAGTTCGGCATCCACATGGCCGATTTCAATCGCGGTGTTTCCCACTACATCAGACCGATGTACGACTCCGAGCGCAATCGGTATTTCCTGCTTTGTAGCGACTCCATTCCGCGAGCCTTCGACAAGAAGAAGTTGGCAAAGGATCAGTTTGATATTGAATACGAATAAAGGAGGACTGAGGTATGAAAGCGAAATGGAAAATAAGGGTAGGTCTGCGGGGGTGCAAGACATTCTATGAGCAGATGGAGGAGGAACAGATGCTGCCGTTCCTGCCAAGAAAGGGCGACGTGTTCTGGATGTCGGAGGATTGTCAGGACAGGCTGGAAAAGAGGGTGCTGAAGTGCATGAAGCAACATTGCGATTGCGGCGAAGGATGTCCGTTCATCAGCGTTGGAGAGCCAGACCTCAATAACCAAGTAATAGTCCACGAGATTTATTTCAATGTCGAGCACCACGAGGTGAGAATTATACTAAGAGACGATTCTAATGTACTTTGGAATCAGCACGAATAACGAATATACAATTAAAAAGGAATACGATAATGCCAAAGGAATTTGACCAATCGACGGAAAGCCGCTTCTGGCAGGCGAAAGCACTGGATGTGGCGGAGGAAATAGACGAGCAGTGGCAACTTGTTATGAGTACGTTACGCAGTAAGCCTAACACCTACCTGATCCACGAGGGCTATTACCACATGGTTCTGGAAATGAAACAGGTAATGGAGAAATACAAGATGATATGACCCAGAACCAGTTCGCCAACTACCACTACCGTCACTCTGAGGTGATGTTGTGGCACACGAAACACCCCGACTGCGACGTGGAGTGTATGCTCATCGGTGTGGACTTTGAGGGCGAGATGTTCCACCTTGTGCCGATCGACCAGGAGTTGTACGAGGACAAGGAATACTGGGTACACTACAAGTTCGTTGACAAGCCGCGCCGCAAGCCTAAGATGAAGGTGGTCTATGGCGGCGAGGCAGAAATAGCAAAGAGTAAATAAAAAGGAATATGGCACATATTGAATGGATTAAAAAGGAATTGGGAATATGATAGACTTCAAGCAAAATACAGATGACGGCTACGCTGCAGGCAAGGCTTGCCGCGAGTGGGAGGAAGAACAGAATTGTGCGGTGATAGACCTCGAAAAGAAAATCTTCATCGAGGCTTTCAAGCGAGGACTGCAACATGAGCGCAAGAAGTGGCAGAAGTTCAAGTGGCGCAACCGACTGGAGAAACCAGAACCAGACTCATACATCATTGCCGCCGAAGACCTCGGCGACGGTCAGTATGAGTATATGGCTGGCACGTTCATCAACGATAGTGAGCCGTGGATAAGCAACGGGCAGAGCTGCCGCATGTGGCACTGCATCGACCGCTGGTGCTATGCAGAGGATATGAACAAGACAATTCCTAAAGTCAAAAAGCAGGAGAACTGACTCATGATGACCACCGACGAAATTTCACGCTTCTTCAGCGAGGAAGAAGTAAAGAGGGCGTTCCAGTTTCCCGATTGGCCTGCTGGTACGGAGGTGGTGTGCTACTGCCGCTCTACCGACAGCCGCGATGCCATTGAGCAGATAACCCAGCAGAGACAGTTGAAGATTGTAGAATACGTCCACATCGACGAACTGCCGATAGCCAAGCTCTACAAGCCAGGGCAGGTGGTGCTCGCCAAGCGCGAGGCGTTGGAGTGGAAGAGCGATTCAACGATGCCGAGCTACGAAGAATGGCGCAATCAGACGCCTGGCGGCCTGTGCCCGTCGGACTGGGATAGATTCATAGTAAGATAAATTAAAAGGAATACGATTATGACAGAGAAGAAATTAAAGTATGCCTTCGGTACGAATGATACGCATTGCGAGGCTGACCTCTTCGACACGATCGAAGAACTGATTGAGTATGCACAAGCGTCATGGGACGATAAGGACGGCAACCCATTCGATGAGGACTGCGACTACACTGGCTGCATCTACGTTGGCACGGCTGAGACTTACGAACCTGCCGACTTCGCGCCATCGTTGGACGATATAGCCGACCATATGACAGACAGGTTTTACAGCGACCACAACATTGACGATGACCAGGACGTGACCTACAGCAAGCAAGAAGAGGCGCAGAAGGAGTGGCGCGAGTTCATCAACAAGTATTTCGACATCCCCTGCACCATCATTGCCGACTGGAACGTCGGCATCTACGACCTGAAGGAGCACAAGTGGGTGGAGCGATATGATAAGAAGGAGGACTGACGTATGCAACCACACAGACAATACACGACTGCCGACTTCGCGCACATCGCAGCGACGGAGTTTGCGGACTACGGGTTTCACCTGACGCAGAAGTGGCAGCACTGCAAGCGCATCACCGAGCGGCACTACCGCAATGCCTATATCCTTTGGGCGATGCGGAGGTTCGGCGATGTGGACGTTGCACGGGAGTTCCTTGAATATGCCATGCCCGACATGTTCGACCCCGTTTGCGACATCAACGGACTGCGCATGAGCCAGCTCAAAGCGATGGACAAGGAGCAGATGACCGAGCGTGTCCGTACCGACGTGCGCAACCTTGCCATTGCTGCAAACATCGGCATCGAAAAGGCTTGGGATAAGTTGGAACTCATTATGCCAGACCTGCACGACTACAGGCCAGTGACCGACGAAGATAAACAAAAATGGTATAACATATAATCAAAGACGATATGGAAAATCAGGTTGAGAAGTTCGATCCATCGAAACTGATGGACGGAGTAAAGGACAGAATCAAGGCTACGTTTGTGAGCCTTATTCCAGACGATGCTTGGAACAGCATGGTAGAAAAAGAATTATACGTCTTCACGACGGGGAAGATTATTCCGCACCACGAGTATAAAGGCACCGACGGTAATGGACATGCTTATTACAGCGATTGGGAGGAACGCATTCCTTATGACCAGAAGCCTATCACCGACAATTACGGCAAAGTGGTGAAAGGAGCAGGTGACAATATTTCGCCATTACAGAAGATGATACGCGAAATGTTAGAGGAGAAGTTTCGTGCCGACCTCAAAGCATACTTGGAGACTGAAGAATATCAAGGTTTGTGGGACGGTTACGGATTGCCAAACATTAGCAAGGCTCTCGAAGAAATCCTGATAAAGAACAGCGGTATCATCTTCCAGAACATGATAGCTGGTATGATACAGTCGGGCTTTAACTTTATGAGGGCTAATATTATGCATAGCCTTCAAGGTGAAGGCTATAGTCAATATTAAGGAGGACTGACACGATGACAGAAAAAGAATTAACGGACATGGAAGCTGCGATGACGAAAGAGATGATCATCGAGCGGGCAAAGACGCTGTGCCCCGTAGCGGATTTCCAGAAGCTCGGCGGCATGCGCTACTGGTTGGACGGCAATGAGATCCATTCGACATCGTACAACTGGGATAAAAAGAGACTAAAGCCGACGGGCTATCTGTGTGAGTTGGGTCGTGTCAAGACCTATCACACCGGCACAAGGTTCTTCTTTAAGCCGTCCGTGGAGGAAATGGTGGTACAATGCCCGTACCCAGAGGCAACGGCTTTCATGTATGTCGAAGGCACCTGCGACTACGACTACGAGCAGGATATATGGACGGCGGAGACTATTTACTACACTGGCGACATGCCAGCGGAAATCAGGAATATGAAAATAAAATGGTAGGCGATTATGGAAAAAGAACTTAGAAACGACCGCATGGCGGTTGAGAGATGGAAGCAGGCTTGCAAGGCAGGCTGCAAACAGAGTAATTACAGACGTGAGCGTGGGCTGACCGATACCCGCGACGACTTCTTTGTCGATGGCGTGCAGTGGGCAGACGAGCATCCTGCCGAAACCCAATGGCGCTCCGTGGATGAGTGGCCGAAAGACAAGGAGCCGATTCTGATGAAGCTCGACAACGGCAAGTATCAGTACAGCGAGTGGGAGTCCGACGGCAAGGGATTCAACGAGGGCTTTGCTGAAATCAACTTCGGCAACGGTGCGATGATGCGCCTGCCGATTAATTTCCGCGTCGTGGCATGGCGACCGCTGGCCGACGTGATCAACGAGTTGAACGACCACGGCATTATCAAAAAGGAGGACTAACCGATGAACGAACAGATAGATATCGTAAACCTGCTGAAGGACAAGACGGCGCTTATCAAGTACCTCGTCGGGATGATACAGTCGAGCGAGAAGTTCGCCGTGAACCTGCCGCAGCTGCGCGAGAAGGGCTGGAGCGATCAGGGCATGCTCGACAAGGTGATTGAGATAACGGCCATCCAGTCGCAGCAGATAAAGCACCTGGCACTCGTCGCCCTGCTGGTGGTGCAGTCGAGCGACTTCAACGGCCACGTGGCTGACATGATGATCAAGATGGGACGCGGCGAGGAAGCCCTCAAGGCGATGTTCGACGCAAAGATTAAAGGGAAGCAGTGACCGATAAGATTAAGGAACTATTAAAGTAAACACGATTATGAATGGTGTAACGTATCACAATCTGACAATCCATCAGCGCATTAACGTCAAGAGCTGGATTAGACACGATATCCCTGTAGTCTGCGTCTATCATAGCGCATTGCTTTACGAAACGGAACTCCCCCGCCAGCTTGCCGACAATATTAACACGCAGTGTGACAGGGAGTCGCTACTATTTCGCAGGAACTGGGAGTGCATGCGTTTCCCAAGAGTCTATTAATTTTTGAAGATACCGAGAAAAGATTAACGATTATGAGTACACAACCGACAAAACAAGAATTGATTGACAAGATTTACAAGGCAATCGTAAAGATGAAGGAGGAAGCTAACAAGGGTGTTATCAAAGAGCACGTGATTAGCTCCGTAGTTAATTGGAAAACTGGTGAGGAAACGGGTCAAGCTGCTGTACTGACCTGCGGAACCAAGTTTGAATACACAGAGGATGTTCTGAAGCGTTGGAAGGAACAACTCGGTGCCGACGAGTATCGAATCAAGGTGAATCGTAGCCAGCTGTTTATAACATTTATTGTTCATTACAAGCAGGAGGACTGACGCATGGCAAACATTGAATGGACTGACGCTTTCGAGCAGCGGCTGAGAGAAAAGCTCGAAGAGGAGTATAAGCAGGCCGACCGCATGGTGGTGTGGGCTTCTCATGCCGACAAGCCCTTCAAGAAGGGTGGTATCATTAACGCTAAAGTCTCTGCCGACAGTATGATTAAATGGATCAAAAAGGAATTAGGCGCATGAACGACTATATCAAGTCCACTGACGAACTGCCGAAAGAGGCGACACCTGTATGGGTACGCATCTGTGGCTGCCGTCCTCGCAAGATGTACCGGCTTGGGGAGAAGTTCTTCTACTACAACGAAGAACTCTTCCGCAACGGAAACTTTTCAAGCATTAGCGACAATGTGCTGTGGCGATACTGCGAGAAACAGACAAATAAATAATTAAAACGAATACGATGATGAAAGAAACAAAAGAAATGATGATCAAGTTGCCGATGATTACGGCACAGACAGCCCACGAGCTGAACAAGGCAAGAATCTACCCGCAGTCAGGGCGCTATATCGTACAGCTGGCTAACGGAGATATCGTAATTGCAGACGTAGAGCTACGTCCCATCGAACAGGGAGAGGCACGATCATACGACGAAGAAGTGCAGTCGTATTGCACCTGCTTTGTCGGTCAGCCCGTAGTGCTCGACCCCGACGAGTGGACATTGGCTATCGACCTGGAGAATGCGAAGCTGGCATACGAGGCCGACCGCAAACGAATGGAGGAACAGATGCGGGAAGCCAACGAACGCCACGAGGCTGAAATGGAGGAGCAGAAAGCAAAGTGCGAGGATGTCTGCCATGAGACAGAGGAAAACTGCGATAAGCTGATTAAAGAGAAGGAGGCGGACCTATCGGCCCACGCCGAGGAAAACGACCGCACACTGGCCATGCGCCGTATGGAACTGGAACAAGAGTACGAGAAGAAGAAAATGCAACTCGAACTCGACACCCCCAAGCGCTTTGCACAGGGCGAGTGGGTCAGCGGCAAGACTCTGACGGAAATCATCAGGACGCTGGTGGCCGGAAAGAAGGAGGACTGATGCAATGGAAGAGGAAAGAATAGCCATCAACGGGATGAAGTTCAAAGCCGAAAGGCTGATTCCGAACTATGCGGGGCAATACACCTGCATGTGCGAAGAGTGCATCTTCGACAAGGACTGGGTGGACTTTGGCGATGAAAGTCCGTGCCGAAAGGTGGCTTGCATCCGTAACAAATGGCACGACGGGAATCGCAATGTATGGGCGGTTGATGGCAGCTTGGACGATTTGAAGAGGAAGCCCGTGACGTGGTGGGTGGAGTACACCTACAAATACCGCTGGTGGGATTACGACGAACGCTTGTGGCAGGAGGAGGAAGAAAGCAATGCGCAGCGTTTCTTCTGCCGCGAGGAGGAAATCAATGATAAGGTTAGGACGGATATTTGTGACGAAATAGGCGAGGAAGATGCGGAAGATAGCGATGTCAGACTGATTTCCTTCGATGTTTACGACCACTATATTACAACGGACTATGAGGTATAAAAACAATAATGAAGTATGAGTACACAACCGACAAAAGAAGAAATGATGCAGAGCATTCTCCTGCGAGAATACGACAGACAACATCGTCCGATGGTCAGACAGAAACCAACTCTCCACGAGCTGCTGCGGAAGTTTGCGATGCTGAAAGGACTGCCGGTAGAGAAGAAGCCGAAAGGGCTGGCGTGCAGGATGACAGACAGGACGATCCTGACGCTGTTCTACAGGCCAGTCGTGCACGGACGCTTTACCTTCTACGGCATGAGCACTGATTTATCCACAAAGTATGCCCGCGATAGATACTATGGCAAAGGTATGGTGGACGATCTGCGCAATAAGCTGGAAGAGAATATCGAAATATTAGAATTAAGAAAAAGAATTATGGACCCAGAGAAATTAGATACAGCGGAGCGCATGGCCAAGAAGCGCCGCAAGCTGCAGGAGGTGTACGACCTGCTGAGTAGTTATCCGACGAAGGCCGAGATCAAGGTCACGGTAAAACTACCATACGCAGAAGGTGACAAAGTGAAGGAGGCCGTCATCAGCGAGGACACCTTCAACGCTATCGTCTGCAAGCTCGCCGAGGACGAGATTAACCGCATCAACGAGTTTGTAAAATCATTATGAGGGAGACTGACGTATGAACGAACAGATAGATATACAAGTCCCAAATCAAAACCGGCAGGGACTTATATTTGCATCAAACAATAAAACCATTTCGAGGCGATATGACAATCAAGGAAATATTAGAGATGCCAATCGTGCAGGATCACGAACGGCTGAAAAAAGAGTTCTGTAGGATGTGGCAGCAGCAGGAGAAACTGCTGAAAACACACGTTCTGCTCATTGAGAGCTGTCTGAATGTAACGAACGCATCAAGCAACTGGAGCAGGAGTTGGAAAAGCGTGAATTAGAATAATAAACCCTGTATTGAACCCCTAATAGTGCAAATGACGATGCTTGAGACGATGCTTCAGGTGATGCACGGCACGGTGCAGAGGCGATGCTTCACACGATGCAGACGCGATGCAAAACACGATGCAAAAAGCACTCACTTTTGCATCGTCATTTACACTCCTTACACCCCCTCAGAGGGGTCACGATAACCGTATGGCGAAGAATAAGAAATACGTCTATCTGCAGCTCTACCCGAAGGACTTGTTGGCCGACGAGAAGCTGGCGAAATGCGACAAGGCGAGTGCCTGGGGCGCCTACCTTGCACTGCTCAACATCATGTCGATGGAAGAGATAAGAGGGTGTGTCCGTCTGCGCGACTGGGACTCGCATCCCAACAACGAACGCAAGTCGCTGGTGGCTAATTTCCGTAAGGCTAACTCGTTGAGAACCAAGGCGGCAGCGTTTGCCCGTGTAGTGTCACAATGTACGCCGCTGAAGGTCGGACCGATGGCAGAAGGCATCGAGCAACTGCTCATTTTCGGTGTGATAGTCATGCACGACGATGCACTCATCCAGCCTCGTATGTTCCGTGACAGTCACAGCGTTTTGGAGGGCTATGAGCCCGAACCTGAACCCGCCGAAGAAAAGGCGGAAGATGGGGTTGATAAGGGTGCGTCAGCACCCCCTAAAAAAGAAAAGAATAAAGAGGGCGTCGCACGCACACGCACACTTCGCGCAAACACGCATACGCGCTTTGAGAGTGAGAGTGAGTATAATAAGGGTAATAGTATAGGTAATAAGGGGGTGCAGGGGGGTGTTGCGCCAGTTAAATCTAAAACGCAGGAAAAATCCCCGAATGACGAAAACGGGACTTCTGGGGGTGAAGAAAATTCGGGGACGGGTAATTTATCGTTTGACGCACAAAAACGCGCTGACAGCCCCAAAAATGGCTCTGACGGGCAGAAAATACCCGTTGCTGACCAGCCGCCGACGCTGCGGGAGATACAGGACTACATGCAACAGCGTGGCGAGGGTGGCGACCCCTTCCGGCATATCACCGCCGAACAGTTCTATGACGAGGGTTGTATGAGCGGGTGGACCATCCGAGGGGGGCAGCCCCTCTACTCATGGCAAGCAAGGCTGCGATCCTTGGAGGGGTATCGCCGCAAGAACGGTGAGCCGACAGTGACAGAGGAGGGGTATGTGGCCTACCGTGACGGCAGACTGTTGGGTACACTGGCAGTCCGTCAGCAGCCGCAGGGTAGGGGACAGCCCGTCACCTCCCCCAAGCCTGGCGATCCCGTCAGTGCCACCCCCACGGCGAAAGGCAAATACAAGAATAAATGGTAATACGCATATACGCATATAAAGAAAAAGGATTATGGACTTATCCCCAGAGCAGGAACAGCTGTTGCGCGAGGCGGCGGCGGACAATGAGCGCAAGCGGGCTGAGATAGAGGCCGCCAAGGCGAAGCGCGACCGCACGGCACGGATGGCCGACGTGATCCGTCAGTACCGCCGCAGTGGTGGCTTCAAGGGCGACGCGAAGGTGCGATGGCGGCTCTGCGACGACCCCGCGACGGCGGTGGAGAAGGCTGCCGACCTGCTGATGCGCGGACTGGCCTATACCATCGGTCCTACGGCGCAGTGGTTGCCGGAGTACGATGCGGTGGCCGACTGGCTCAGCGACAACCAGGGCAAGGGACTGATGTGTATCGGCGACTGCGGACGTGGCAAGACCGTCATCACCCGCGATATCCTCTCGGTGCTGTTCGCCAAGACCATCCGCGTGCGCTTCCAGGACGGTACGACGGGGCACCCCGTCTATAACTACTTCCTCGCCAAGGAGCTGAAGAGCCGCTGGGCGGAGGTGGAGCGCTGCAAGATTATCTGCGTCGATGACGTAGGCACCGAGGCCATCGCGAAGGTCTATGGCGAGACCCATAACTACTTCTCGGAGCTCGTCGATCTCTGCAACGACCGCGACAAACTGCTGATATGCTCCACCAACCTCTCGCAAGAGCAGCTCTTCGGCGGCGTGGTCGATGAGCCAGACGACCCAGCCCGACCCGACGGACCGACGCACCGCGTGGTCTATCCCCAGCGATACGACCAGCGCATCCTCTCGCGGCTGACGGGAAACACCGTGCGCGTGTGGTTCGAGGGCGAAGATTTGAGAATGAAACGATAATTCACATCAATAACATTTTAACATTCAACGATTATGGACTACAAAATTTCAAAGGAACTGAGGAACCAGATTCTGCGATGCTGGCAGAACGGCTGGCAGGTGTCAAATATCATGGCGATTTGCCGCTGCAACAAGCAGGCCGTGCGAGATGCGTTGCGCTCGAAGGGCATCACCCTGAAGGACGGTGACGATGGGCTGCGACAGAGTATCAACGACCTGGAGGACTGACGCGCTATGGTACACTACGGTAAGAATCCCGAGGGCGAGCTGCTGATAAGGGTGTCGCCCGACGATGTTGGTGAGGTTTATGAGACATTGCAGTCTGCCGGGCTGCTGCAGCGTCGCACGTTCGACGGGCTGAAGCGCTACGTGGCGGAGCAGTTCGCCGACGAGATGGAGGCATATCGACGCCGCATGACGGCACAGATACCGCTGGTCGGCAAGGAGGTGCATCATGGGTAAGGCGAGTAACTTGTGCCGTGGCGAGCACTGTCCCAACCGCGCACAGTGCGTCCACTACCTGTGGTATATCACCTGCTTCGAGGCAGAACCATCGATAGCCCACTGCACCGACGGCAAGCTGTTTGAGCGTGACCCGGATAATGTGCATCCGCAACATCGCCGTTAAGCGAGGGCAGAACCAAACTCGTTTGAGATTTGCCGAGCGTAGGCGATGTCAACGAAGTTAGCATCAACATTAAGCGAATAAGAATTAAACGAATTATGAGCAAGACACAAGACCAAGTGATTGACGACCTCAATCAGGAGAAGGAGAAGATGTCCAATCAGGAGGCCATCGACCGCTGGGCAGAGTACATCATCCCAGCCGTGTTCAAGGCCGAGGACGCGCTGAGGAAGGCGAAGCCCGAATGGGATGCACGACTGCGTGCGCTGGGACAGCCCGGCGGCGAAGACCCGCACAAGGTGGCAGAGGAATACTGCCGTGAGATAGCAACCATCATCGTCCGCCTCGGCAGCGACTATGATCCTAACGACTACTCCGACCACCAGCCGGAGGATGACCTTTAAAACGATAAGACGATTATGATTACACTTATCTTGGACTGGCGCGAGGTGCTGTGGTGGATGCAGGGCGGTATGGCGGGGAGTCATCTGCGCTGGAGCGTGTATGAGGATATGGTGAATAAGGTTTGGTCGCAGTGCTCGGAGCAGGAGCGAAGGAACCTGTGGCTCATCATGCGGCGCGACCTGGGCAGCTGGTGGCGACCCAACGGGTGGAGCGGCTTCGACCTTGCCAATGCGCACGGCGATGGCGAGTGGAAACCGCTGAAAACTTACGTCATCGACCGCGAGGATCCCGACGGCAAACCCGTGGCGTACATCATGGACGAGACACCGTGGAGGTACTTCCGTCAGGTGCTGGCCCGCTTCGACCCAGAGAACCAGTATGCCGTGACGATGGCAGTGCATAATCAGAAGGAACTCGATGGTATTTTGAGAGACCGCCACATGGGGCATCTGATTGACTGGCCGAAGTTGTCGCACGTGAGAGGCGTAGATTGGGAGAGCGCCACCGTCACTGTCCGCGCCTACAAGTGGCAGGATGAGTACCGCATCGACTGGAGCCGCCGCTGCGACGAGCTGCGCATCACGAAGGCGGAGCGGCTGACTATCCCAGACGACGGCACGATGTGAGCCGCCGCGCCGACAGCCGCGAAGTCACCATCGAGCCGAACAAGGGGTAAATATAAAGGAACAACCCAAATATTCACTTTTTAAACAAAACATCAAAATGGAAAAAGCAATTAAGTTTTCAATCGAGAACAAGCATTTCGTCAAGGCGCTGAAGACCGCGACGAAAGTGATTAACCGCAAGAACGCACTGCCGATACTGAGCAGCGTGAAACTGACGATGCAGGACGGGCGCCTGACGATGACCAGCGGCAACTCGGAGGCGTTCATCACCCAGCCGCTCGCCGACTTCGCCCTGCTCGACGGACCGAAGGAGTGGGCCGTGTGCTGCGACCCCGCCACGCTCATCAGCGCACTGGGCGAGATCGGCGACCACCGGCTCATCATCGATATCTCGTTGCTGAACGTCATGCTGGTGCAGTACACGCTCTCGGAGCAGACCGCCGGTAAGTTCTCGCTGCCCGTCGATGAAGCCGTGGAATATCCCACGCCGCAGGAGGTGAAGGCCGTGGGCGACGAGCAGCCGACGGAGTTCCGTCTGCCTGCAGACTGGCTGTTGCGCGAGGTACAGAACGCCCGTCAGTCGGTGGCCAGCGACGAGTTGCGTCCCGTGATGAACAGCGTATGTCTCGATGCCGACCAGGGTGGACTATGCCTTGTGGCAAGCGACGGCCACACGCTCTACACGACCCGCTACGAGTGGGGTTTGGGTAATCCCGACGGGCCGTTCATCCGCAGCGGTCAACCCCGTCAGGTGCTCATGGACAAGCAGATGCTCTCTGCCCTGCAGGACTGTTTCGGCCAGACCGAGCAGGTGATTATCCGCAGCAACGGCCATCGCGTCGAGGTGACTGCCGACGGCGGTGCCTGTATCAGCTGTGCGTGCTGCGAGGCCCGCTATCCCAACTGGCGCAGCGTCATCCCGCAGAACATGCCCTATGCCGTGACTGTCGAGATGCGTGCCCTGCTGTCGGCCCTGCGCCGCGTCAATCCGTTCAGCAGCGACTCGTCGAACCTCGTCAAGCTCTCCTTCGAGGGCAACGTGCTCACCGTCACTGCCGAGGACATCGACTACAACCGCGCCGCCTCGGAGAACGTCACACTGCAGGACACCAACCTGCCCGCCCAGTTCGCCATCGGTCTGAAGAACTCGTCGCTGATGGCCATGCTCCAGGTGGCCGCCAAGACCGAGAACGTCATCATCTCGCTGGCCGACGCCGCCCATGCCATCCTCATCCGTCCAGAGGACTGCAAGGACAGCACAACGGCGCTCTGTATGCCGATGCTTTTAAATCAATAAAGGACTATTTACTATAAAATGTGAAAAAGATGCGCGAAAGTTTGGTCAATATGGAAAATAGTCGTACCTTTGCCGACGCTACAAAGACAGTGGTAAGCCACTCCGTAAGAGCGAACGGTAATCGCTCACGACATCAGGTAGTGAGCCTTTTTTATAGGCCAAGCGTTTCGCGTACCCTTGTGGTATGTCCCCAAACGGCTGCCGTCCAGAAAGATTCATGTGCTCTTCGGGGTACTGCTGTCTTTGTAGCAACTGGACGTGCAGCCGTTCCTTTGTTAAATCGGCTGGTAAAAAAGGCTACTATGCAGCAAGAAGATATTTGGAAAGACAAGACATATCACACGGGGTCTGTCACCCTGTGTGGCACGACCACGAATTATTTATCAATTAAACATTCCACGTGTCGGGCTGCGGTGTGGGAGTACGTGGAGCCCAGGGATTCTTTTCAGCCCTGCCAGCGTCGCAGCCCATTTTTTTAAGTTAAGAGTTAAGAGTTAAGAATGAAACGCGATAAGATTTACATTTCCGGTCCCGTGAGCAGCCGACCGCTGGGCGTGGCTATCAACCACTTCATGCTGGCGGAAGCCAAGTTGCAGGCGCAGGGCTACCGCACTTGTAATCCGTTGAATATGCGCCTTTGCGTATGGCTGGCTCAGCACGGTCACTACCGCCTCTGCCTGCTGCTGCAACTGTTGTGGATGTGGTGGACGTGCAGCTGTATCTATCTGCTGACCGACTGGCACACAAGCGACGGTGCCAGACTGGAGCGATCCTTCGCCCGCTGCCTCGGTCTGACTGCCCTCTATGAGCAGACTAAGCGCAAGCCGTCGCCCGTCAGCATGACCGCCGAAGCCTTTGCCGAACTGGGCAAGGCCGTCGCTGCCTGCGGAGTGAATGATAAGACTATCAAACCGAAAAGTAAGAAACATAAAAAGAAATAAGGCGATATGACACATCTGAAAATGACGGGCGATTTCTATGACGACGTGAAGAAGGTCAACGAGGCCATCGGTTATCTGAAAGGCATGATTGACTTTCTCGAAAAGGAGTGCATGGAACGCGACAAAGGGAAACCGGCAACAGAACTGTTCGTCCGCATCAACGACCTGAAGCGGGCGACGGAGAAGATGGTTGCCGAGAGTGAGCGGCTTGTGCGTGCTGCCGACATCGAGCACTACGGGCCGCTGAGCAAGTACGCAAGACCATATTTAGCATATTAGGAACGATGAAGACATCAAACTATTTAGACCCCGAGCGGCTGACGAAATTGCAGCAGCGTATATGGGAGATTGCCACTGCGCACGGATGGCACGAGCAGCCGATACCGACGGCGCAGTATTGCGGACTGGTAATGACCGAAATGGCAGAGGCGATAGAAGCCGACCGCAACGGCAAGCGTGCCAACACCGAGGCGATGGCAGAACTGATGCGGGTGCAGTCCGAGGGCGAGGAAGGACTGTCGGACCACTGGTACGACATGTGGTACGGCGAGTATTACAAGATGTACGTCAAAGGCAGTATCGAGGAGGAGTTTGCCGACGTGGTGATCCGCGTGCTCGATATGGCGCAGGAGGTACACGGCGACAAGATGCGCTGGCTGGGCTACTATCCTTGGGGGCAAGTGTACCACGAGGACAAGAGTTTCATCGAGAATGCCTGGTACTTCATTCGCGAGGTGCTGAACTGGGGCACGATGAACATCAGCGACTCTGTGTCGTTCATGTTTGACTGGGCGCAAGACCTCGGCATCGACCTCTGGCAGCACATCGAGTGGAAGATGAAGTACAACGAACTCCGTCCGTATAAGCACGGCGGAAAGAAATATTGAACAATAGTAACCAACAAAATTGAAACATTTATGATTATGAGAAGAAACAGTAGTAGTTTGCCATCGGCGATTCTGCTGATGCTGGTCGGGGCTTTCGTGCCCGTAGTATGTTGGATTATGAGCATTCAGTTTGACCAGAACTGCGGCGGCTATCTGAAGCAGGCTGCCGATGCCAACACGGTAGAGCTGGCCAAGCAGCGCATTGACATTGCCGTGAAGTACATGGAGGACAATCACCTGACCGATGGCTACACGTCGGTACTGTGGCGCACGGAGAGCGACAATGTGGGTTATTGGTATAACAATGTCAAGGCTTGCCAGAAGGAGCTGGCCGAGTGTCAGGACGGTTCTCAGTTGGAGAAGTCGAACATGCTGATGAAAGTGCGCGAGTCGCTGACCGACGACGGCGAGAAAGGTACGGAGCTGACATTGCCAAATGGTATCAGCCGCTATCCCAACAACGCTCTCTTCGGGGTATTGTTCTGGATTAGTGCTCTGATTTTCTGCTGTGGTTTCCGGAAGATTGCAACGTGGTAAGAGTATTATTTCTAAAAGTAAAAAGGACTAAGGCGATATGAAGAAAATCATGTTTAGCGAGCGGTTCGGACTGGAGCAGGCCGTGCTCGCAGGGACGAAGACCATGACGCGGCGCATCATCAATGGCAATTTTGAGAACGTAAAAGTGTATTATGCGAGTGGCGGTTGGCGGCACTTCGTCGCTGGCACCGATAAAGGAGGTTCAGTCGAATTGAAACCGCAATACGAGATAGATGAAATGGTGGCTATTGCACAGCCATATAAGAACGATGACGTGCTGACTTACAATGCTTACAACGAGGACGGCACGGCCAGAGAGGACGGGCTTCAGCGGCATAAGGAAATGCTGGACTCGAAGGGTTATCGCAACAAGATGTTCGTCAAGGCTGAATACATGCCCCACCGCATACGCATCACCGGCATCAAGGTGGAACGGTTGCAGGACATCAGCAACGAGGATTGTCTGCGTGAGGGCGTTTACAAGCACAACGCGGCGCCCGACGCTTTGGGCATGGATAGATACAAGTTTATTGCCTACGCATACAACGCAACGCCAGGGGAAAATATCAAGCGCTGGTGGTTTCAAACTCCCCGTGAAGCATTCGCCGCACTCATCGACCGCATCAGCGGACGTGGCACATGGCAGCGCAATCCGTGGGTGTATGCCTATACATTTGAATTGATAAAGTAACAACCCAATTAAAACATTTACGATTATGAGATCAAGAACAGCACAATGGTTTGAGTGCAAAGTGAAGTACGAGAAGGTGATGGAGGACGGGCTGCAGAAGCAGGTCGTGGAGCAGTATGTTGTCGATGCCCTGTCGTTCGCCGAGGCAGAACAGCGTATCACCGAGGAGATGTCACAGTACATCAGCGGCGAGTTTGAGGTGGCCGAAGTGAAGAAGGCGGCCTACAAGGAGGTGTTCTTCATGCAGGACGGCGAGAAGATCCTGTCGCACGAGACGGAGAAGCTGAGCCGTGCCATGAACAAGGGCAGGGAGGCCGCTATGGAGCAGTACGACAAGCCGATGGACTGGAACCCGAACAATGCCGACACCCGCTGGTACAAGGCGAAGCTCCAGTTTATCACCATCGACGAAAAGACGGAGAAGGAGAAGCGTACCAACGTGACCTATCTGGTGCAGGCTTGTTCGCTGCACAATGCGCTCGACAACATCGACACGGTGATGAAGGGCACGATGATTGACTACGTGCAGGCCAACGTCGGCGAGACGCAGTTGGTGGACGTGTTTGAGCATACTGCCGATGACAAGGCGGCTGAACTGATAGCTCTCATGGCGGAGGACGTGAAGGACGCATCGCTGAAGGTGGAGGACATCGTTGACCGCTACGTGAAGTCTTCCACACCCGAATTGCGCCAGCAGCTCATTGACAAGCTGACCGAGATACGCAAGAAGAAGTTCGGGATAGAGTAACGAACACGGATTATGAAAGTATTTGCGATTGAACTGAACGGATGCGACGGAATATACGATGTTGTTTACGTCGCTGCTAACGACCGAGAAGGCGCGGTCGATGTATTAAAAGCATCACGCCAGAACCTGACTTGGTACGACGTAGTATGGCTTGAAGGTGCAAGCTATGAGACCGACAAGCCGTGTGAAATCCAATCAAGGCTCTGTACTGAGGATGGCGAGATAATATAATCCGTTAAATCCGCTAAATCCGTGGTCAAGAAAAAATAATTAGTAATTAACAAGCAACAGAGATATGACACGACAAGAATTAGAACGATTACGCCAGCCGTGGCCGCCGGTAATGGAGATGGCCATGAGAGCTGGAGGGTGCGACCTGGAGCCGACGTATATTGAGGATGAGCATGGCTGCTACTCCACGGGATTCTTCTGCTGGAAGGGGAAACATATCGCCATAACCATCGACGCAGGGCTGTGGCACCTGTCTGTCTCATGTAACCACACGCTTGGCTACTACGAACTGAAGGAGATACGTTACACGTTCCTGCCAAACGCTATGTTCGTGGCGCAGGTGTTTCCACCCCGCGAGGACTTCGTGAACGTGCATGAGAACTGTTTCCACTTGTGGCAGCTGGCACCAGGCGGCTACGCGGAATATCAAAAGGAGGACTGAATAAATTAAAAACAAAAGGCGATATGTTGATAAAACTTACAAGTAAATGTTCGATGATGTGTCCGCATTGCATGGAGGACGCAAGGGAAACGGGGCTGATGATGACGCTTGACACGTTCAAGCAGGCCGTGAAATTCGGCACGTATATAGGCAACAGTCATTTCGTGCTGTCTGGCGGCGAGCCGACGGAGAACGAGCATATCACTGAGATGTGCGAATGGACGCAGTTGGCTACCGGCTGCAGTTTCTCCATCGTGTCAAACGGAATGTGGCTGAAGGACGAGCGTAAACGTCAGCGCATCGAGTGGATAAGCCGGCTGAGTTGTTATCTCGGTATGCAGGTATATACCAACAAGCAATGGTACAAGGAATACGACTATGTGGTGAGCCATAAGCACGAATACGAGAAGTACGACAAAGTGATTGTCGATATAGACTCTCACATCTTCATGCAGGATCTCGGACGTGCCAGGACAAACCCAGAGGCGCAAAAGGAGGTAGATCAGAACCCGTACTTCATGTCGTGCCTAAACACAACGCTTGCTGCTATTCAGAAAGCAGATCCGCAGGAGTTTGGCATCACGATGATGCTGCACCGCCAGTTCTGCAAGCCGTCGGTAGATTGCGAGGGCAACGTCCACATGTCAGAGAGCCGCCTGTGCCCGTCGGTCGGCAATGTCAATACCGACAACTTTGCCGACATCTGGCAGCGTATGCGTGCTTTTCGCCCGTGCGGTCATTGCAGGCAGTATCGGAAATTCATGGAAAGCCAGCGCCCCGACATTGCAGCAGCGAGAGCCGTGATGGGGTTGTAGATAAAAGGTAAATAACTTAAAAAGAATGTGATTATGACTATCAATTACGACAACATTCATCAGGCCATCGCGGCACTTAACCAGTGTGCGAAGGAGAACGAGAACCGTCAGACGGACACGGGAGCCGTCAGAGTGAGCGATCTATGCACAGACGTGGCACACTTTCTGTGCAAGGTGCATCAGGATCACAAGCAGTGGCAGGAAACGAAGGACGGCAAGATGCACGTCTATTTGTTCCACGACAATGATGACAAAGGGCAGATTGCCGACCTGTGGACGACAAGCGTGCCTGACATCGGCGAGCAGATAATACTCTGGGATAAAGGCGAACACCACCACTACGAGGTGACGCGGCGCATCTACGGTGCCAATGTTGAAGAGAAAGTGGGCGTGTGGAATCTCTACGTGAAGCCAAAGCGAAAAGGATTTATCGACTAAGTAATAACAACCGCCGCAAGGCATAGTATTAACAATCAAAATTCAAACGACAATGCAAAACTTTGATGAATTGGCTGAGGGGTATCTCGGCCTGGTAGAGAAACAGAAAGAGAGTGAGGGCAAGGCCGTGGACAGCTTTACCCGTGGTGACATGGAGACGTGCTACGTCAGCGGGGCACAGTCGATGGAGCAGTTGCAGGAGGGCTGCGAGGGCACCTTCGGACAGGCCATCGGCTCGCTGAAGCACGGATTCCTGGTGCGTCGCAAGGGCTGGAACGGCTGGGGCGTGTTCCTCTTCATGCGTCCTTTCGACTCGCTGAAGGACGAGTTTATCATCGACACGGTGAAGTCGCTGCCCTACAACTTCAAGGAGTGGGTCAAGGCGCACCCCAACGCCGAGGGCGAGCGGTTCTTCACCCAGTACATCTGCATGAAGGCCGCCGACGGCTCGATAGTGAACGGCTGGAACGCCACGCAGGTGGACATGCTCTCCGAGGACTGGGTGCTGGTGGACACCAACGAGTAAGCCCGCACACCGCCACCGACCACGCAGGGCGACCGCCCCTGCGTGGGATTGGGAAACGACCACTAATTTCACGAATTACACGGATAAAATACAGAGAACTATGAACAAAGAGATATTAGCAAGAGCGAAGGAGCTCGAAAAAGACATCAGGCAGATGGAGTCGGCTCTGTCTTACCACAAGCGAGGACGGTGGAGTCATTGGGACATCAACGACTATGCAAGCTCGTTCCACTTTGAGTTTTGCAAGAACTGGAGTCACAGGGATGCAGATATGCAAGACCTGCCGACATGGCTCAACAAGCCGTTGATGGAAGTGGTGGAGCGTGAGTTGGAACGATGCAAGCATGAACTCGAAACACTTACTGACGATTCGGCTAAAATTATAACCGACGTTCCGGAGGCGGGGCAAGGCGAATGGCAGCCAACTGAAGTTTACAAAAATGGCGACAGAGTGAATTGTAATGGTGTCCATTACGAATGCCAGGGAGAATTTAAGCCTACAGACATATCGGGAAAGGTATCGTGGAAAGACTGTGCCGTCAGGACAATAGACCGACTGATAAGTTGGATGCTATACTCCATGACGTTCTGCTTCCTTTTTGTTGTGGCAGGATTAGAACTGTCGGCACGGGAGATTATCGCCTACTCGCTGATGCTCGGACTGGTGGTTGGCTCCATCAACAATATCGAGCGGGTAATGATGGAATTGTTCAAAAAGGAGGACTGACTATGGGCTATTGCAAGAAGAAAGGCATCGAACCGACGGTATGTTACTGTCTGGCTTGTGAGTATTGTCTGCCACCAGCCGAACGCATCGGTGGGCGAATGTGTGATCACGAAATAATGGATAAGCAGGAGGACTGAGCGATGACCAATGGAAAGAGACCGAGCAAGGCTGAAACGCATCGAGAGAAAGGCTGAAAGCTTTCAAAGGGGGTGCGTCAAAGCTTTCAATGGGGGTGTGCGAAAGCTTTGAACGGTTTTTAACACATCATTAACAATCGGAAATAATTAAAAGGAATACGAATTAAACAAACGGAATTATGGCAATTATCAATGTAACGCAGAAGAACTTTACGAAATTGATGGCAGAGAAATTAGACGACATGGGTGGAATGGGCCTTCTGGCTGCTTCGTTCATGGGTGGTAGGGACAAGATGAAAGAGACGATAACCAGTGTGCCAGACGAGAACCTGCTCTGGGTGAACACCGACCACGTGGTAGCGGCATCGGCCCCGATCGAGGCGGCCGAAACGGGCGAGGTGGTATTCCGCATCTACTTCGACCACCCCGACAGAAACCACAACCCGATATGGATCAAGGGCGATGACTACAAGCGGTTCATTCTTGCATGGGCTGGGGAGATAAAGACTATCAACGAGGGCGAGTATGAGGTGCCGAGCGGCTACAGAGCCATCAGCAGCGATGATGGAAGCAAGGTGACTGTCGAAAAGATTGAAGCGAAGGAGGACTGACCTATGCGAGAAATCTTATTCAGAGCAAAGACCGTCAAGAACGTCCACTGGATATGGGGCGACCTGTTCCGTGCCGGCACCGAGCCGAGCGACGGAGAGTTTGCCATCAGCTATTATGACGATGAAGACGGATGGATGAACGAGAACGTGCAGCCTGCTACCATCGGGCAGTTTACAGGACTGCTCGACAAGCACGGCAAGCGCATCTTCGAGGGCGACATCGTGGAGTGTGTCAGCTGGAACGAATACTTCAGCAAGGACGGCAAGCCGATGGAACCATTTAGACGGAAGATGTTTGTCGATTATCGCAAGGGAGGCTTCAAGATGGTGGAGCCGATGCCCGAGCCGATGAAGGACAACGAGTGGGACATCATCTGCAATGGCGACATTGAGATCATCGGCAACATCCACGACAATCCCGAACTAATCCACGACAAAAAGTTATAGACTATGGGCGAAGAACCAATGAACATCGGCAAACTGTACGTCGGACTGAAAAGCGACATCGAGCGGGGCGTTGAACTGCAGCCGCTGAACACCGACACGCTGAAACTGCGCGACTACCTGAACACGGAGCCGCTGGATATAGCACGGCTCGGTGACGCTACCATTGAGATAAGCGATGAAAATCCGCTCTTCGGTGGCGAGACGTGGAAGCCGCTCACGATAGATATGAGCTTCGAGGGTCATGCCACAACGCTGCTGCCCGTCCGTCGCAAGGATCGTCTGCCCCGCAAGTTGAAGAAGGCGTCGAAGCGGGTGGCCTTTCAGATAAGCTGCGAGGGAGAGCCGTACAAGGAGCAGGATGGCAACGTGCTCAACGTGACAAGTATGAGGGTGTCGGACGTGATAGTCACAGGCCGTCGCACCAAGTGGGTCAACCGCTTCATCGACGGCACGCTGCTTTTCGGCATCGACCTAGGCAGTCCCGTCCGCATGGTTATTGAGCAATAATCCGCCTAATCCGTGTAATCCGTGGTCAAAAAACAAAACCTCAAAAAACAAGGAAATATGAACAAATTCAAAAAGGGCGATATGCTGGTAGTCCTTCAATCCAGCGACAGAAACAACGTCGGCAGGGTCGGCGCAGTGATTGACATAACCGACGGCGACTACTACACACTCGACGTGATGCCTAACTATGCTTTCAAGGAGAACTGCTTGAAGAGGGCTCGGGGCGTGGACCTGATACGTGAGGAACGCCGACGGCAGATTGAGGTGGAAGGCTACGACACGATGCACGACCGCCACCATACACCGCAAGTGCTCTGCCGTGCCGCCGTGGGCTATGCGCTGCACGATGACCCGTCGAAGCTCGTGGCCGAGGACGCCGCAAACCTGTGGCCATGGGCGCAGGACTTCTGGAAACCGAAAGACCAACTGCGTAACCTCGTCCGTGCCGGCGCACTGATTGCGGCAGCGATAGACAGACTGCAATATGAGCGAGAGTAAGAAGATGTGCTGCGAGTGCATCAACTTGGAGATGGGGACAGCTCCGTTCCTGAAAACCGTTCATGCGCATCAACCACCCCCTTTGATGCGCATCACGCACCCCTCTTGATGCGCATCAGTCCAAAATCCCATTGGCTCTGTGCACAGACCCCACCGGCCTTTTAGCACAGACCCCTAATTGACCAGCCCCGCTGACGGATTGCCGTTGGCGGGGCTTTTTCGTGGCATCGGCTTAGTCCCAAAATGGGAAACCGACTTTAGTAATTTAGCACCAAGAAAACGAAACAATATGGAGACATTCGATGAGATGAAGGAGATATGCCGACGGGCGTGCCACGAGCGGAATGCCTGCAAGGAGGGCTTCGAGGCGATGCTGCTGGCTGAGAACACGGCTGAGCTGATGCACGTGTGGCGACGCTGGTGGGAGGACGTCTGGGAGAGCAAGTATGCCGACATCATGACCGAGCGCATCGCCACGGCGCGTGGCAGGCTCAGAAGGGAGATGCGTCAGAGCGACGTGTTCGTGAACGAGTCGAGTGAGCGCGGACTGGTGATCGTATGTCGGCCAGACCGTCCGATCCGTGTGGGCGGCAGGGCGAAGTGCTACGTGTTCGGCACCGCTGCCGATGTGACGGCCACCGACCATGCGCAGGTGTATTGCCGCGAGAGTGGGGTCAGGCTGACGCTGCGGGGTTACGCCACGGGGCGGGTGAAGGCCGGCGACTGCCGCTGCTACGACCGCACGCTGCTGCAGGGCACGCCCGACAGCGTGGAGCTGCACGACCAGGCGAAGTTTGAGCCGAGTGAATAGTGAAAAGTGAATAGTGAATAGTGAAAAATTTGCTACCGCAACAGAAATAAGCAAGATATGAGAAGCCATTTGGAACTGAAGATTGACGGGCAGTGGCAGGCGCTGAAGCCCGACCAGAAACTGAGCATCGAGGAACCGTCGCCGCTGTGGAACGACACGCCGATGTTCTCGCAGCCGTTCACGCTGCCCTTCCGCTCGAACAGGGCGCTGCTGGGCAATGCCGACGACCCGAACAGCGACCTGCGGGCAACGGACTTCGACCGCAAGCAGGCACTGATATATGCCGAGGGCATCCCCTTCCGCTCGGCGGTGACGCAGGTGCAGGAGGGAGAGGTGATGGCCGACGAGCTGGCTATCAACCTCGACGCATCGACGCGCTCGTTCGACGACCTGATAGGCGACCTGAAGTGCCAGGACATCCCGATGAAAGACCGCATACAGGTGGGAGAGAAGATCGGCAACGTGCATGTGGAGGTGAAGTACGACTACAGGATTACCGTCACCTATGAGGGCAAAAAGGGCGACGAGGAATACTCCTACGACAAGGACGAGGCGAAGGCCGACTTCGAGCCTAACGTGACGGGATTCAGCTATCCGGGCCTGTGCCAGGTGACGGGCACGAAGCAGGTGGCGGTGATGAAGACCGAGAAGGTATATCCCAAGGGCGAGAAGGTAAAGGTGCCCAAGGAGAAGTACGGCTACCAGAACTCGACCTTTATCAACGTGACCGATGCCTACGGCGAGAACAGCGACCACTGGGGCGAGGGCGGTGCGAAATACTGCAATGCCCGCGTAGCCTACTTGCATAAAGGACTGAACGAGGACGGCACATCGTCTGACGACGTGATCAGTCTGAAGGAATACAACCAGCAGGTGGGCGACCAGTACGAGAGCGTCTATCCCTACTGGGTGCTCGATGCCGACCGCCCCGCCAGCGGACTCTGCTTCTACGTGCTCTACTTCCTCGACTGCCTGTTCGCCTACCTCGACGTGGAGTTCGACAAGACGGCTTTGCTGGCCGTAGAGGACCTGAAGCACCTCTGCTTCTTCACCACCCACGTGCGCTATGACACCGAGGAGGTGGCGGGCTATCCGACGCTCACCACGATAGACGATGTGAACAAATGGCTGGAGAGCCGTGGCTGCGACGGCAGGCTGAAGATGGACGATCCCGAGCCGAAGTCGATACAGGAGTTCAAATATGACGTGAACCACAGCGGTCACTTACAGACGGTGAAAGTCGGACAGAACGAGGTGGCCAGCATCAAGACCGAGGTGACGTCGATGCGCATCAAGGCGTTCAGTGCGAAGATCCTGGCGATGATAGCCAACTCAGACAACTTCCCCGACGAGAGTGTGAAGACCATCCTCGACTCGCTGGAGGCATCGTTCGGCATCCGCTTCGACTACGACTACGAGCGCCACAAGGTGACGGCCTATCTGCTGCGAGACGTGCTGCGGAGCCAGGAAGAACCCGTCACGTTCAACGGCAAGGTGCGCCGCATGGAGAAGGTGGCCGAGAAGATTACGGGCTTCCGCATGAAGTATTCCGCCGAGAGTACGCCCAAGGAGCAGGAGCAGTATATCCGCCGTCAGAAGCGCGACTACGACACCGACTTCGACTACCGCGAATACCCCGAGGGCCGCGTCGTCATCGACAAGACCTACGAGGACATAGCTACCACCACGGGTGCCAATAATACGAATGTATATGTCGATCTGACCACGGGCGACGCCTTCAGGTTCAAGGTGAACAAGGAGACGGGCAACGACCCGCGCCTGTTCGAGGTCGGTCAGTTCAAGGGCGTAGAGGTGGGCGACTGTTCGGTGGAAGCCGAGGAGGACGATACCATCCGCGAGTACGTCTCGGACTTCCAGCCGATGTCGTTCAACGACGTGAACGCCTACAACCGCATCTCGGCCAACTCGAAGAAGCAGGTGGATGTGGAGAAAGGCGGCAAGGTATATACCTTCTCAAACTTCAAGAGCGGCGACCAGCCGATGCTCGTGGCCTATATCGACGAGGACATGGAGCATGAGTTCGTGGAGCATAAGATCAACAACCCGCTGTCGGCGATACTGACCGACATCTACTGCAGCGAGGTGATGAGTGGCATCGAGAGCTACGACCCGAGCGACACCGACGAGGGCGAGTCGCCCCTGCAGACCTACGACTGGGGCCTGGCGGTGGCGATGATGCGCGGCGGCGGCACCGATATGGAGATACAGCGCTACGACCCCGGCTACGACGGCTGCGGCAACGACAAGTGGCGCACCGTGGCAGGCGAGTATGCGCTGACCACCGACACGATGGACGCGATGGGCAACGTGTTCGATTATAACGGAACCCACGAGGGCATCGGCGATGGCGAGCGGTTCTCGCTGAAGATCACGGGCTACCGCCCCTTCCGCTACAAGTATGTCGGCGGTCAGCTCAGAATCAGCACCAACCCGAAGGAGTGGGGCGACCCGTCGTGGCTCGTGCCCTGCGACAGCGACGTGGAAGACCCGCAGCACCGCATTCAGGAGAAGATACGCTCGCGCGGACTCTATGACTCGTTCATGAGCGAGCTCGCCCATTTCCTCTTGAACCGCAAGCCCTACAAGGTGTATGTCGATTGCACCGTGGCCGAGCTGATGGACATCCCGAACCACTGGAAGCGTCGCTGGCGCTTCGGCGACAAGGTGGGCTACATCAACAAGGTGAACTACGATCTCTCGGTGGAGGAAGCCCTCACCGAGGCCGTCATCGAGTTCTACGCATTGTAACACACAAAAACATCAAGATATCATGGCATCGAACTTACAACTTATCAGCGGTTCGCCGCTTATCGGTTCGCCGATAGTCTATCAGGTGAAGGCAGGCTCGCCCGTGGGCGACGTCACCTTCCAGCGCGTGAAGCTCTACGTGTCGGCAGGACTGTCCACCGACGGTGTGATGCGCCGCTACCCGCTGTCGCAGCCTGCCCAGAAGGGTGAGACGGTCAGGATCGACATCTCGTCGGCACTGCAGGCCGCCGCCGACAGGTATGAATATTCAGCCGAGCCGCCCACCTATTACCCCTATGTCGAGTTCACGCTTGAAGCCTGCGACGAGTACATGCAGAACGGTCAGAACTCGGGCGACGTGGGTATCGTGACCAACCCCGGGGGCCGTGCGCTGATGGGCAGCTTCTCAGACTTGGAGCGGTTGCGGGCGCAGCAGGCAGGTCGCAATACCACGAAGTTCTCGCGTAAGCCCAACGGACAGGCATCGGTGGAGATAGTGACAGTGGGAGAGACCTACCTGCGGGCAGAGCCGATGAGCATGGGCATCGCCACCATCCAGAACGGCCCGCGCATGAGTCAGTTCGCCATCGCTGGTGAGGGGCTGCACACGCTGTCGGTAGGCAGCGAGAGCATCAAGGTGTATGCCGTGCCCGATTCGCCCGACCGCTACTGGCTGCGGTTCGTCAACGGCCTGGGCGTGGTCGAGTCCGTCAGCGTCGCATCGCTCGTCAGCGAGGAAGTCAATTATAAAGTGTCGGAATACGTCGTGGCGCGTCAGGAGCTGTTCAATCAGGTGAGCCGTGGTGCGGTCATCAAGCAGAACGACCAGGAGCGGCTGAAACTCTCCAGCGGTCCGATAGACCGCCTGTGGCAGCAGTGGTATCTCCATGAGCTGCTGCCGACCCCAGCGGCATGGATATGGATCGACGGGCTGTGGATTCCCTGCCACATCGTGCCCGAGGAGACCGTGAGCGGCATCAGCCGTGCCGACGGCAAGCTGCTGGAGGTGCAGTTCACCGTGCGTCTCGACATCAGCGGCTCGCCCTATGCGGCACTCGCCATCTGAGGTTAGTCCCAAAACGAAGCGGCGAAACGCTAACTTTGCCGAAAAACAGAAAAGACAATGACGGAAGCCAAGCCACAGAACTACTGGATCAGTCCGACCGCACTGAAGATTACGCTCAATGCGCTGTCGGATGCCGACTATATGCAGGCCAGTGCTGCCAGCGGGGCGATGATTATGTGCTATATGCGCGGCATCGACGGACTGGAGTACGACCACGGCCACAACTACAAGCGCTGGCCGCTGAAGATATCGCCGACCTACTTCACCACGACCACGAGGAAGTATGTGTATATCCGCATACCGAAGCCCGCCGCCGACTTGGCCGATGTGGACGCCGACACGGCACTGGTGGTCTATCCCTCTGAGCGCGTCGATATCTACGGCATGACCGAGGACGGACGGCAGCTGCTCGACGCATCCTTTTATTATATATACACGCAAGGTATCATCTCCGCGTCGGAGCCCACCGCCGAGGGACTGCGCCGCCGATGGGAACAGGACATCGTGACCGGCACGCTGGCCAGCGACGAGGCCACCGAGGGGGGCGGCACGGGCGAGTGGTGGCGCTACGACCCCATCACCGACATGGTGACGTTCCTGAAGACCATCGCCTCGGCTACCTTCGAGTATCTGAAGGCCGCACAGGCCGAGATACACCACCTGAATGTGACGGGTATCTTCGATGCCGTAAAGGGCTATATCGACGACCTCAGAAGCCACAACTACCAGTCGGGACTGCTCGACGGCAGTGGTTTCCGTCTGACCAACGACAACGGCGAGGGCGCCTCGGAGCTGGAGGTGGACTTGCTGAAGGTGAGGAAGAAGGCCACGTTCATGGAGCTTGAGATCCGCGAGGAGACGTTCGTCGGCGGCAACCAGCACTACTCGCCTGCCGGTTCGACCATCTACCGCGTGGAGTATATGGATGAGAACGATCAAGCCATCGGCTATACCGTGATGAAGGTGCCCTTCCTGCTGAAGCGGTTCGCCTTCCTTGGCAGGATGTTTAACTATGCCGCCCGCAAGCGCATCCGTCGCCAGCTGTCATCCGAAGAGTGGCGGCAGGTACACCATTTCCGCTGCTACCTGCTCGCCGACGATGGCACCACAGCCACCCGCAACTGGTGGAAGGTGGGCGACCAGCCGCGCTGTCAGACCTTCAACAAGGCGGTATCGGCACAGAACAAGCGCGACAACCTGTATAACTGGAAGCGCGACCATACGGGCGACGACCCTTCGACGCCGATGCCCGACTACACCACCATCGAGGGACCGTTTGAGACCGCATACTACTGGCGCCTGTGCTCGAATGTCGGCAGCGAGAAGCTCGACGATGGGCATGCCTACGACTTCATCGACATGCCATACGAGGGGTGGCCGGGCTACTCGGAGACCGACAAGCGCTCTTTCCGTGATGCAGGCTCCGGCATTCCCGTGGCGGGCGACACCATCGTCTGCATGGGCAACCGCACCGACCCGGAGCGTATGAACATGATTTCGCTCTATACCAGCGGCAACGACAACAACCCGCCTGCCATCAAGGGCTACCGGGGCATTCACACGTTCAAGATTAATCCCGAGAACAAGGTGTTCGAGATCTCGCCAAACGAGTTTCTCGTCCGTTCTCGCATGTTCAAGCTGCTCGATGACTCAGACTATGAGTTCCCCGTGCCTCTCGAACGTGGCGAGTGGCAGCAGGGTGTGCGCTACCACTGGTATGACCGCGTGTCGTGGAAAGGCTCTATCTGGCTCTGTCAAGTACTCGATGACTATCTGTGGGAGGATGCCGCCGGCAACAACTACGAGGGAAGCAGCGTCACGGACATCGAATACGGTGAGGGCGAGTTTGAGTATGCCACTGGCAAGACCGACCACTACTACCGCACAGGCCGCGTGAACGGCACTCAGGTGTATTACATCAGATATTATACCACCTCGGAGCCCGACCGCAACAACGAGCTGTGGCTGCGCGAGGTCAGCAAGGGCACCGAGATCGTGAGCAGCGAGATACACTATGCTGCCTCGCTCGACGGCGTGAACCATCCAGATGACGAGGACACGGGCGGCATCGACCCGTCAACGGTCGTCGTGCCCGACGCGATGAAGTCGCAGACCACGGCGCTGTTGTCATCGTTTGCCCAGGCACTGGCTCCGACGGCGGTGCCAGTCGCGGGTTCGGCCACCCACGAGTACCTGTCGAAGCTCTACTACGAGGCACGGAGCCAGTATTACGACGGCACGTCTCCCTACGGACTGCCGCTGCTGTTCAGAAAAGAACTCTTCCCGTCGCTGACGGACTACTACGGTACGGACAGCAACCCCGACGGTGCCTTCAGCGCACTGGCAGGCGTACTCTTCGCGATGGTGCTCTGTGAGCTCCGTCCCGACCTGCACAATGCCGTATGGAAGGCCGGCTACAACCTCGGCGGCGACAAGACGACGTTCATCTACAAGTATCGGTTTGAGAGCGACCAGAATATCGCCCGCATGGTGGGCTCAGTCCTGTGGGCTGCGATGCGTGGCATCATACAACCAGACACCAAGACCATGCAGCGCGAACTTGGCGGCAGCGACCTCGGAATCACCATCCGTGAGGTCTCTGACCGTCCGTTCGCCGATTACAAGGACACTTATTACATCGACCTGACGCAGTTCATGCCAACGGCACCAGGCCCGTACCTGACAGGCTACACCGACCGCAGCAGCATCGGCGGTGTGCCCTACGACGCCTACGACCTGGCCGACCACAACCTTCAGCAGGACCTCGACATCTACAATCTCGTGGTGAGCGACTACAACCTCGGTGGCTCGCACCATCAGGAGGTCGTGCAGGCGATTGCCGACAAGGAGATGGCGATGGCCCACCTCTTCGGCAGGAACCGCAGCCAGAACGGCTACTCGTTCCACCCTGTCTTCGGCACCGACACCATCGGCAAGGAGATTTCCGACAGCGGTGCGACGGCCTCGTTCGTGTCCGACATCGCCAGCATCGGTCGCGGCCTGCGCCGCCCGCTTCAGCTCGGTGCCTACTACGGTCGTCGCCGCCCGGGACAGTCGGAGACCGACGGCGTGTCGAAGAGCGGCGCGGCGGGCGTGCTGATGGACATGACCATCGACAACATCGACGGCAGTCCGTCTGGTTACGGCCGCGAGGGCGACTACAATACCCATGAGGCCAACAGCGTCCCTGCCAACTCCTATCCGAGCGGTCACTCAAGTGGCATCTGGGCCGTAGCGCTGATGCTCATAGAGGCGATGCCGCAGAAGGCCGCACTCATCATGAAGGCCGCCAACACCTACGCCATGAACCGTCAGATAACGCGCTATCACTGGAACTCCGACACCATTCTCGGACGTGTGGCCGGTGCTACCATCGCCCCGATGATGCGTGCGTCGTCAGACTGGCCCGTGCTCTTCGCCGCCGCCAAGGCCGAACTCGCCCAGGGCAGCGGCAGTGCGTGGAAGACCACCATTGAAGAGACGGGTATCTCGATGGGTAAGTATCTCTGGACGCGCACCACCATCCACTACGACGATCCGAACGACCCCGACCGTGAGCCGACACGCGAGTACAGTGTCGCCCGTTGGGGAATCGACGGCGACGGCATTGCCGAGATCGACTCGCTCTATCTGGCCACGTCGAACGCGGCGCTGGTCATCGACACGCAGGCCGACACCTATCCGAAGCCGGGCGACGCAGGCTGGGAACAGGCTGGAAGCCAAGCCAAGTGGTATGCCACCTTCGGCGATGCGGCTGCTGCCAACGGCGGCGTCGGCGCAATGCAAGGCTGGAACGTATGGGAGAAGACCATCATCAAATACGATGCCTACAACACGGACGGCACCAAGAAGACCGTGCCCGACCTCGTAAACTACCGCTGCTCGCGCATCGGGCAGGACGGACAGATCGGCGAGGAGGAATACTATATGCTGGCCGAGAGCGACGACTTTGCCACCGTGTTCGGCTCGCTGACGCCCGCCTACAGCAGGATAGGCATCCGCTGGTATAATCAGTCGAACCCTGCCGCAGAGCGCTGGCGTCTCAGCGACACCACGCCGAACATTAACACCCAGATGTGGAGTGCCGTCATGCCTACCTATAATAAAGACGTACATGGCAAGAAAGTCTATCTCTGGAACTTCGAGCAGTGTGTCGATGGCACGGGCACGGAGTATGCCACGCGGCCCGTCTGTATCGGCAACCATGCCCGTGGCATCAAGGGAGTCATCGAGCTCTATGCCCTGTCGGCAAGCCAGACACCCGTCAGCGCCGAGCGCCCCATCCCTGCCGACATCAACGCGAAGAACCAGTGGGGCGTCATCCCGACCAGCGGTTTCAGCGACCCGCAGGTGTGGGGCGACGAGAAGTACGACCGTGCCCCGACCGAGGCGCTGCCCTATCAGTGGAACTGGACGCGCACGCTCTACTCGTCGAAGGATGCAGAGGGCAAGGACTACGAGGACCACTACCACGTCAGTGCCGTGCGCGGCACCCGTGGCGAGGACGGTGCAGGCATCGAGTTCATCTACTGCCGTCCGCAGTCGCACAATGCCGACGGCACGCCTATCGCCGTGACCGTGCCAGACCCGAACGTGAAGAAGGACGCTGGCGGCACCGCCCGCACAGCGGAATACATCAAGACCCACGACGACTTCGTGCCATACCAGTGGACCGACAACCCCGTCGGCATCGACTTCCTGCACCAAGTGGAGTACCGTGCCGAGCGCAAGTCGTCGGCAGTCAGTGGCACGGGCGGATTCACCGGTGGTCACGAGTGGGGACTTTTCTCTGCTGCTGCCGTACACTCGAAGTGGGGCAAGAACGGTCAGGACGGCGACGGCGTGGAGTATGTCTATATCCGCACGGCCACGAAGAGCGCCCCGACCATCACCAATTCGAGCGACACCTACGGCGGCAAGACCTACCTCGACGACGACTACCTGCCGCTCAGCAGCGCAGGCCGATGCACCGACGATCCTGTCGGCACCAGCCACGACCTGCCCTATGAGTGGGTCTGCAAGCGCACCAAGGCCGCCCCGAATGCCGAGACGGGTGCCCGTCAGTGGGAGAAATATTCTGGCGCAATGGCGCTGTGGGCGAATTTTTCCGAGAGCATCACGAAGAAGAGCGAGAGCTACCGCTATGCGACGAACAACACCGGCACAAGGCCTGCGGCATCGTCATCCGACTGGAAGACCACGAAGCCGACGCTGCAGAAAGGCTACTGGCTCTACACCGAGACTACCATCACCTGGAGCGACAACTCGACCACCGTGCTTTACACCGACGAGCGCAACCCGAACGACGGTGTGGCCGGTCAGGATATCATCGTTGATGGCTCGACAGAGATGAAGTACTACGTGGGCGACTCGAACACGTCGCACCCTGCCGAGT